TTTATGTTGAGTTTACAGAGCGTAAATCTCATGACGCAGCACACAGGTCAGCGGGTTATCAACCATTGACAAACGAGGAGTGTATCAACCTTCTTGTGAAGCATGCGGGTTACACTGACGAGCAAATAACGCTGCTTACTCTACAAACTGAGGTGCTACAATGAATTACTTAGGCTTGTTCATGAAACATGTACGTAGGTCAGGTACACAGTACCCTGGTGAGATAAAGATGAGTGTAATTGCTAAGTATGTGTGGACTACAAAAGCAGTAACCTTTGTAGTTGAAGAGTTGAAACATGCCCAACTTCAATATGAGTTGTCATGTGGTTAAGAATCCTTGAATTGTGGCTTTGGAAGAAACCAGGTCATGTACTTACTGTACAAGACGAGTATGGCACTATCTTCTTAGAAGTAGATGGATTTTGTCGGGTTCGTTGGGGTCTACTTGGAGCGCCTGATTGTGCTTTACCAGTAACAGAGTACCATGCTGAGAAGCTGGTGAAGGTGTACATTCCAGAGGAAGAACACGAGCTGTTACAACTTAGCGTGGAGTTGCTCAATGCACAGTAAACTTGACATCATAAAAATGGCCATAATCAACAAACTAGATACTGCAATAGCACATCACCTAAATCTTCGTGAAGAACAAGAAAAATACGTCTGCATTCAAGACAAGAATGGAAAGAAGCTATACATTAGCTATGTGACATTAGACGTGAGCATCTTTGTTGCAAAAGAAGAATATTCAAGTACAGGCAAACCAACTAACGAGTTTTTCAATACCTTTCCAGTCTTTAATGTCAACAGAATTTACAAAGATGCAATTCGCAACTGCATTGAGTCTGGTTGGATAAACATAAACAACCGGCACAGACACCGCCACCGCGCCCTCCACCGAGAGCTCAGTTTCGGGCGAGGTCTTGTATTGTCAACAGCGCGGAGTATCCTTTCCCCAAAAGAATACAAACTCTTGTTGTTGCAACTGGAGATGCAGGCATGAAGTCATTCCACTACCAGCACTTACTTGGACGTTATCTGTTCTCTTTAAAGAGTGGATACGGAACCCCAGCGTTTGACAGCGGTCAAAGACTTATTGCTCCTAACTGTGGAATACGTGTTAGCAGCAAAGTATCGCATCCAGACCAACTGTGCAGTGTTGAGATATTTACAGTATCAAAGGCATATCCGAAACCAGAAAAGAAACTGGTGTTTCATACACCCTTGCCAAGTGACTTCAGGTACCTTTATCCTACGGGTAATCCACACAGTTACCAAACGTTAAACGAAAAGAAGTGCTGCCAGTTCTTGCACTGTTTGTTTACTGTGGAGGAAATAGAAATGTTGCAACTCAAACTTGAATTAGTGGACGGTTGAGCAATGCAACAAGACAAAAAACCCCACCAAAAGGCATTGGCAGCATACATTCTGTCCAAGCAGTTCTCCAATACCGATAGAACCCAAGATGTTGAAGTAAACGGAAAGCCATTGTGGGTCGGAGTCGCAACCAACTCAGTGTACATAGCTGGTGAGGGTGGACCACTAGATAATGAAAAGTGCAGGGAATTTCTAGTTCACTGCATCTCAAAAGAAGAACTCGAAATATTGGAGCTACAATATGAACTCGATCAATGACACTGGTGTGTATTACAAAGCACTGTTTAACTACGTTAAGAACTTTGGAACGTACACGGACAGGCGAGGCACGCGCGCTGGAGGAGTGCTCTCCGTAGACATTGGCGATCGGGTTATAACATTGTACGCAAACTCATTAGGTTGCGGAATGGGATACCTACTAACAAATGTCGAATGCAGGGAGCACTTGTTGCTTGTCCTAACGCCAGAGTCGATGGAAATCTTGGACATTCAACACGAGCTTCAGCAATGATCTCAAAATACTATGACTTGTTGGCAAAATACATTCAAGAACATGGCAAGACGCTCAAGTGTACCAGAGATCCTAATTCTGGTGTAATTCCTGAGTTGCCTGAGTTGCCAGAGCATTACTTGGTCATTGAAACAAAAGAGTCATTGCACGACTGTGCGTGTGATAGATACGTGTTGCAAACCACAAAGCTAGATGAGTTTGGACTCAAGTATTGTCCTCCTATCTATGTGGACTACAACAACACAGACTCTTGGACCTACTTTCTGTTCCGAGGTAATGGTTCACACGAAAGAAGAGAAAAGGATGCACGAGCATTATTGCTTCGCTTGTGTCCAGAAGAGCTAGCCATGCTGGAGCTACAGCTTGAGCTTGCTGCATGAATAAAATTCCTATGAACATCAAGCCGTCAAGTTACCCAGCTTACTATGGAAAGGTGTACTACAACCTAGCCGTCAGGTACATAAACAAGCATGCAGATACATACGATGACATTCATGTCGAAGACAAGCATTACTGTATTCTAGGAACAGAAATACTAATCAACCAAGGCAAAGCAACTGGTGCAATCAACGGGTTGCATACAGTAAATGTAAAGAGTTGTGTGAGAAGTTACTTACACAAGAAGAGCTACAACTACTTCAACTGCAAGAAGAATTAACTTAGATCTGTAGCTAATGATCAAGAAGGATCTAATTCTTCTCTTTGATCAAACTTGATACCCACCCAACCAATTAACCCATATCATCACGTCAGTAGAGATCTACAGTATTACAGTTGGCTTGTCAAGCTATAACGTTTGATACCCTGGTACAGGAGATAGGATCCAATGAACGAACCAGATGAAGTGGATAGCATTCCCATCTTCGATGAAGATGACTCTGAATATCTAGACCGCATTTACTTTACTGAGCAAACTACGGAGCTACTGTGAGCAAGAAATACAATTTTGATAACCGCTTAGACCGCCGAGGAAAGCCTACAAGGGCTTCAAACTACGAGACTGCACACCTCAAGGTTCCATGTGCTTGTGGGGCTCCTATCAAGCACAAAGGGCCACAGCTACACACGGTCACAGTGGTGTTTGATCGTCCAGCAATGTCTATCAAGACTGTTCGAGCCCAGTGTGCTGCAACTGCTGGGTTTGACGTAATTGCTGACTTGTCCCCTGACTTGCCAACTTGTGTTCGTTTTGCCAAAGCTTTGCTTACTGCAGCTACTGAGGGAGGAACTAAAGAGTTTCAAATACTAGATGAACACAGTGACGAAAAGCGGATTGACACATATGGGGACCTGAAAGTTACATTTACATTGACTAGTTTGGTGCGTGCCTCAAATCTGGCAAACAATTTGCGAAATAGTTGGGACAGGCTACGAGACCTCCGAATTACAGAGAAAGAAAGTAAGAAGCCTGCAGCTGTTGCATTGAAACCACGTTTGTTGCAAAACTCATTTACTGCTTTTGTAAGTAAATCAATGCCATTCATTGATGACTGTGCAGCAGGCACATGTCCCCACACATACCCAGTGATTAATAACAACCATCTTGAGTTCACAGTTAGCATTGCGTACGATGGCTCACTTCAACTTTGCACAAACGGTGGTACAGTTGCTACACAGCGTGTTGGACAGACTACATGGGTGGCAGACGATGACCGTGTATTGAGCTACTTTGGGTCACGTATTCACCCATGTGCGTATCCTGGCAACGTTAGTTACAAACGAATAAACAAACAAAGTGTAGAAGCAAAAAGTGTTTACTGCTTCTTTTGCAAGCAGTCTTTTGAGAAGATTGACAAACATCTTGAAGGCGCTAAACACTTGACTGCGGTAAAAAACTGGTTCTCACTCTTCTTGAAAGCCCACTCCTCAGCAGGCTTAAAGATGTTGAACAACCAAAAGTACAAACACATCTTCTTTCCTAATTTGGTGAAATAACATGCATTTTTGTCACGAAGAACTATTTCTCATTACCAGTGCAGCAGCGTTTGCAAAGCCAGCTTACTCTTACTTAAAAGGTAAGAGCTATTTGGTTGGACTTAGCTTGCTCGCTCTAGTCAACCTTGGATGTCCACGAAGAGGGGAGATGGACGTTCGCACAGACGCAGAAATGCCTGTCGCTGTTGATGCTGCAATGAGTACAACAGATGTATACGGAGCAGATGCACAAGTTACCCAGGAAGACGCAGATGCATTTGTTGGCACAGATGCTGCATTCACCAATTGCCCAGAGCTGCCATCAACTGCAAGGTATCTATTTGCTTCAACTAACTGTGTAGCCCCTGTAAACACAATCACAGCCATCACAGTCACAGGACGTACTGAGTTGGTTGATGGAATGTGTTACGCGGATATCTGGGTGCAGTCGGATACCTGTGGCGGTTCCTACTCCCTGCCTTGGTCACTTGGAGTGGACAGCTTCATGTTGCGTTGTGGTAGTGAACTTACGCAGTGCAGAATTCGTACCACGGAGGAAACACTAACCATGACATGCATCCAGAACGCAATACAGTGCACCATGTTTTTTGACCACAGCTAAGAATGGAACTTTCATGACCGAATTCGTAATCACAGCGCCAGTCACAGTCACAGATTCAATAGAGGAAGCAAAGGCTTTCGTTGTTGAACAAAACCTTGAGTTACTTAAGACGCAGTATTCCATGCTTGTGGATCCTAATGCTTGCTTCACGAGTGAAGTTTGTGAAGCATTGGCTGAAGCTGGAATCCTAACCAAAGAACCTTCAACGTATGAGAAGCCTCCTACTGAGGTCGGAGGTGAACCCACCGTCATTCACTCATCGATCACTCTAAACGGTGTGAAGGTTAAGCTGTACAACTATTCCTGGTTGCACAAGGAACTTGCTACGCCCTCACAGTTTCTTTCACTGGCCTCTCCAGACTTACTTAAACAAGTAGCCTGGGATCTGCGTACGTTTCCAGCATTTTGTAATGTGGTGTCAAATGGCTAAAACATTAGAAAAAAGAGTTGCCGAGGTTATAGCCCACGAAACTGATTGGACAGCCCAAGTACTAAAGAGCAGAAAGAGTGAGCTTAAAAGAGGAAAGACAACAGAAAAGTTGGTGGAGCAGTTACAAGACAGAATTGAGACAGCTTCCGAGAAATGGTTTGACCAATTCTTTAATGGAGACCAGGAGTTAGTAACAACACAGATAGACAATGCTGTAAAAGCAAACCTGGACAACATGCTGGAGGAAGCTGTAAAATCAGCTACGGTTGGAACTGGTGGCTATGGGGGCGCTCCAAAACTGTTCAAGAGCAAGATTGATCCTATCCTGAACGAAGCAATTACAGAATCATTTAAGGCTCTTGATTTGCCGTCTAAGATCAAAGCAGCCATAGCTGCACAAGAAGAAGCTATGCAGCTACACATAAACAATGTAGTATCAGATTACATACGAAGAGAGCTGCACAATCTTTCTCGTTCATCAGAGGAACTGATCAAGGCGGCTATTGTAGCTCATCAAAGAAATACTTTGGAAACCTTTGAGGCACGCTTGAAGGGTATGCAAGAACTGATGAATGCAGGAAAAGGTTGAACATGAGTAAAGTATACACAGTCTACCAGTATTGCCGAGAGGGCATTGAGCGTGGCACGTTCTCCACGAAAAGTGCTGCATACGATTACGCATTCGAGTACATCAAAGAGACCGTCTTCTTCATCATTAGAAGCAAACTCTTCACAGCAAGCGAAGATGACATGCTTCCATCTCTTGCAGAGAAGATAATGAAGATGGAGCCAAAGGAAGCTGTGCTGGCTTGGAATGCTTGGGCAGAGAAGAATACATACGGTGATGATTACTACCTTGAAGTAGAGGAAGTTACTGTCAACCTTTGACAGTAACATCTTACCTGCTACACCTAACTTGTTCCTAAACGAAAACAAACAAACAACAACCAAACAACAACCAAACAAAAGAGAAAACAAATGGAAAATTCAGAAAATTCAGTTCACGACACGATCATTGCAGCACTTGAAGCAGAGAAGCAGGTTCACGAAGCACAGTTGAACTACGAGAATAAGCTTCAAGCAATCATCGCACAGAACGGTGGAGCAACCTTCGAGCACGAATCTCGTTGGTTCCAGATTCGTACACGTGATGATGGAGAGCGCCGTGTGTCCTACCTGTGCGCGTTGAAGGACAACCCCAAGAACTACCTTCGTGGTCGTCCAAAGGGTTCCGTGAACAAGAAGAAGCCAACGAGCTTGACTGATGTACCTACGTCAGTTACAGAACAGCTTACTGCGCTTGATGCAGCACTTCTAGCTGAGCAAGCAGTCGCCACGCCAGAGGGCACCACAACTGTCATTGATTGAGGATAAATGTACAAGCATACGGTTAGTCACCAGGTTCAAGGCAAGCTAGTTGAAGTTTATAGTGAGACTCTTGAATCACGTGAGCCACAACAGCGGATTGTTGACCTACTAGACAATGTAGCCAGGACTACATTTGAGCGAGCAAATGGAGTTGAAGGTGGTTGCGCTTTCACTGCCATTGCTTACAAGGTTGACGATTCGCTTGAACACTACGTTCATCGAGGTTTCTTCCTAGATCAGTATAACTGAGTTTAAATTTCCTTGCAATGTGAACGCCTAGACGGTATAAAAGCTGTTTAGGCGTTCACTGCATTGGAGATATATGGCTAAAGATCCTGAGAAACAAGAGTTGTTGAAGAAGCTTGGCATTGAAGATACCAAGAAGAACTGGACTAAAGCGGAACTACAAGACCGTGTTCGTAGAATTGAAGAAGAAGCAAAAGCTAAAGAAGCGTTGAAGGCTAAGCTAGAACCAATCATGGGTGAGCTTCCCAAGGAAGCGCCAGCAGAAATGGAAATACCAGATAGCTTAGTTACTGCCGAAGACCCGTTCAATGGTTTGAGTGATCGCCAAAGAACAATTGCTAGACTAAGACTTCGTAACATTTCTCAAGGTGCAATAGCTAAGTTACTTGGTGTAACCCAACCGCTAATCAGCGTAGAGCTTAAAGCCATCCGAGAGTGGCAGATAGCACGTGGTAAGAACGTAGACCAAGCAGCCGTTGTAGGCGCTGCCACAAGCATCTACGACGAAGTAGAGCACCAGGCTTGGCAGCTGTTCTATGACACCGAAGCACCCTCTGAGGACAAGTTTAAAGCGCTTGCATTAGTGATGCAGTCTCGTGAAAAGCAAACAAAGCTTATGATGGACCTTGGCCTACTCAAGAAGGCAAGCCAAGAGATTACACATAAGTTAGAAGTCTCTCCTTTCCTAGAGAAGTGGAAATCTGGAGATGCAAAGAAATCATTTGGCGATACCATTGTGAGTAGCCAGCTTACACCTTTGGCAGAGCCAACATTAGATATTGAAGACGCTGATATAGTCGAAGACACCAAACCGGAATCCGAGGAGGTTCCAGAAGACGACTAAATGTTAGGTTTGTGGCGAAACATGTTGCATGACTACCTTTGTGCTGCTGACGAGGACAAAGAAGATGTGATCGCAATGATGCAGCTTAAACAGGAGCTACGATGACAGAGGACACTTTGTGGTTACGTGCTCTTCGTTTTCGTGGAGAGCAGTTAAGCGTAGTAGCTGGCGTAGTAACCTTTCCTCAAGTAAAAATTGATAGGCTTTCATACTATCTTGACTGTGTATACTGTCGAGGAAGTGCACCCGAGTATGCGCTCGCACCCAAATCAGAGCTTGTTACACGAACACCCAGCAAGCCTACACAGTGGCACATTGTGCCACTTGATAGAGCTAAAGAATTCCTGCTGCAGTTGGACCCTAACTTTGACATTGAAGTCTTCCAACTTCAACAAGAGTTACAGCCATGACAGTGTATTATCATGCACTCAAAAACCTTATATTGACTAAGTACATGAAAGACCCTTTGCTCCTTCTAGGATACGAACTAGACGTGAATGCAACGCATACTTTTCTCATGATCACAAACCATGTCTCCCCAAACTGGAGAAAGGTTATATGAGCACGAAGTAGATCTTTGTAAAGCATTAGTGTTTGCTCATGATCCAAACTTCAATGAAGAGTTATTTCAACTTCAATATGAGTTAACAGATGCACTACACTAGGATACTTACAACCTGGTTAAATAAACAGGTGCCAACTACTTTTCCAGACGTGTTAGATGTTGATGGGAAACCACTGCTGCACCGATTCACACGTGTTTTAGGACCAGACCCTAGGTATGCTTCGGTAAGATTCATTTTTGGAACGTATCCTGGGTACAGAAACAGGTTTTGGTTGAACTACCTGTATGGCGACCCCAACGAAGTGAGACAGTCTGTGAGACTACTAAAGCCGCTTCAGGCATACAGAACACTACCAGACACAGGAGTCTACACAAACAATAAAATAGAAAACCTTAAGTCAACTGCATTGCTTGACCGCTTGTATGATGGCTACTTGTACAGACGTGGGGAAGTGATACTTGACGAACGTGATGCAGTAGAGCTAGTCGACTGTCTTCTTTCGCCTGAGGAAGCAGCATTAATACAACTTCAAATCGAATTAGGAAACAAATGACGGATAATATAATTGACCTTGGTGAGCGTTCGGCAGCGGATAACAAAATTCACAAAGTGCAACTCAAGGCAAGTGCACTCACAACTCACGCAGTCATCGTAGGTTCTACGGGATCTGGTAAGTCTGGTCTAATCATTGGAATGGTTGAAGAGTTCATTCGTTTGGGAATCCCTAGCTTCCTTGTAGACATTAAGGGTGACATCGCAAACATTGCGCTACAGCCACCCGAAATTCGTGAGAAGATGGCACTTAGGTTCCTCACACCAGGCGGGACACACGGAGAAGCAGTCAACATCTTCTCAGGCATTGAGAACACGGATCGCGTCACGTCTACTGTGACTGCAATCTACAAGCTTATGGGAATCAAAGCGGAGCCCACAAGCACACAACACACGTTCATGTCTACGATTATTCAAACGCGTCTTAGCAAGAAGATGCCATGCACAATTGTTGACATCTTTCAAGATGTGTCGGAGCCACCCTTTGAGTACTTAGGTTTGCTTCCGCTTGAGGAAGTGTTTCCAAAGCAGTCTCGTGCAAAGCTTGCAGCGCGTCTCAACAACTTGATTGCAGCACCAAGCTTTCAAGCTTGGCGAGAAGGTATCTCACTTGATATCAACTCTCTTATGCAGTGTGAGACTGGTAAAACCCCCGTTGTTGTGTACTCGGTTGCTCACATCATTGATGACACGGAACGTGTGTTTGCAATCTCCATGTTCTTGGAAGAAATGCAGTCTTGGGTTCGCCAGCAGCCAGGCACGAGTAATCTCAAGTCTTGTTTGCTTTTAGATGAGATGTTTGGTGTGATGCCTCCACATCCGGCCAATCCTCCAACTAAGAAGCCACTGCTTACGATGTTGAAGCAGGCACGTGCTCATGGTCTTGGCATTGTAATCTGTTCGCAGAATCCAATGGACCTAGACTACAAGGGTATGAGCAACGCACAGACTTGGTTAGTTGGTCGTTTGCAGACTTCTAATGACCGTCGCCGCATTGTTGATGGCGTGTGCTCTGCAACTGCTGCAGATTCGCACAAGATTGACACTGCAATTGCAAGCTTGAAGCAACGTCAGTTCTTGCTTGTGCGTCCTACTGGCAATGCAGTGTTCAATACACGTGATTGTACTGCTGAGTTGCGTGGTCCAATGTCACCGATGGAGATCAAGAAGTTGCTCTCTTTTGGGGTTGCGGACGAAGTGCAAACACTGCAAGATTTGAAGGCAAACCTTGAACGTGCTCGTGCTCGTTGGGCAGAAGTCAACACGGATGCTAACTGGGCAGACGTAGAAGCTGCACAAGACGCGGTAGATTCTCACACAACAGGTGTTACACAAGATGAATGAGAACCCATTAACAGATTATGAACGTCTTGCATTGATTGCGGAAGTTTATAAGACAGCATTTGGTGCTAAATGGGATGCAGATGCAATACTAAAACAAGTAGATATCCACGAACGTGACCAGTTGCAAAGAGAACTAAAGGAATAAAATGAAAATCGCTACTCTAGCTTCTCCAGAAGCATTCATGTCACAGCCGGTATATATTGTGTACCTAGACGAAAAAAACAATAAGCGAATGGCCTGTGAACCATTACTTCACGTGTCCGCTTACAAGTGGGAGACCTTTAGGGATGTAAGAGAGCATCTAGCTGATGCTTACATAACCTACTTTTGTGCAAACAACATCGTGCAGGCAAGAACTAAGTTTCAAGAGATAGCAGATTTTTATAAAATAACAAATCTGTATTTTGATGATGGCTCAAGTTGTTTGGAGTCCACATGAGTGCTATCTCCGAACTGTTCAGCCATCCAGATGATTATCCTCTTGGTTTCTTTGATCCAGACGAGGATAGCAAGATCTCCGATGACACTCGGTCAGCCTTTGTGCACGCAGCAGTTGAAGAGTTTGTGTTGTCTCTTGCAAAAGAGAAGAAGATCATTGTAGACACGGATGTGGAGATAAATGATCAACACAAGTTGGTAGCTGCAACTGTTGTTTTTCTTGGTCCTTACCTGGAGCTAGAAGAAAGCATGAAGGCTTGCAAACATCACAGTGGAATTCTTGTAGCTCCAACTCTTCTTTGGAAAAAGAAGAAGGTGTTTGTTTATGTCGCAGTCCTCGGAAATTGACATAGAAGGAGACCTATACCTAATAAGTCCAATACGTGAAATACATGTACATGGCGCACGAGATGCTGGCTGTGTAAATCCAAACGAAGTAACTCATCCTATTTGGAGGAAGATGCTAGGGCATGTTTGGAAAGAAAAAGAAGATAACAATGGAAACAACACATAAAGGTTGCATTTCAGTACGTAGTTACGTGCAGCGTGCAAACATTGAAAATGTAGAGTTCTACAACCCAGTAAAACACCACGAATGGGATCATGGACAGGTTTGTAGACACTGCGATTCCTATAGAACCTTTTTTCCTACTACGTTTCACCCAAGCGACCGTTTGTTAACTACGCAACTAAGCCGAGAGTTAGGTACACAAGCTACTGCTGAAGAATTGATGCATCGCTTAACGTTACTACAACTACAAGAAGAATTGAAATCATGAAACTCAAAGAAAAGATACTTCGTAAGGCTGCTTCGCTTCTAAACAATCGACTTGCACAGCTTAAGCAAGAGGAAGCACCTGTTGCAGCTGCACCAACACCTGTTCCAGACCCAGTTCCTGCACCCACCACACAGTTATCGGAGATGCCAGATCCCGCAACGCTGCCAAAGATCTACGGCCACGACGGCAAAGAGATTCCAGTGTCTATAGAGCCTCTTCCAAACTATGAGACGTTTTTCTTTATGTTCACACGCAAGTATGGAACGAAGGGTAAGCATCCAATGAGCTTGAATGGCGAAATCAGGGAGTTCGATTGTAGGACATTGTATGACATGCTGTACGTCATACGAACCTCTCCAAAGGCCAACGAAACCCACTGGTCAGTGTATGGGGCAGTTCTCAGTGTGATCATGCACGCACATGGCGAAGACGTAACCAAACAGGTGTTAAATTGAAAGTTGCAATCGACATCCAGTACTTAACCAGCACGTCATACATGTTGGGTGCTGTCTTCTTTGAAAATTGGACAAGCAAAGAAGAGCATTTCTATTTACAACAGTATGTTACTGGGCATACGCAGATTCCACCATACGTTCCAGGTAACTTCAAAGAGCGAGAACTTCCACTGCTTTTGACCTTCATCGAGGGTTCACAGCAAAAACGTAAAGACCTTTGGGAAAAGGTAGATACGATCATAATTGATGGCTATGTAGACTTGGGCCGGGACCCAGGCTTGGGTAGGCATTTGTACAACGAACTTAAAGGAAAGTATCTTGTTGTTGGTGTGGCTAAGAAGCCATACAAAGAAGCAAACAACGCCATTAAGGTTTTCCGAGGTAAATCAAAGACGCCGCTGTACGTGACAGCTACTCATGATCCTCTTGGAGCCGCAAGTTGTATGTATGCCCTGGAAGGAAACTACAGGCTTCCAACCTTCTTGAAACTGGCTGACTCAATCGCAAGGAATACACACAAACATGAAAAAGTTTAATTGGAGTTGGATAACTGAGCAGGTGTTGATCTGGTGCACTGTCCTGTCTTTCGTGACAGGTTTCCTAGGTCCAGAGCCATACGGCTCCTGGTGTCGCCAACACTTCTTTAGCGTCGTGATCTGCCTGCTTGCATACTTAGTCGGTAAGTATGAACCGGTCAAGTGAAGTCACACTAGAAGAACTTGAACAGGGAAGTGTAGATGCTTACCACTCAGTGAAAGCGTGGCATCTGGAAGAAATAGAACGAACAGCATTAGCATATGAGTTGGGTGTTGGTACAAAACAAGCTGCTCATATGGCACGCGTACAGTACTCACTATTCATATTGCTTAACTGTAACATCCCAGACTCAAAGGATAGGTAATATGCCTGAGACTAGAGAGTCAGTGCTTGACGATACTAGGAAGTACTTTGAGCATGAGGCTGAGCTTGCTCGCTTAGCTTATGAACTTGGCGTAGGCACATTAGAGTCTGCGGAACATGCACAACGCTGCCTTACAAATTGTGTACACAACCATGAGATCATTAAGTCACTTTGGTCTCAGCAAAATGCAATAGAAAACGAGGAGTAATGGGCCGAAGTTTTACAAATGAAACACGGAGAACCTTTGCTGCAAAAAAGTCTAAGGACCACATAGCAAGGACACATTGGTCAGGAAGTAACGAAGGTATTCGTTTAAGGTCACTAGCTAGTGACCTTGTTTGGTTTGAAGAGCTTAGACAACAAGACGCTCCTGCTGTTGTACCAGTTCCTGCACCAGTACTACAGCAACTACACACAGAGAAAATAACTCGTGCAGACGTTCACGGCCTTACAGCAGATGAACTTCGCTTGATGCATAACCAAACGATTAGGCGGTTAGGTAAGTTGTGCAAGAAGCACAATCCAACGTATGCAACCAACTCAGAACTTCAAAGGTTGGAGGAATGGCGTCTGACAGAAATAAAGCATGTGAACACAAACTGTACAATCTTGACTCAGCTCTTGATTGATATGAAAGAACCTCTAACCAAGCCAAAGGTTGCAAATGTCGTCAAGGAAGATGAAAATCAAAAGCATGTTTAATTCCCTCTTAGAGGGTGCAATGTACTTGTTCTACGTGCCACGAACAGAGTTCAGGAAACCACGAGAGTTTCCAAAGACTGCAGAAGAGGCACTAAAGCAAGACATGGAAGCTATTCGAAAAGACGCTGTAAAAGTGTGGGGAGAGGATTGGGATAAATGGCCAAAGAGTTAACTGAAATTGAGCAACTGCAACATGAGCTTGGTGTTCCAAAGCCAAAGTGGGCGGTAGCTACACTGCTGGATCAAACACACGGTTACTTTGCAGAAGGTGATGAGGGAAACTACGGGGTATGGACAACACAGCATCCGAAAGCGTGTTTATATGACACTAAAGAAGAGGCAGAGGATGCTATGGCTTCTTGCATTAGCGCAGAGAACATACCTGCTGATGAAATTTGGATTGAAGATGTTTTAGATTCTAACGAGTTTAAAGCACGTGAAGACACTTGGTAAGGTGCATATGAAAGAAGACCCGTTTCGACTAAACGCAAAACCGGAACAAAAGATGGAGAGTAAGATGCATGAGTTCTTTGAAGGAGTAAAAAAGAACAGTGAGACAATCACTAAACTTGGAGAAAACCTTGTATTTGCAACCGCAATAATTGGTTTCTTGCTTGTAGCTACGTTTGGAATTCACTCTTGTTCTTCTACTGCAGTGACTAGGGCAGAGATCATTGAGTGCATACGCGTTTGCAATGGACATGAAAACGTACAAACCTACGAAGGCACTAACCGTGTGTGTCGTTGTCGTCACCATTGACACTTGACAGTAACACCGTTCCGTAGTAACACTAATTCCAGTTCGATAACCAACCATTTCTCGGAGACTAAAGATGACTTTGCCAAAGAATGTTCGTGTGTTTCATATCCGCAATATCCAAAACCCAAACCAAGTTCTTACGATTGCGGAGACATACAACCCAGACGACAAGCTTGACGGAAAGGCTTGTGCAACGACCACATACGGTTGGAGCTTGAACAAGCCAACGCATTGGGTTACTTACAAGGGGCCAGACCGAATCATCATGGACAAGATCAAGGGTGATGCTTTCAATCGTGACAAGGGTCGAATGATTGCAATGGGTCGCATGTCTCACAACCGTTCTAACGTCACATTGGAAGTTCGTAATGGAGAGCGTCCAATTGATGCCATCATGGCAAACTTGGTGACTAGCGTGGACACGCAGATTTCACAGATTGCACGTGATTGGCTGTGTGGGGTAAAGCCAAGCAAGGGTGACAAGGATCAGCTTCGTATGTTTGAGGCAACACGTGCTTCCCGTGCACGAGCAAACGCAGCTGTGCTTGGTGGGGTGACACAGTAAGGCGAGTGATAGCGTAAGACCGGCACCATTGGCGTACCCAAGGGGCAGTGCAATATGGTGGTTCGACTCCACCACGGTCTGTTACTTTTAGGAGTTAATATGATCCCAGGAATTATAATCATTTGTTTAGTTGTTGCTTGTTTCATTGCTTTTGGCATTTGGTTCTTTGTACAGGGAATCAAGCCCATTGTACCAGAAGGCACAAAGTATACACTCATGACTTCAACTGGAATCAAGTTCACCTTGGTGACACAGAATCTTTCCATAGTTGAATTGAAGGCACATGTACCATTGGCTGGAAGGCTACCACAGCAGGTGTTCTTGGATACTATGGAAGCTTTGCTAGCTACTTGGGGAAATACATACAATGTAACACCAAAGAAGGTGTTGGATAACATGTATGTTGTTTTCTATACAGATGCGGCTTGGGAGAAACTGTTGACTTCGGTTGGATACACTCCTGCAGACAAAGTAGTTGCCTTCCAAAACAGGGTTCCACAGCGTGTTGGTCAAGGCCCAGTGCAAATCAACATTCAAGCAAGCGCTGGTGAAACAGACTATTTGCTGATTCACGAAGTACTTCATGCATTGTTAAGTACAAGGGCAAACAAAGACCCAGATCGCACGCACAATGACAGTTTGATTTGGGGACAAAACCAAGTTCAAGGTATCGAGCGCTCAGTGCAAATTGCAGCAATGAAGGAATGACATGCGTTATAACCCTTGGAAAAACGATCCGGATTGGAAGACAACACCTCCTCCAATGTGGGTAGATGTAAAAGCTCTAAGTCAAAAGCAACTCAAGGAACATGAGTATAAAGTTCGCTGGGAGTTCGCGGACATGATTGAACGTGCTTGTCTTACGCAGACTGCGACAAGCTGCAAAGCTTGTGATTGGAGGCCAAGTAAAAAGCCAGAGTGGGTATGGGACGCTTTGATTCGAAACAACCGATATGGTAATCCTGCACCTAATGTAACATTGGATGAACTTCGGGAAGAGTACAAGGCCACATATGCAGGTTTGGTAACATATGCTGAGGAGGTGCGAGCACACTTTGCTACACATAAGAATGTGGCAACTTGCAAGTGTGGCAAAGTGCACAAGAATGCAACTGCTGCCAAGAAGCATGAGTCTACAATCATATGTAAAGAGACCTACCGCAACGTGAAAGTGGAAAGCCAAGGATACAAAATGGCTAAGGTTGGTGGTTTGTTTCATGACATGCTTGATTTGATCCGAACACGTCATGTCCACATTCTTGGTTTCGTTGAGTTTGAGGATGAAGAAACCATTGACTTGCTCAAGCAAGAGCGAAACAAGGCAATTAAGTACGTTGTAGAGTTAGCACAAGCTAAGCGGTACTTGACACAATACGTAGTAAACACACCCTCTGTTTCTCCAGGTGACGCTGGTTGGCAAGAAGTGTATTGGTTATCTAACGAGATTTCATACTCCTTGGAGACACTGTCTAAGTACACCGAGAAGCGTACGGACAAGCCAAGAGGAGACTTTGCAAAAGTTAAAGAGTGGCAAGAGCGCCAAACTCAAACAGCGTTAGACTTCTTAATGGCTGATCAAGAAGAAAAAGATACTATTCTTGGTTGCTTGGAACTTCAACTGCATGGAATGCAATGACTACTGTGTATGACCTGCTCGAAAAAGAGAAGGAATTGTGGGCACTGTGCAAGACACACCTTGTAAATCAACGAAGGTCATCTAGGTATTTTTGTCCTTTTTGCAAAGAGATGTTGCTTGAACACAACGACTTCTACTCCTACAACACAAGTAATGCGAAGCGGTACGGACATTACCAATTTAAGATTGATTCCATTAAGAACCACATGAACGCTCACAAATCTGTAGAGTGTTCATGTGGTAAGTTGTTTAAGAGGCAAGAAGAGAAGATTGCACATATGGTCAAACCTGTGTGCAAAGACCGTACCGTAATCAAGCAGGTTCTAGACCAAGGCTATGTAGATAGTAGGCACGTTCAACTGTTAGAAGACTGTTTGCAAGCACTTCACTTTGAAATTTCCGACGATGAAAACACTTGGAATGAAGTACAAGAAGCATACACTGAGGCGAAGAATAACCTGCCTGCACAACTAGGTGCTATCAAGATTCCAACGAGGAATCGCCTATACCAAGGCTGGTACACAAAGCCAGAGACGGCTGCACTGCTGCGTGGTGTGTTTGAGAGTCAAGCAAATATGGCTGCTAGGTCCACTACCGACCCATATGCAGCACAAAAACTGCTGTACGAAGCACATTACATACTAGCTGCATCTAGAGAAGAGAAAGATAGCTTTCTTTGCATGCTAGAGCTTAGAAAAGGTTGATATGCCTACTCCTCCAGATCATCCACTGCAATCACAGATACGTGAGCTAAGTAAGAATCTAGCTACAACAACTAAACATGCACAATTAGTTTGCAGGCGTTGTCCAGTAACTTGGGAAATGCCCCGTGAATTTTATTCGCCGTCTGATTCTCTTGGGGAAACAGCAATAGTAAATCTGTTGGAGTTTGTCACAAAGCTAACCGTACACTTGACTACTGCACACAAACTGCATGTGTGCAGCTGTGGCGGTGCTTTCTCAAATGTGGGTGGTGTGCGAAAATGCAATACAAGTGAAACATGCAAAAATAGTACACAAAAAAAGGAATTTGAAAAGATTGGCTATCGTGCTGTTGCATTCGCACCCACGATGTTAAACGCCACTAAGTATAACGACTTAGTGTCTAGATTTAAGAATACGTTTGAAGTCAAAGAATTGCCTGTACCAACCTTTATGTTTGGGAGGTGGTTTGTACCTAACCACATTGCAGACAGGCTCGATTTCCTGCACTATAAAGCACACAGGAGCACCCAAGACTGGGAACTCAATGCGGAATATACCGGGTACGGGGCTAAAGGAAATCCTAAAAAGGAAGCGTATATCGCGGACTTGGAAGTGTTAATTAACACCATAAACGAAGACTGGAATCTGGTCCTCGCAATGTTTGAACTCAGGGAGAAACAATGACTACTGTACTTGGTTTGTTTGTAGTTGCAACGATGATGTATTTTGGAGCAAAGGCTGCAATATATTTGAAGTCGTTGGTTAAGAAAGAACATGAAATTACTGACCATGTTCTTAACGAATATGACAAAATTGTTAAGAGACGAGATGAGATGATCCACGGTTTGCTTGTGGATCAGTTTGCAGACCTACGTAAAGCGTTGATACTTGTAGACACTCACACCATTCGTGACGCAGCTGACCTTGCTGATGTTGCACGTAAATGCCTACACAACTATGACAAGGTGCGCAATGGAGTTTGAGTATACACATAAACCTTTGTTCAAGGTTAGTTTTAACCACTTTACCTTGATCAAAGAACCTAAAGGCGAGATTGATCCAAATGCACCTACTTGGTGCTTTTTCGATACCAAGCATCCAAGTGTCTACTTTGCTGAAACACTTCCAAAGCTAGTAAAAGAAGTAGTACTTAACTGGCGTAAAGACCACACGATTGTAGGATACTGAGATGAAGAAGAATACAATAAAAGCAATGACAAGTTCTGTGAATGAACACTGGAACACGCCAGAGTCTATTATTGATCCTATGGTGGCTAGGTTTGGACAGGTAACTCTTGACCCTTGTTCAAACTCAACAAGCATTGTCAATGCAAAGCAAATCTATACAGGGCCGGATGCTGGTGGCTTGGACGGCTTAGCGGAGACTTGGCAAGTCAACGGACTAGTGTTTGCTAACACACCTTATGGACGCAAGATTCGACTGTGGACAAAGAAGATAGCTATTGAGGCTGCATTGGCTAGGAAGTCTTACCTTGCGGATCCAGAGATTGTTCCAACTGAGATTATCTTCCTCGGACCAGCACGTACAGACACAAAGTACTTTCAAGAGGACATCTGCCCAACAGCCGACTCTGTGTGCCTTCTAAAAGGTCGTCTAGTCTTCCGTGGTGCTCCAAGCACTGCGTTGTTTCCGAGCTTCCTGGCGTACTGGGGACCGCGTCCTATGGAATTTAAGCTTGCCTTCTTGGGCATGGGTTGGTTTATGTGAGTATGGTGTCTTCATTGCTACAGGATGCTTTGCAGCTGGATCGCGCTATTGAAGACGCCATAGTGCTTGTGTACCCACCCAAACCGTTTAGAGCAAAAGCAGTACTTGCCCTGTTGGTAAGCAGCACGCCATGGCTTCCTCATCCATTCACAATTAGTGAAATTACATCGCCAAACGTATTGACACGTATGCTTAACGCACCTTCTCTTCCAGAGGCTATACATGTGACAGAGGGTCAACGCGAAGCATTGACCGAACTTGGACCTGCTTTTTGTGAAGTGTACACATGCAGCGTGCAAGACGAGATAGCTTTGTTGAAGATTCTTTTCAACAAAGAAATACCTGAGATCCTTCAACTTCAACTAGAGTTACAACAATGAGTATTGTATCCCCTATATTATTTGAAGCTTTGGGAGCAGAGGAAGTGCTCCTAGCATTTCCGTTTAGCCAAGGATCAGCATTAGGAATAATACTTCATTGCTATTTACCTAGAGCAATTCCAACTCATGTTGGAGTTATTAGATCACCAACTGTTTTAGCTGGTGTTCGTACGTACTCGGATAGTATAATAGAGCTAGGCAAGGAACAAGCCGAAGCTGTGTGTTTACTGATGGACACACGAAATAAAGAGTTTCGTGAATGTAGCGTAAGGGATGAAGCTGACTTACTAAAGATCTTGTTTGATCAAAGCCTTCCAGAGCAGATTCAACTTCAACTAGAGTTACAGCAATGACACCAGAAAGAATGCATAGCTGGATTAAACGTAAACTAAGTTTAGAGCATTTGCATAATGCTTGGCCTGCGACGCCCGCTGCCACGTATGGGACTAGGAACACACAAGTCACAGTAATCACTCCATATTCAACATCGTTTGTCATAGACGTTTTGGACAAGCATTATCGAGGTAATTTTCGTGAAATAACCACGGAGCAAGCGGATGCTTTACGCAGCATTACGAAAGAACATATGTCTTCATTTGAAGCGTCAACCAAAGAAATGATGAAGATCGTTGAGATCATTACAGGCAAACCGATCCCAAAGAAGCTTCAACTTCAAATAGAGCTAGGACATTAAAATGACGAAAACAACAGATATCACAGTCCCTGCAGCCTTTGCTAAGATGGCATACGATTACGCTTGGGAAGCGTATGTTACCTCTTGCCTAACGCAAGGTGTAGAGGTAACAAGTAAAGAAAGCGAATACATGAAGTGGGATGACAAGGACCAAAAATTTGTAAAGCAGTTTACGAAGTAACTTGTTTTGATGGTTGAATAGCGGCTTAGGAAACTAGGCCGCTTTTCTTTTGGAGACATATGGAAGAGAAATTAACACAGCTGCAGTTGCTCATGGAAGTTTGTGAAGATGCTGAAAAGCTAAGTGCTATCAAGTTCATTGAAGAGCAAGAAGACCTAATCGAGAAGTCAGCGCTTGTAGCCTTGCACGTCGATGAGTGTTCGACTTCAAGTTACAACTGCGCTATATGCTCTAAGTACAGGTGCCACTATTGCGGGAAACAAGAGTTGGATCGTAGTGAAGATGAGCCTTGCGAAGAATGTCAAGCCGACTTTCGCCAACAGGAAATGAACGATTACTATGGCCACACGTACTAACATGAAACAAATTCCTCCACGCAGATACACAGGCACTCGTAGAGTTGTAGAGGCCCGAGTTGCAGCTATGGAGGAACTGGCACTGCGTGGAAACTCTCAACACACTACGATACAGCACAGGGCTATGAATGAAGCACTTTTTATAGCAACGGGCTACAAACGCCTCACTGAAGAAGTGAAAAACAAGTGCACTGAGTTAGGTATCCTTACGCCACAAACTAAGCGTACAACGTATCAAGCAGTGAAAGACAAGAAGGAAGCTAAGTCACATGTACGGTATCGTACAGGGGGACGTGTGGGAAGACAAAACAAGCCAAAAGAAAACTGCTTACTGTGTAGTAAACTTCACAAATCTCGACAGTGCCCGCTTACTAAAGACTGGGTAGACCTGTCCGACCCAGACACAAGTTATTCCGTGTTTGAACCCAGTGCTTGCACCTACTGGAAACGTGAGGACTTCTTAAATAGCGTCTTCAGTGCAATTCTTTCTAATAGCTTTCGTGGTGGTAAAACTAGGGAAGAAGCAACAGGTTTGGAACAAGAGTGGAAGTTTGCGTGTGATACCTTTGCTGTCTTTGGAGACATTGGTGTGTTTGCGTTTGCTAAGAATGCAACACGTTTGGTGTATGTCTCGACTAGGTGTATGCAGTTTGCTGTTGCATGCAAAGATTACCAAGTGTTTCGGTGTATTGCACGCTCTGATCACGAGTTATCGTTGAAGCTGCAGTGCTTCAAAGAACACTACATTCTTGGTGAAGACAATCTTCTTGGCCTTTTTGAATTGGGTAGAATGTGAAAAACATACATGAGATTGCCGCTGCTAACTTAGCAAAGTTCACTGCGCAAAGATACACGTTCTTAAGCAACAACGTGATACTTAGTCAATCTGTAAAAAACTTGCTAGAACGAGCAAGAAAAGAAGGGTCAAATTACAGAGGGGATGGACCCAACGAGTATTGGTGGGACATTGCAAAAGCGTTGAAGGAACAACAAGGACCATTAACAGGGGAAGATGGTTACGTGTATCGTACGGACATCACGAACTTATGTGTAGTTGGACGTGACGTGGAAGTAAGAGAACACTTTTCAACTGGTGAACTACTTCTAGCTAAACGCAGCATGATTCCTGCTTGGCTTAATCCCTTGCCTGTGTATTTGCGGTTCGGCATTCAAGGACCAAGTGATTACGATCACCTCTTAGAAGCGACAATAGCTGCCTTGCGAGGAGACTTGGATATGATTGAAAACATCTTTGGTTGTTACGAGTTGATGCGAGAAGCTGCTCAATGAACTGGGCTGTCTTCAAAGAAAAGTACGCTTGGCTTATAAAGAGCACTTCAAATTCAGATGCATTTTACGTAACATGCCCTAAAAGGCAGATAACGTTAGTCTATTATGACCAGCTGGGGCGCGTAGCAAAACGTGCTTTTGAGGACATAGAATATGAGCACCTGTGTTTTGAATCCTTCGATGTGCATTATGCAAAAGCGTACTACCTGTACATATATGAGGATGGCTTTGACGAAGACGCAGTGAAGGCTTTTGACGTTTGTCTTGAGCAATTTCAACTTATGAACGAGTTACAATGACTGCAGAAGACTTTTACGATAGATATAAGCATTTGCTTATGTCCAGACTTTTTCCTCGTTGGAGCGTTGGCCCTGATCTGGGAATTAACCACAATAGAATTGTGTGTACTTGGTTCGACAACAATGGGTTTGGGGACGAAAACTTAGTAGCTGGTCAAGCAGAACTTGTTGCAAAGGTGTTCGGTGACCTACCCAAGAACACATCCTGCTTTTACTTAGAAGCAGAGACAGGAGTTACTACTCTGACTATCTTCTTCAACGCTTTTGCAGGCAAGTTACAAGAGGAATTTGACGTAGCTTTGGAAAAGCTACAGTTAATGCACGAGCTAAGCAATGAGTAAACCTTTGATGTCAGCTAAAACCTTTTTAAGGTTGAATTCACATTCAATACTGCCCCCACCAACCCACCACCATTTAGCTTACAAGGTACTTTGGACGTGGGATAATTCCTTGGCCGAGGACTACGCGGATCGTAATTACGAGCTTTACGAAAAACAAAAGATTACCTTTCCCATAATATATATAATTTCCTAACGAAAGAACTACAATGAGAGCATCCGCCGTTTGGAAAAAAGCCGTATGGTTGCAGCCCTATTGTAATGAATACAAAGACGATCTAATATCCTATGGGTTTGGTAGCGGTAGGTTGCGTGTGTTTAACATAATGTATCCTGTGTTTAGAGAAAAGCATTACGTGGAATTCTCAACAAACACTTCAACGGAGTGTGTTGCTGATTGGCAGATGTTCATCACTTTCCACACAGAGTTCATGACAGAGCAGGACTTAGAGTTGCTTGTAGAAACTATGAACATACTCCAACTTAGACGAGAGCTTGAGCCATGACCAAAGAAGAGTTTTACGCAAGGTATGATGTAGGCAACAATATTGTACGTAATTATCCATTTACGGACAAAGACGAAGGTATTGCAGGATGGCATCTATACGCGCATTTACAGCAACAGGAGCATATGGATAAGCTGCGCAGCTTATTGAAAGAGCAAGGAAAGACGGACAGTGCGGATCTCAGTTGGCCATCAGGCTATCAAAACCATTTGTATAGCTGCTTTAGAGTAAGCATAGCGTCTTTCACTGCTGAGCAAGCTGACCGACTAGACGAAGTGATGTTGCAGTGGCAACTGTATAGAGAGCTAATTCAATGAGTAAGCGTCCACGATACTCATGTGTATACTTATCTAGGTACTTCAAAGAGGATGACACTACAGAAGAAGAGTATACGTATGGTCCGCATGCAGTACATGTGTGGGATCCACAAAAGGATTATTGGGTGTGCAGAGACTGCCAATCTACATACCAAGAAAACACTGAGACGTTCGTAGAGGGTGAACGTCTCAAAATGGCACAACTACAATACGAGCTGCGCAGTGAGCAAAGAGATCAAGATTAAAGCTGTCATAATGAGAATTAACTTGCACTTCAGCAAACACAAGTTCTATCCACAAATGTTGTTACTTGGGGAAAAAGGTAAATACAAAGTTACATCTCTGTACATTAGTGCAACAAAGATTCAAATTCGCAGAACCGACTGTGCACCTGTTGCAGTTGGAGAGATTGTAGATTTGCTTAATAGTACAGAGGAGTACATAGACTTTATATTGAACCAAGTCTATCCAGACTTCAATCTTGAAGTGTTTCAACTCCAGCAAGAACTCATAGGAACGTAAAGCTATGTGTGCGACGCAGGCGTTCCAAAGCTATGTTACAAATGCTTTACAAATGCTGCTTGACCACAATCCCAGATTTTGTGGAGACCAGCTGCATAGCCACTGTTTCCGGGGTATTTCATACGGTGAAAGCTTTGCTTACCGTCCGTCCAACGGAACGATGGCCAAGTCTTTTGGGGTGCAAATCCTAATGAGCACATGTAGGCAGGATTGCCATAACGCAAATCCACATACGTAAATATGCTGGCTGGTGACTCTAACTGCACTATGTGCGCTAGTAGTCTTGTATACGCCCCCGTTACTGAATGTCCGAGTTTTGTGCTAAATCTACTCACTTCAAGTTGACGGGTAGCTTTGTTCTTCCAACGAAATGCCAATGCTGCAACACATACACCATCATACATTAGCCCTACAATTTTATCGTGTGCGCGACTTCCCATAAGGTGGTTCTCATCGAAAAATGCAGCACCAACCTCTACGATTTGGCATTTGCGGGCCATTACAGTTCGGCTCAAATGTAGCTTGTGCAGGATCATGCTTTCACAGATTTGCGGACAGTTATCCAACTCATCCGTACGGAAAAACAACGAACGGTATCCCAAGTCTGTGTAAGTTTGCTGTTTAGTCACGTGATACTGATTGTTCGCCTGAACCGCATCGCTGTGCCAGTACAAACCGTCCACCTCAATAATGAGTTTGTGTGACTCAATTACAAAATCAGGACGATAACGCGACCCCAACAACTGTTTGTTACACACAGGATTATACTGTCGGATCCAGGACATAACCAATGTTTCGTAACTTGACTTGTCTGGCTCCAAAGACAACGCGTGTGCTTCTCCCTTGTGTTTGAGTGCAGATTGCAATGTTGAGTAAGCCACACCTTGTGTACGTGCTTGTGTTGACAGTGGTACGCCTTGAATGAGTTTGTTCAAGCCTGAGCGTTCACGTGTTGCCCTAGTCTTTGAAATCACCTCAGGGCGTGACAAAGGGTGTGAGCCGTTCCATCGTGCCAACTTCTTTTCCAAACCAACACCGCCATGTAGTGAACAAGCATGACCATAGCGATCTTGGTTTGTTTGTTTAATCTTTTGTTTGGTGTCCTTTGATTTCAAGTTAGTAGACACACCGTAACGAGCGAGACATGTAGCGCGCTTCTTAGCTTTGACAGAGGGTAGCTGTGATACGTTCGTGCATCCTGCCAGGTCCAGTTTAGGCGGTTTAGTAGCAGACTTTGCCCTACCTTGACCAACACCAATACGCTCTATTGGTGTAGACCGTATGCGCTTTATCAATGAATTCAAAGTGGTACTGAATTCTCTGTTAGTGACCAGGTTCTTAAATACTGAGGGTGCAGTCACGGACCCTCCATACTGTAAGACTAGCACCTGTGAGGTGGTTTTATATAAGTGTTCGTTGGCATCTTCAAGCGTTTTGATTTGTTTACGCATAAGAGATCTCATAGGAAAGTAAAACTGTGTGATCTGCGAAGACGTTCCAAGGCAACGTTGCAGTAGTTCCAAGCATGCGCGAAGTGTGGATCACCTCCCGAATAAATCCACTCATGGCGACCTTCACCAGTCTCTTCATTGGTGATGTTGTAGCGCTTGATCAAACGCATGAACATTGAGAACGCACGGGTCATCGGAGCTTCTGGGTTCAAGTCCTTTGAGTTTTCCTTAAAGCACATTTGAACCAGTTGATCTGGATCTGGACAAATGACTTCTTGGTTCGCCCATTGTGACAAAGCTACGTCTAAGCTTAGAAAGCGTGAAAGTACACAATAATACTTAAACTTAAGCAAAGGTCCAGCCTTCTTAATACCTGCTTTGACCTTTGGTCTATCACTCCACGAGACAACATCCTTGGCTTCCTTAGCATAGAAGGATGCGAATACCTTACCAGGAAACTCTTGTGCAAACTCAATAACCATGTCGTAGTTAGGCATAGCATCAACTACGCACATTTGTACTTTGTACTCTCGCATCAACTCGCGTAATCTCTTGAATGGGGTTACGCGTTTTCCGTTTTCCATGTAGTTAGGGTTCTCAGACTCAATGATTTCAACATGGCGAATACGTTTCTTGTCTCCATGCAAGTCTGCAATGAAGACGTAACAGTAGCCACCACCAACGTCTACACCCATAGCTGTGGTATTTGTTTGGCCAGGAGATGCCCACTGAAGAGAAGTGTCTACGCAAGCTCTTAGCTGTGACAAGCCAACACCACGGTTCTCTTCGTCAATGTAAGGCAACCCAAGCTTAGCATTGAAGAACTCAGCTTTGTTAGTTGTCCTGTGGTAGAAGTCCCACAAAACCTTCAAAGGCATGTACTTAGACGTAAGCTGTGAAACGTGAAACGAAGTGTAATCCGCCCCTGGATTATGTGGAACATATCTTCCATTTTGTGGGTCGTTGATTGTGTACTTACACTTGGGGCAGCGGAGATAGAGCTTGTTCCTGCGCTTGTCGTCCACCACACAGGCGGGGAAAGTACGGGCGAGGTCGACTCCGTCTATACAGTTACAGCGTGCATGCCAGACGTGCTGGGAGCCTAGATCAAAGCGTGCTGCAATGTCCGAGGAAGGCATTCCGCAGTTGTGAGCCACAGCACCATTCTCAAGAACGTAGTTGTGGTACTGGTCTACTGTAATGTCATAAACTTCCGTCGCTTCTACAGGCTCAAGGTTTACGATCCTTGACGCTTTTGTGTTAGATAGTATGTGTGTCCCATTTTTATGCAACATGGCTAAGCTATCCCAACATATGTTGCCTGTAGAGTCACACCAAGCAAACTCATGGTTAGGGGTGCTTACTACTTCCGTACCGTCGTCAAAGGTAGCCTTGACGACCTCTTTCACTCCGTTGTCATGGAATGCCGTGATGTTTCGGTAAGTATAGTTAGCTCCATCAGAGGAGTAATAACAAAGCGCTTGGTAGTCTTGCCAGCAAGACTTAAGTTCTTCGAAAGACATAGATACTGGTGGAGTAGAAACCTGCCAGTGTTTAATGTCTACTTTCTTACGAACGATAATACGAGTATCACCCCTATGGCACGTTGACATCAAAATCTTTTGCTTGTAGATCGAGTGAGAGATACGTTCCATGGCCTGGTCGATGTCTGCAGGTCTACACAAACGTACTTCGTCAAATGCAACAAAGTCCAAAGGCACGGAGTCTTTGGATGCAGTTCCTCCAAGGTGGAATAGATAGAAGGAAGACTTACCGATCTTACGAAGACCTAACTTGTCTTCTTTGTCAATTGAAGTCTCCAAGTCTTTGATAGACCCCAGCAACGGCGTTAGTCTATCCTTTGATAAGTTTTCTACACCTTCTTTAGTTGGGAAGTACAAACCAGCTTTGCGCCCTGGATGAGCATTGAGCCAGTGAATGACCTTCAAAAGCATGTAGATTGTAGCGCCCATCTGCGCTGCTTTTTGCCACACAATCTCAGTGTCATTGCACATGTAGATAGGCAACAGATACCTGTGCATGTCAAAATCTACAGCGTTGCCGTCTACTTCAACTCCAGCGGTCTGTGTCCACAAAGCGAAGCTATCACTGGATAGGTGACGCAAATCATCCATCGAGATATCTTCCGGTTTTATCTTCTTCGGAAGCCTCACGATGGATGGAGCACCTTCAATGGTGTTGGTTTTTAAGTGATTTCTAGGAACGTAGGCAGTCATATGTTAAGAACATAACACATGTTTACCAAGTCATCCAGCCACAAGTGCCCTTTTTTATTGGAATGTTGTCATAATCTTTAGCATCCATTCGAGCTTTCACAGCAGCACGATACTTACGGCGTGTTAGCTTTCTCGCCCACGCCTTCTCTTTACTCATTGGGTGATACACTTTTGCTTTGGTTGTGTTACTCATTTTTGAAACCAGTCCGGAACACTACGCTTGTTCCATTGCGCAAAGCTAGCCTTAGCCCCGTTATAGTAGTTGCGATATGAAGCAACTACGTCGTCCTGTATGTATGCTGTGGGCACACACTTAGGATGTTGGGTAAGACCTTTTATTGTGAAATTAGGTTTATTGGATGTAGCCCACGAAATGATTGCTCTAGATTTGTGTTCTTTGTTGTACTCAAGTTTGTAAGCATCACACAACGCTAAGCCATGCACAACTAACCAGTCAAAGTTCTCTTCACTTTGCCTTGTCCAGATTCCACAAGGATGGTTTTTGTAGCAGGGCTTGTATGGTGTTTGAATTCCTGTTAGAGTGTGAACTGCAGTACAGAGAAGCTGTGCAGTTTCAAGAGGCATTTTTACAACGTGTTTGTTGCAAAGACTCATAGCTGCTTTAACTGGATCGGATTCAACAACAAAGATATTCATTTCGCGTACCTATAGTAGCCTTTGCGAGAATTGTAGTGCATTTCAGCAGTTGTGATCCAACCGAGAGGTTCTCCTATGTAGCGCCACTGCACCCACACCCGATCGATGTCTTCGATGCCCTTGCAGGACCGCAAAGCTCTATCTAGGGATCTGGCCTCTTCAATGGGCACCCCAAAACCTAGAGACTGTCTATGAAGCAGTTGAGCCGCATACTGGCGCAAAGCTCTTGCTACCAAGTCTTCTGGCTTCTCAAACTGAGTTTTAGCTGTTGTCACTTTGCGCTCCTAGGTCTTGGTGTCAGTAGGTATGTGTGTTGCTGCTAGTTCAAAGGCTTCTTTCCATTGATGTGCTTCAAACATAAGGTTGAGATCAACGTTGCCCTCTAAACAAGCAGTAAGTTCAATCAAATCGTTGGCTAAGTTAATCTCCAAAGACAGATAGCGAACGTCACCATTTGAGATGTGTCCTTTTTCATTTAGGATAGACCACTCCCAATCCAAGTTAATTACCGAGTCTTTACCCACGTCCGTACATGCCGGAAAAATGCCTAGAAGCTCGGGGTTAGGAATAGTCACAAATGAAAGCCTGTGTATAACCTTTTCCAACTCTTCTGGTTTGAATGCAGCACCACAGGGTCTTCCACGACTGTCACTGTTCCAACCATTTTCTATGTCTTTGAAAGACCTAATGCGGTCCGCTATAGGCGTTTTACGTGTGTACTTGCTAGTGGCGGTTGCTGTCACTTTGGCTCCAAATATACGCTATCAAATGGTTGATTTCGTTTTGTGAAGTGATGTCCAACGCCCATTGTGGAGCTGTGTCAATCCACTGTTCGGCTGTAACTCGGTTATTGAACGCGTTCCAAGCATGATAGGTTAACGTTCTACGTGCTTGTATTCTCTCTTGAAGGCTATCTTCCACACTCATGATGAAGTGCTCACTGGTACAAACGTTATCGTGCCTTTTAGTATCACGTACTGTGACTTACCTTGCTCATCTTTTACAGGACGTAAACCTTGTACACCTTGTTCAAATACAAGCTGTGCTACTTCACCAGTTTCATCATCTGCCCAAATAGCATAGTCTACTTTCTTACCATCGAGGTAAGCATAGAACTTGCGTCCGACAAGAGTATTAGCATCCAATCGCATGATTACTCCTTAATTTCTATTGGCGAACATTTTTCAAATGAATAAGCACGTGGCCCTACATGCCTTACTTCAAGACCAGCAATACGAACGTACGCATACAATGAGTAGCCTGTCTCTTTGTGGGCGTACTTTTCACATGCCCAATACCTGTCAGGATACTTCCATTCCGAAGGCCAGTGCCATGTTATAGTAAACCTGTTGAAAAACTTTCTCTTCCTCTTGTACATACTCATCTTATTCCTTGAGTTCGAGATTCGCATCTCCAGACACTGATCCAGCTTCTACCACATCCTCCACCTTGTTTCCAGCCTTGAAGAAGGACGTGTGGTGAATTCCGATCTGAAGAAGACCACCCATCACTGTGTTAATGTCCAAGCCCTCGGCAACACACTTGGTTGTGATTGCATCAAAGGACTTCTTCAATGCTGGAGTGACCTGCATATACATGTGATTCTTTCCACCAACAGGGAAGATCATGAATGACTGTGGGACAGTGTTGCCATACTTCTCAAACAAATTACTCACAATCACGCCAACATCGTCGATCATTTTGACTTGCTGTGCCACTTGGTTGGAAGAGTTAGCAATTGCAGTCGCCATGCGAGTTTCCTTAGCCTTCTCTTGCTTATAGAACTCAGCAAAGGATTCTGTGTCTTCAAAACCCATGCGTTCAATGATGACACCCATATCTAGAGACGCTTCTTTAACCAAACGATTGACGCTTTCCGTGAATGCAACTCGGTCAATTTCACCGCGCACAAGGTTTCGTCGCACAAGCTGAATCTCAGCCTCCACTTCATCCCAATCGTCACGAATGATACAAGGCAGCTCTTCATACCCTACTGCCACGCCAGCCTTGAATCTGTGGTTACCAGACACCACGTAGTAACCTTCCGCATCCTTGCGAGGAACTACAAGCAAAGGTTCATCAAATCCACCGCTTGCAATGCTCTCCTTAAGCTCGTTGAATACATGCTTACTCTGTGCATTGCTGTTGTTGGGGTGCTGTGCAAGCAAACCAACTGAGAGCATTTGAGCAAGGTGTACTGTCTTCGGAGTGGAGTCTATTGTAACTTGGGTCTTCTTTGCCATTTGTTCCTCAATCAACTTCTTTAATCAAACGTAGAATGTCTTGTTCAAAACCAACCACACCTTTGTGAGTTGGTAATGCGAGTATTGTATTTTCCAAAGACTCTGCAACTGGATAAGATGGTTGTTCAAGCCAACGTTCCTGTAACGTAGGAAGGTTGTGTACTGGTCGTATAAGTTTGTCGCTCATGATACCGTTTGAATGCAAGTGAACTATTACCCTTGCTACATCTTTTACAGGCAGTGAGCATACTTTGTGTTCGGGATGGGTAGTAGTGTCTTGATATCCTGTAAGCACAGATCTACGTGAGCTGCGAGCTGCTTCCATCGTAGGATCTAGTTTAAGCTCCTCTAAGATCTGCAGGCTCTTAGCTTCCGAAAGACCAGCACCCAATCCAAGCATTCCAGATCTAACAAGTTTCAATGCTCTAACTTCATCTGAAAAGCGATGTACAAGTAGAGCACCTTCTCCAAATGCAGATTGCATATCAAAAATGCTAAAAGAGCAAAGACAGTCTTTATCCGTGAGCCCCTTGTGTGGAATACGATTAGGTAAACCGATCGTAGGAACTTCTTCACACAAGTCTAATAAACGTTGGTCTATGTCTAAGCCAAGTAAGCTGTCCAGCAGCACAACTGTGTCCGCTGGTAGCTGTGACAACGCTTCTTTAAGTAACTCTGGTTGCATCTGAAGTGTTGTGGCGTCTATGTCCAATAGGAATGGAGAAGCGCCAGACCTAAGAACAGCAGCAACTACGTCAGGCGTTGAAGCAATGGAAAGAACTACAGGTAAGTCGGATTCTCTAGAACCTAAGATTTCTAAAGTAGCTTGAATAGCTGCTTGTTGGTTCGAGAATATTACTGCAGTTGGACCAAAGAAAGCTTCTAGGGCAGTGAGATTAGGAGCTTCTAAGCTGGAAGCTACACCATCAATAGAGTCTAAAGGAATCATGATTCGCTCGGCACCACAATGTTCTTACACTTTGGACATTTCCAACCACGTCTTGTAGACCGCAGGGCACCTTCATACCCACAAGGGCAACCTTCATCTTGTTCTAACAAGCTTTTGAAAGTGTTTTCATCATCATACTCGTCCTCATCGTTTCGCGCTGAGTTCCAAGTATTTCCACTACAGTTACCGTCCGGGTCTACAAGCATACGTTTTGACATTTAATCTCGCTTCTCCCACAGATCGCGAGAGTTCTTAAAGATATACTCATTTTTTATTAGTAACGCAAGTACTTTCTTTAAAGAAGCCAAATCTAGAAAACTCAATCGAAGCAGTTCATCGTATGTCCTTGGTGAATCAAGCAGATTCATAACCTTGTTACTGTGCTTGATATCCTTTAACTCTTTCTTTACCACTCTACACTCCTGTGCGTCTCATGTTACTGTTGTATTGTGCTAACTGACCTCCAGTTAGCTTTTTACCTTGCAAGTACAATGCTATCACCATTGGCTTAGGTCCGCCAACAATTGGTGAATCTCCAAGTCTAGAACCAACAAATGTAACTAGTTCCATATTCTTTATGGTCTTACTTGTGCGTGTGATAGTTCTAGCCCTCTCGTCCGCCTCTGTAAATGTGTATGGTCCCTCTCGCTCCGCACCCTGGTGTTGTTGCAACCAGTAGTCTCGTTGCACTACAGCTATTCTTGGAGGAACAACTGGTACACCAACACGCACTACATGTACGATGCCTTGTATGTCACAAAAGCCTAAAGACAATGTAGCTTGTACAGATCCAGTGATCGTGCTGGACCCCGTTGCGTTCGCTTGTAGCTCTCCAAGAACTGAATTAACTTCACCAAAGCGTGGAGCATAGAAAGCTGTACCCGCACTTGACAAAGACACAGCAGCCAACGTCTGATTTACATTGCCGCTTACCAACAGTGTTCCTGTCGTAGCATTGGTAACGCTGTCTAATGCATTTGTACTTGTTGCGCGAACAAGTACTTGTCCTTGGCTTGTCGTTGCTAGTAGATCAAGGGAATTTGATATTTGCCCAGTAATAGGAGCAATAGCTGTTGCAGACCCTGTGAGGGTGTCCAACAACAGTGCAGAGTTGCCTGTGTTACGTACTTCCCCCGTGCTAGTAGCTAACAGTGAACCAAGCGTTTGATTTAGCTGGCCTATGACTTCAGACTGTACTTCACCAACGGAAGATAACGTAACAGCTTCTAGTGTGCTGGCTACGTTGGAATTAATTCTTACTTGCCCAGTGCCACTGCTTACTGCATTTGTAAGTGTGTTTGCACTTACTGCATGAATTGGCGCAACGCCTGTAGTAGCGACAGTTAGTAGGTCTAGGGTGTTGGTGCTAGACCCAGTGGAAACAGTGGTACCTGCGCTGGATACAGTAGCAGCACTCAGGGTAGTTGCAGTGGTACCCACCACCAAGACAGTACCAGTACTTAGTACAGCGAGTGACCCTAAAGTAGTTGTACTAGTTCCTACGACCGTAACAGCGCCAGCACTCGAACTAGTAAGAGTTCCTAGTGTGGCGTTTACTGTTCCTACGACCGCGCTTGCTGTGGTTTCGTCGAAGAATTCGAAAAGAATCCTAGACATGGATTCCTCCGATCATCTGTTTAGTAGCGCAAAGGTTACCCCTGCTGCTGGAATTCCTGTGAATCCGCCACCAACAGTAATGGCTTTGGTTGTGCCATCATATGCAGTTACTCTCTTTACTTGCCCGATTAAGGCACCACTTGTAATACGAACAAGATTGTCTTTCCAGTAGTCATCCACACTTTCGCTCAAATCAGTAACAAAAGTAGAAGCTGTATTACCTGCATCAAATACAACTACAGAAGTCTCTTCTGGTTGTGCTAACCAAACAGCTGCTGCAATAGCTGTAGGATCTCCACCAGCTGCAATCTGTGTAAGAGAAGAAGTTTCTAATCTAGTTTGAACAAGAAAACTTCCCAACGTATTTGTAAATATTGAGTCTCCTGCGTTGTTTGGATACAAGTTTCCAACGAGAGTAAGAGTGTGATCTTCCTCTCTTGGACGGATTACCCAACCGTCTAGAGTATTTAAGAAAAAGTAATCCCCTTGAAACCTACCACCACCTAAAGCTTGCCCACCATTTGCTGTGAAGGCAAATACCCAAGGAGACCCAACACCACTAAGTACCCAGTCTTTCCAACGAGAGTAAATAGTTACAACTGGAATCTCATCTCCATCGGATGCTTCAAGAATTATAAGAGAGTTAGGTCCATCGAAAATCATATTCTCTCCTATGGAGTGTATTGCAAATCAGTTGTTAGTGAAAGTGGAATAGAGATATCTGCATTCGATGAAACATCAAAATAACTCAAACGTTGCAAATAGTTAGCTTCTCTAGCAACAACTATGTTAACAGCATTGTAAGTATCTACTGGAATAGAGAATGAAGCTTTGCCAGTACCTCCAGTAACAGTGGCTTCACCGATCAGGTCAATAGCAATGTCTCCGTCATACACACGTACAATTGTACCATTTGGAAGACCAGTCACTTCTAAATTAAAGAAGTCTAGGGGGTACTTTGTATTTCTAGACGTGGTTGTTGACCCCGTAAAAACATACAATGCTGTAATCGCTGCAACGTTAGTAGCTACTGTAGTAAACCTCCATTTAAGGTTAAATCCATTCAGGAACGATGGAACAACTTCCGTTGGCAACCTGAAGAATGTTAGCGTTCCTGACACAGTGCCAATGTTTGGAAGGCTTACAGTTATGTTAGTTGAAGAGTCTACAGACACAACAGTTGCATACACAGCTACGTTAGTTCCAGAGATGTAGTCACCTACGCTAACTCCAGTAGTATCTGTCATTGTGACAGTAGTGCTTGCACTTGCGCCTCCACCACCTGTTCGTGGATAAGCAAGATTCTTCCAAGAAGAATAACCATTTCCATCTCGCAAATCGATTTGATATTCTATGTGATGGTTGCTTAGTGTACCACCAAGCATAACGGGTAATGCTCTACAGAAATGGGTATATCCAAGTATCTGATACGGTGTTGTGAATACCACTTGGTCGCCAATGGTAGGCATGTAGAGTTGCCCTGCGCTGGTAAATGTAGGAGTCCCTGCAGTGACAGTAACCTGTGCCGCTGTGTTAGCTGTTGGTTCATTCATCTGAATAGCAATGCGACTAGCAACTTCTTCAAAGTCCATAGTTCCAGATGTGCCACCAGCGTTTAAACAAGTGAAAGAAAACGTATCAGGAGTCAATGCAGTTATAGTTTTCACACCACGAACAACTGCAGCTGTATCCGAGCACACGATAACATTGATAAAATCACCAGTACGCAAACCGTGATTGACCGATGTGACCGTTGCTGTAGTACTGCTACGTGTCCATGGAATGAAAAATCTATCTGGAGAAAGCTCTTGGAAATGCCCATCATACCAATGTGTTCCGTATGTAGAAGTCTGTGCTGTAAATGGAGTAAGAGCCTCTACACCACGTGCAGTCATATTGAGTGCTGGCAACAATAGAGTACCCCATTGTGACCCATACACGTTGTCAAATACTATCCTGGTAGAACTGTTATCACTAGACAACAAAAATTGTCTAAGGTTACTTAGGTACACTTGTTGTACACGTATGTCCACAGATGACGCTAACACCAACAAAGCTCCAACTACTGTAGGAGTGTAAGATAACGTTCCGCTAGTGCTTCCTGCGTTTAATGCTGCAAACGTAAATGTGTCTGCAGTTGGCACAGTTGCTATTGTCTTGGAAGCAACTGTTATCGCTGCAATATCTGAGGATATACTTACATATACAGAATCTCCAACCTTCAAACCGTGTGCTACAGAGGTAACAGTCGCAGTAGTACCGCTGCGCGACCACGATACAGCGTTTACAGGGGGTGCACCACAGTCTAATGGACCAGTAGATGAACCAAACTGTCTAATGTCTATGCGAGCGCAACCAGCGGAGATATTAACAAATCCTAGGTATGGGCCAGACATGAATAAACCACCCATACTAAAATTACGCAGTACTATGTCATTGCATACAGACAAGCTAGCCGCATAAACACCTGCAGTAGAGTTGGTGCTTCCAGCGATGCGATCATAATATTGAACGTCTTCAATTACACAGCTTGAACAGTTGGTCATGAAAATACTTCCACAACCGAGTACACACGCATTCCACAAAGAATTTTGCACACGGGTAGCTGACCAGGCACCAGCACCAACGTTTCCACGTTGTAAGAACGAGTGCGTTCTAACTTGTAGGAACTGTAGGTTAGCACAATCACTAACAGAGCAAATAAAGTTAGATGCGCTTGTTAGTGAAGCTCGTGTACATGTCAAGTTTGTGAATGTACCTCCAGCAAGACACAAGTTTAAAAACAAAGGAGTGTTTACTTGTGCTGCTGTTTGGCCAACGAGCACGTCAGTAACTTCAATAGCAGTTGCACACTCTAGGATAGTGATGGTTTCCAATACGCCACTGTACAATACACGCACTGCATATGGTTGTGTGAATTGTGTATGCCAAGCAAGACACATGTTTTCTATATCTATTGTTCCTGCTCCAGTTGTTGTGAAGTCATAACGTGTTGCCAACGTAGCATTAGGTACTGCATTGGTGTTCATCGCTCCTGCAGTAACGTTAATCGTGATTACGTTTGGAGTCCTAATGCGCAAGCCTGCCGCTGGAAGAAAGCCGTTTGTATTGGTTCCATCTGTGCCAAAACGAAGTAACCCTTGAGAAGAAATCCAACACATTTTTCCACGAATTGTGTCGTTTGCAATGGTACCCACGCCAACCAAAGAACCTGCACAAGGGTAGTGTTCAAACTCACCAGTTCCAACAGCAGTTTCTACCCAAACACCTGGATAATATGTATTTGCTTGCGATGCTGGAAGTTGATATGTGGTCGCACTAGACCCAGACGTAGTGTAAAGCTCAAACCAATTACCACGAACAGTAAACTTACCCGTACGTGAAATTGTCATTGTGGCTGCTTCTACACCAACAACCTCAATCCAACCAACAATGTCTGGGCCGGTAGCTGTGCATGCAGGACCTGTAATTGCTCCTGCTGCGAAGTCACCACCAGTTTTGTTCTTTACTTTTACCCAACCAGTGGTGGGCATTGCTGCTCCAGCAGCTGTGGGTGCTGCATTTAGAGCGGACCACACACCCAACAATACAGCAGTTACACCACCTTGTGTAACCGTAGTACCCGTTGCAGGTACGTTTCCAGTTCCCGTATTATACGGGATAACACGAACGTTATTGCCATCAATATATACTTCACCACCAGAAGCGGCTGAGATGGTTACTGGACCCAAGTTTCCAGTAGTAGCTGTTGCATTAGTGCAGTAACGCGTATCTGTGTCTATTGTTAGTCGTGCGTTCAACGACAAGTTATACGTATCATTTCCAGCACGTGTGGAAAAGAACGCTTCATCAAATGTGCGGTTTGAGTTAACAGTAAACGTTGCCATGGATTAGGCGTTTCCGTCCGTAAGTGTGAAAGATGTGATTGTTACTTGTTGACCGGTAGCAAGAGACGTGTTGTCTAGTGTCATGTCACCGCCACCACCAGTAATGGTTACGGTTCCTTGTAGACCGCATACCGTTCCAGCGGAGTCGTAGAGTCTAAAGTGCGCTGCTGTGCCTGTAGCGTCTGCTGACAAGTCTTGCCACACACCTGACAGTGCTTTGCTACCGGCTGAGGCGGCTGCCATCCAATCTGCCGGAAGTGTCAACGTAGCCAATACCGTGCCAGAGTCTGCAGTTGCACAGGTTGCAGGAGGCGGACCTGATCTAATACGCAAAACAGCAGTAGCACCAATAGTACTCTCAATAACATCTAGACGTGCGTTGCGTACAGCAATAGAAAGTTGAATGGCCATATAGTTCCTCAATCGCTTAGTTGAAATGACCTGTCGGTTTGAGGATACGTATGCCGTATTAACCTTGACAGGTTCTGTTGCAACTAATCTAGCAGATTGAGCCCTATATGGCCACGTATATTACTTCGTAGTTTCAAGTGGAGGTAAACCCTCATCTTCCCTAACCATGTTTACCGTCCGCTGGTCAGGTAGCTTTGATTTCAAGACACGTACCTCAGATTCTAGCTTACCAACTCTATCTAATAGCTTGTATACTTTTTGCTCAAGATTGTAAATCTGTTGTTCTTGATGTAGACTCATTGTTTACCTTCAATAATTTGATCCAGTCCACACACAGCAGCAGCAAGTGTAATAGCAGAGTGTGAGACTGTGTTAACGCCCTGAACGCCTGTGGCTGTGAAAGAGCCCCACAGGACACTAAAGTTCACAGTCATTGCATGTTTCCGCATCAAAAGTTCTAGTTCTTCAACACTTAAATTGCTGTTCATTTTGTCCATTCCTTTGGAAAGTTGATCTTAGCTATGGCTTGTTGTGCAGCAGCTACTTCGTAATACAGTTCATCAAGGTTCTTATTCTTCTCTGCAAGAGCTTTAGTCAAAAACCTTACTTGTTCACGAAGTTCATTACGTTCCGCCAACAGAGGAGAAAACCCAACACCATCTGGTTCTGCTTTTGCATCATCACTGCTAACCGTACAAAGAGCACAGCCTATGCGATGCTCATTGCACTTACAACAGCTTGGGTGAACCTGTGGTGCTAACTCAAGTTCTTCCGGAAGATAGTTTCCGCCGTTGTATGGTTGCAGACAGCCGACAACATCCCACTTAACATTCACGCTGTTGGCTTTGGGTTGATATCTAACAGTGCCGTGTTCTCGGTTCCACGGTCCGTTTACTAGACGGACTCTGTCATTAGTCTTAAACATAGATCCTCACAGATGAATGACGGTTGGCAGCCAGTGAGCCTTGCCTGTAGAGTCACCTTGGCAGGCTGCATTCACGACTATGGTGCCAAAGTCAGTAGCGTGCACTCCAAATCCGCCATGAATGTGACCACAAATATGGTACTTAGGGCGAACAACCTTGAGTCGTGCAAGCAGACCTAAGTCGCCAACACATATTCTGTTGTTGGCATCGTACATATCATCCACTTCATCAGCAATGCCAAGCGGTGGACCATGAGAAACAACAATGTCCGTTCGCTCTGGAATCTGCTTCCAATGTTCTTTACACGTGAGCTTTCCACTTCCACTGTCTCGCTTTAACTGAAATGCCCAACCATGTCCAAACTCAGGCGTATAAGGACTGCCCCAAATATACTTGCCCATTATCTCGATACCCGATTGGTTGAGATAATGAATATTGTATGTTTTGCACAGATCTTCAACAACCTCTGAGTTGTTTTGACAAAAGATATCGTGGTTGCCTGCGATGATTACCTTGTGTTTTATTTGTCCGTGGTTAGCAAGCCACTTCACAAAGTCTTCAACTTCTGAGAAACGACCTGCATTTGTGAAGTCTCCTGCATGAATCAAGAGGTCACAAGGAGGTAAAGACAGTTTACGATGCACACTGTGTGTGTCACTAATACATACAATTTTCATTTGAATTCCCTGTCTGCTTTGATTTTGAAAGCAAGTCCTTGCTTTAGGATTTGTTTGGATAACGTGTGTACACGGGTAGCAATACGAAAGCACACTATTGAGAGGTAATAGTGTGCGTATTGTCTCTTTAGTTTGAAGAACTGCTTCATTGCATGTCGAAGTGCCATTCTTTAGCTTGTGCAATCTTGATCCCCAAGTCAATACCGTGTCGCATAATATCTACAACTTGAGGACGCGGAATGCGACTATGTTTATCTACGTAGTCTTCCAAAAGACAACCCAAGTACGCTTCAAACTGTTCCTCTTTAGGTAAAGCCAGAACACGGTAAGTTTGGTCTGTTCGTGTCTGTATAAGCTGTACACGCTCTCTATCGAGAAACAAAACAAGATTCATGCTCATGGAATCCTACCTACCTGCCAAACGTTGGCCAGTCCAAGTGTTAGCAGTGCGTTTTGCAATGAATTGCATAGCTGCAGATTGCACGCGAGCGGCTTCTTGTAATGCCTTGTACAAGGCTTTAATAGCTATTTGTGGAGACACGTACCCACCCGTGGCTTCAATGCCAGCAGCATATGCATTCCACGTCTCTGTGCCATCATCCCACTTTATCATATCCAAATACACGCACGGATCAAGAATGTTAGACTTAGTGGAAATCCACTGTTCTCCAAATTTAGAACTATAAATCTCTCTAAAGTTCATACTCAGAACAGTCTTAATTCGTGGCTTTTTAGCTTTCATTTCTTCAACTCCGTTGCTTCACACTTACACATGAGAAGGATCTTGTGACACTTCTCACATTTTGGAAGTTCTTTAGGTTCTTCTTTTTTAGTCATATACCTGTTTACCAACCTATCCAATAAACCACTTCGCAGTAGTGGAAAGCCAATTGACGCAAGAACAGTCAAAAACAAAGTGACAGTAAGAGCTATAATCACTTAAGTACTCCAAGCCCATCCTTCAATAACCACACTTTTTTGTCACTTGCCAACAATAAATCCAACGCAAAAATGTAATTACCGGTCAAAGGACCAGTACGTATGTTGATTATTGTGGATTGCAGCTGTTGCTCTTCTTCGTGTATCCTGGCTTTGCTGTCAACGGTACCTGCCAGTGCCTGCCAACGAGGCTGAGTCATCCAGTGAAAGCGATTGTGTGTCGAAGACAGCATGCAGTACACAGGTGAATGGTTCTTTGTGAAGACAAGCAATGGAACCTTATCTGGTGGACACTCACGCACAGTCTGTTCCCACCAAGAATGAATCTTAGTCTTGTTTGAAGTTAGGATCTGTTCAAGAGTCCAGCCTTCAACCTTCTTAGATTCTACACAGAATGGGAATGTAGAGTCAGTAGTTACCAAGTCGCCAGCCATAGAAGACGTATCAATGCCTGCAAATCCCTTAGTTGCAAATGCACCAGATCCAGGCGTACGGAAGAACTCGGAACCCCACCAAGCAGAGAACAGTTTTGCTAACCTACGTTCAGCGCTCTGTCCCTTAGTGCGCGAGTTGATCTTCTTTTTCTTTGGTGTCTCAACCAAAACGGAAGCCACTTTTTTACTAGTGGCTTTCTTAACTGGCTTTTTCATAGATCCCACGCAAACGATTGTGATTTTGGCAATTTAGCAGGCTTTGCTGTTGTTACTGGAACTTGGTTCTTAGCTGGACGCAAGAAATATGCAGTGGTTGCATCTATGGTCTTATATCCCTTTTTCATTTTGTCTTTAGTACGCTGACTAATGTATTGTCCAGCCAACCATTTATTATCAAACTCTTTAACCTCAGACTGTCCAAGTAAGTTAACCTTACCCCAACGAAGTATGACCCTTATTTTATAAGAATCCATCGGTAGTGGTAGCTGTAAAGAATCTATTGCAATGCTTCCTACTACGTAGTAACTCCAATACTTGTCAGACCCGTCCTCAGTGCAATGCAGGTGAATCGTGTCATACAAGTAGTTAAACTCTTGAGGCAGCGGTGTAACTAGGTTAGCAGTGTCCAGAGTGTAGATGTCTTTTTGTGCTGAGTTAGTTAACAGATTCATAATCCTCTTTTATTTACTGTGAATACTGCGTCTCTTGGACTCCAGTTGCGCTCCAGTCTCTTGTATATCGTGAATTGCGTGACTTGGCAACGAGGATCTCGTGACCACTCAGAAACAGTTTTAGTTTCTCCATCGATTGTCAAACGTACATTACTTCTAGTATTTACGTTCTGTTCTGCGCGAGAAGCCCAACGCACGTTTCCTGGTTCATAAGACTTGTTAGAGTCGATGCGCTCGATCGTGGCTTCCGCAAATGGACGTTTACCAACCATCAAAAGAAACGCTTCAAAGCTTTCCTTCCAAAGGTCACAAACTACAATTCCACGTCCGCCGTAGTTCTTGTAGTCTTTGTTCTTTGGATTGTGACAGCGCTGAAGCATGTGGCTCCACGTTGTGTACTCTGGAGATGTGTTCCCCATTGGAGAAGCGCCATGAGACTTCTTAGACAAGCCAACAGAGCAACGCTTACACATAAGCGTCTTGCCTTGTTCAAGGTCGTACTTGCGTAAGGTAGTCTCTGTTCGCCCACAAGAACAAGAGCATGTGAGCCTTGCTGGATCAACTGGAAGGCGAACAACTGTCCACATTCCGTATTTTTTGCCTATGTCAGACATACGGTTAATACTCTTATAAGTCGGGATAGTATGGAATTGCTTATGTTGTTGTGATATCCATCAACCTGATCGAGCAATACTTGGTGTTGCATCTCTACTTGTTCATCATGCAACACGTGTGAAGCAAAGAAGTTCTCCAAGTACTGCAACATTTCTTGTGTTTTCATTGTAGGTGGTATCGCGTCAATGCATTGTTCTAAGTCAGTAGCCAGGGATAAGTGCATTGGCACAAACATTTGAAATAACGCTAATGACTTTACTTGTTTGTTATACGGCGAACGGGGTAACCGTAAAGTACTAGGATTGTTTGCTAAGTTCCTAGTCGCAGCGCTGCGTGAAAGACCAACAAACTCAGTATCAAGCTCACAGTATTCCGAGTACTGTGGAGCTATAAAGTGTGAGTAACGAAGTACAAGATGAGTAGGGAACCAACGGGAAAGTACCTTGTATTCCTTGTCAACTACCAATGCAGTGACGTTGAACACATACGAGCGTTCATCTGTAAGCATCGTACAAGCCAAGTCCATGCCAGCTCTCGTACGTGAGAGAAACCGTATGAACTGTGCTCTACCTTCTGTTGGTTCCCAAACTATCATAGCTCAGTGCTTCTTCTTTAAGAGTTTGGTGAGGTCATCCTGTGTAGCAAGTTTGATACCTGGCTTCTTAGCCTTCTTTGGCTTTCCACCAAGAGACTGCATAACCACTTCCGGTGGCTTTTCAAGGACTTCAACAGTGATCGTCTTCTCTTCATCATCGATGATTCGACGAATCTCGTAATTGAGTTCTACAAACTGCTTAAAGCGGTCTGACGCTAGGAGTTGAAGGAACACTTCACCGTGATATTTGAGATTTGCTTCGTTTGTCATTTTCATCCTTTGAATACAGCTTCATTTAGTAAGGTTTTGCGATACTGCTGCCATGGAGCAGCAAAGTTGGATACACCACGAATATTCTCATTCAGACAAACAAATGCTTGATGCTCAAAAGGACTCATATGTCCACAGGCAGCCAACATATCGTGACGAGCCATTTCTTCTTCAAGAGTCTTCGTAGAAGAATGCTTCTCATAAGAGACAGCCGCACAACGAGCAACGCTAAGCTTGATTAATACCTTAGTCGAATACAGCTCACGTTCACGATCTGTGACCAAAGGAATGTGCCACTCCCGCTCATTGAGAACAGTTGGTGTGGACGCTTCAATAGCAGCCTTCATGGCACGTGCTGCAGCTTGAATCTCGGGAGCAGCAGCGGCATGGTCACGCAAAGCAAAGTAGTTATCCCACTCGGTTGCTGAGATGATTTGTGTGACCCATGCAAAAGGCTCTGTAATGCGGTTTGCCAGTTGCTTATGGGCTCCAAGCTTCTCTAGTCTACGAGCATGCCTCAAAGCATCCGCAAGAGCTTCACGCCAAATCTGCTCAGCTTCTATTGAAGAAGCTTCATCTAGATCCTGTGATGCAGACATCCCCTTTTGGTTCTTTCCAAATGCAGAGGGAATGAAAGGCATCTCTTCAATTGCATTACAGCGAGTAGCAACAGGAATAGCACGAGATGACGCAGTATTACGTGAATTATGAACAACTATGTCGTTTGCAAAAAAGTTAGGAAACTCTCCAGCAATGGTTAGGTCATACGTGGGTTCGTTCCCACGAAAAGTTACAGAGGTCACAGCGGCAGTAGCACCATACAAGTAAGTTCCTCCTTGCCAACCTTGGTTTTCATGCGCTGCCTTGTGACAAGGAACACATAGAAGTGTTATGTTGCTGTTTTCGAAAGCTAACTCTGGATGTGTATGTACCGGAAGAATGTGGTGGATATCTGTACCTTCCGACTTTCCACAGGTTCTACACAAGGGAGATTCCACATACATCTTTTCTCTCTCTTTACGTTGCCATACGCTCCTCCAACGTCCATCAAATACACGGAAACGATTCTCATCCACTTTATCTTCTTCTCGTTTCCCAAACTTTTGAACGATTATGGAATCTGCTGTGGTCAGTTCTTTAATCTTCTTCCATCCATCTACTGTTAGTACAAGATGGTCTTCACTTCCTGCGACCTTAAAAGAACCTGCGGTAACTTCATACACTGGCTTTATACCTGACTCAAAAGCATCAGTTACAGTAGACCATTGGACATCTCCAGTTGTCTCGTTGATTTGTCTGATTTTCATATTTTTCAAACGAGGTTGCATATCAAATCTCGTATGAATTGGCTTGCTGTTTCGCCACGCAAAAAAATCACTACCAAGAACAAGCCATTGTCTTTTATCACTTGCTTTGATAGCGGTAAGATCGCCCTTTCGGCAGGCTGTGTGAACATTTGTTTTGGTCATACCACACAGCTTCGCAATCTCACTTCCTGTGTATGTCTTCGTAGGAAGTACATCATCTATACTAATTGTCTTTTTTGGATTTGCAGTGATGTGATTTGCTCCATTCAACCACTTATCTACAAAAGAAGAGATAGTCATCTTGTGTGATCTATACTCTCCTTTACTTTGTTTGCTTGGAAGATCAAACTCTAGTATGGCGTCACCAGCAAGACAAAAAGTCCTATGAGTATTTTGTTCAGCTAGAATGATGCGAGGAATCGTAATTGCCAAAGTAATCAAACGTGTTTGACGTTTATTCTCTGGAGAGAGTACCTTGTAGGTAGGAATTGAGTCGGCAAGGATTTCGCAATGATATGGAGTGGTCATAGTACTTTCAAAAAGATATCAATGTTGTGTTCTAGTTGAGCAAGTGTTCCGTCATTCCTAAGAATGAAATGAAACTCACTTAGAGGAAAATCCTGCGTTTCGGAAGCATGTTGTGGAATACCAATAGATGCCGCCTCTGCATCTGTTGCTTCACGCAGCACCTTCACCAAGGTTCCATGCTTATCTCGGATAGCTGCAAACTCATTTTGAAAACGAACATCTGAGATGACAACGCCTTGTACGTGTTCCGAGTCATGTGTTTCACGTAAGCCGTGCGCTGGATCGTAGCGAAGTGTAGCGCGTCCCTCATCTGCCATCGTTCCATTCCATCGGGTATGCAGCAACTGTTTCGCTGTGTCAAGCACAAGGGAGATCCAAACGTCTTCATCTACAGAGTCGCGTCCCCATTCTGTTCCAAGAGCTTGAAGCATGATGCGTGGTGACAAGTCTGGATAGTTACTCTCAAGGTCGTCAAACCAAGAAAGCAGGGATTGCTTTACTGCCATGATATCCAAATCTGGATACAACTTAAAGATAGGTTCTAACCAGCGGTCAGCTACTGCAACTAAACGAACAGCTGCATTCTTCCAAGCAGGAGAGCCTGCAAAGTATCTTGTATCGTGTGCATTTCTCATTTGTGAGGGTCCCCACAGTTGATTGTATGAGAATAGGAACACTGAGCTTCCTAGACGCTTTAATGGGTCTGCCAAAGCTATGCGTACGTAGGCGTGATGGTCTATCAGGTAGTCAGCAACTGTATCTTTGCCAGATCCTAGATTGCCACTAATTCCAATGATTCGTTCTTTTTTCATTAGCTTGATGTCTTTCGAATAAACTCATCACTGATACGATAATTGACGTTGTCCACAAGTGTAGTGGCAAATACATTCAACTCTGCTAGTTGTGTCTCCAACTCAGCTGCACGTTCTATGCACGCCTTGAAGAACAGGGCTTGTTCATTTAGTGCTCTTGTTCCATGCAGTGTGACCATCAGTGCAATAGCAGTCTTAGTATCTGGCATCTCTAACGCCATACGTGACAAAAGCTTGTCTAACGCTATTTGTAGTGCATTGGTTTTGTGTTTTATATTCTGCTTGATCTTCTCACCAGGGAGAACGCAGTAGTCGCCTTTAGTAGTATCTACTATCTCAGCTTTCATTGTCATCCTTTATGGAAGTTATTCCATCCTTTTTAATTACTGTCAATGTTTGTGTGAACAAATCACTGAAATCTGGGCGGTGAGTAACAACGAACACCGTCTTGTACCTGGACTTTTGGTCGTTCAGCAAGCGGACTATAGCTTCTGTACCGGACCTGTCAATCGACTCGAAAGGCTCATCTAGGAAGCGCCAAGGAAGCTGTTTGGCGGTTCTAAACTGTGCAAGGTCTCCAAGTGCAAGGGACACGATCAAGTCGATTCTAGCGCGTTCCCCAGTGCTGGCACCCTTGTATGAGTTGGACCCATGCTGGTACTCACAGTTTACTGAGAACTTGTCTTTCTCCACACCCGTTTTGAGTGTGCTCTTTGTGGAGAAAGACACTTTGAGTTCTCCACTTGTGAGTATGTTGCTGTAGTACGCTGCTCGGTCGTTTAGAATAGGTGTAACAAAATCCAACATGTAGCTTCGCAGACCAGCAGGACCAAAACCAGTTACCCAAAATTGGTACAGTGAAAGTTGCTTTTGAGTCTCTTCCTCTTGTGTACTTAACGCAGAGAGGCTTTCCTCACAAGAAACTAGCGTCGCTTTGAGTGCATCAAACTTCTCTGTGTAAGAAGAGTTGCTTTTCTTAGCTTCCAGTAAAGCAACTTCTTCCTTAGCTCGATTAAGCTTTAGGTTGCGTAAGTCAGTTTGTATTACCTTGCTCTTCCACTGGTTCTCCGTTTGCAAAGCATATTCATCCTCTGCAATCTTGTTCTTAGATTCGAGAGTTTCACAAAACTTTAGATGCTCTTTAGTTTGCTGCTCAAGCTGAGCGGTCAACTTAAGCAAGTCTTGTTTTAGAGTTTCATCAAACTTGAATAGCCTTGTGTACTCGCTTTGTGCTTGTTGAAGCAAGCAGGCGTGCTTTTCCGCAGGAAGCGATTGTTCACAATGAACACAGTCTGTTTGACTTTTTGTCTTCTCAAGCAAAGAGGCGTGTTGTGTAACAGTGGCGCTAGAAACAGCTAGTTTGTTCTTGGTGCTGTGTATTTTATCTTCAATAGCTTTAGTTTGTTTCTCTTGCTGCTTTGTGTAGTCACTAGTTAGCTTTTGTATAGCTGCTAATGCTGACTTTGCAGCTGCATAATCAACATCTGTGTTGGCATAGATGGCAAGAGACTTCTCATGCTCTGCTATCTCTGCATTTGTTTGTGTAAGAGCAGCTTCACACTGTGTAACTATCTCTTCTTGTCTAGCTTCTCGATCTTGAATAAGTTGCTCAAGGTCAGCCATGTGGCGTTGCGTAGACGCAACCTCTACTTCAAGAGCTTTCTTCTTTGCTTGCAGTCCAGCTATCACAAGTTCTAGGTCTTTTGATTTTTGCTTAGCGAGGTCACCAGCTGCAGCAAGTTGCTTGGTTTGTAAAAGAGACTCTAGAATATCTTTGACCGCCTTATCTGTCATCTTGGCAACTTTAATGCCAGTTCCAGGCATCATTGCACAGAATGTAGTGAAGTCGAAACCTACGATCTGGTTAACTAGCTCTTGCGTTGCTGCCATGCTAGGCGCGGATTGCACTTGCTTTCCATCAATAGCTATAGTCAAATCGTTTGGTTTCTTTGAGGAAGTGTCAAGACGATGCCTTGAAACTGTGTACTTTTTACCCTCTACTTGAAAAGTAAGAGCAACCACACAGTCTTTACCAAAAGCACGGTTAACTACTTCATCACCAGTTAGGTCACGAATAGTCTCACCCCACAAACACCAACAAATAGCTTCGAGAAGGATCGATTTACCACTGCCATTCGAGTCCGCCAAAGGCGCATCCGCATTGATACCCTTAATCAAGACCAAGCCTGGCTGGTTGAGGGCAAGTTCAATGTGTTTGATTGAACAAAAGTTACGTATTGAAATGTGATGTAGGTCCATCAATCCTCGGAAGCATCAGCAAGCAAAGCATTGCCAGTGGTGATAAGAGATTCTTTTGCAGGAGACGCAGCAGTGTACAGATTGCGTGAGTCAACCCAACTGGAGACCATCCTAGCCAATGAAAGGTCTGCGTCCAGCACCATTACGTCTGGTGCCTCTTCCGGGGCTGCAATGACTTCGTAGGTGCTGCTCTTAGCCTTTGAGCGAAGCTTTGTAACCTCATCCAAACTCAAGTTCTTGGGAGCCATGTAGCGCACGAAGTCTATGTCACGTACTTCGGTATCCTCTGACTGTGTGACAATAAAGCGTGGTGCTGCTGTAGACTCAATGTGAGTAAAGTCTACATAGTCTCGGTAAACACGAACATGTAGGAAACCACGCTTTGTATTTGCATCCCCCCAATTGTGTTGGTGCGTGGCGCCTACATACCAACCGTTTTTGAATAGCTGTTGGTGTTCATGGTAATGGCCAAACAAACACAAAGAAAACTTATCCACTGGCAGGTCTGTAGTAGTTACATCTGAGTCAGACACGAGTACGTAATCAGATCCTACCTTTGCACCTTGAATTCCTAGATGCGAAAACAGCATGTGTGGAATTAGTGGTTGCGTAAGATTAGACAGTTCTTGTATTTCTTTGGTAGCCAGCGCACGGTCATCTGTGTATGGCACAAAGGAAAACCTAAGTTGTTCACCCATTTTACTCATTGGTGTGAGTGTGCTGTTTTCTTTGCCTGCCTCAGTTCGATCAAAAATCACAACATTTGGCAAAGACTTAAAAGTGTGCAGTGAGTGTACTTTTCCAGCACGGTCAGCGTAATCATGATTTCCAGGCATCATGTAAACCTTGGAATAATACGACAATGACTCTATTGCATCATACATCAAGTTTGTAGCCAAAGTAGGCACAGAGGACCGTGTATGGAACATGTCTCCACAGAACACTGTGTGTTTGATTTTGTTGGTGCGACAGTAAGCAGTGATTTCATCAATCACAAGCTTAGAGGCAAGCAAACGGTCATTTACGAAAACTCCGTTATGTTCCACTTCATGTGACCCGTAGGGAAACGGATGTGCATGGTGATCGGAAAATACAACGAACTCGTCAATTACAATGTCAGGCATAGTTCTCCAAAGAAAGAAGTCCCTCAAATGTTACTTCAAGGGACTTAGGTAAGAATCAATCTAAATCAAACAAGCTGTTCGCGGTGATAGGTAATCCAACCATTAGGACAGTGCTTGTTCATGTATACATCACTCATGTTCTTAGATTCATCATCTGTAAGCAAACGAACATGTGGAGCATACACTTTGTCTTTGAAAGCAAATACTGTTGGAGTAAGACCTAAGTGTGTGAGATTCAGTTTATCATGCTCTAATGATAGCCGCGAACACACGATGAATGCTTTAAGGGTTTCCTTATCACCTTCCCATGCATTTCGAATAAGTAAATCATGTTGCTCTTTGTCAACAACTAGCAAAGCTATGTGTCGTGTAAACTGTGTTGTACTGTTTGGTTCACTACAGTTAAACTCAACTAAAGTGTTGGACTGTTGTTCAAGACTAGCAAGTGTGTATGTAGCGTCTCCTATTTGAAGGACTACAGGCTTACCAGTGATACGCATCATTTTATTTTCCATTTCTTATTCTCCACGTGTCTTATCTAGTTTGTAAACAGGGCAACCATAGTGGTGCCAATCTAACCGTTCTTGCACACACTCTTGGATCGAGTATGCAGGGTTTGCGAGGCGAAGCAACAAGGAAATGAACGCAGGGTGCAATCCGTCGTACTTCTTTGGGATCACCTTGTGTTCAATCAAGTGCTCACCTAGTGTTGGTGCACGTCTAAGCTCCGCTATCACATTATCCGCAAAGCCTTTCTTCCAGTGTGGTGAACCGCCTTCCTCTTGCTTTCGCGCTTCCTTCTTTTGCTGTGCAACTTTGCAAAATTCAATGTTCTTACATTCATCTGTGGTTTGGTGACCACATCCATTACAGCTATTCTGCATCTTCAGGGATCTCCTCTTCAGTTTCAAACACGATAGGCTCAGTCAAAGGAACTGCTTGACTTCCTGTTGTTGCTTCAGGCAAACGAGCTTGCTTCTTGATCTCCATTTCTAGAGACTCCATAAGGTCTGGATGTTCTTCAAGATAAGCACACAGTTTCTTGTGTCCTTGTGCAATGAGTTCACCTTGATAGGAATACCATGCACCTGCTTTCTCCACAAGATTGTAGTACACAGAGAGCGTGGCAATGTCGTTTGATTTAGATACACCTTTACCGTAGTAGATTTCAAAGTCTACTTCACGGAATGGAGGTGCAATCTTGTTCTTGATAATCTTGACGTGTGTCAAGTTTCCAACAACACGATCACCTTCTTTGATGGCCTCTTTCTTACGGATATCTAGACGCTGAGATGCGTAGAACTTAAGTGCGTTTCCACCTGTTGTAGTCTCAGGAGAACCGAACATAACTCCAATCTTCATACGCAACTGGTTGATGAAGAAGATCAATGTATTTGTCTTGTCCGCAATAGCTGTGAGCTTACGAAGAGCTTGACTCATCAAACGAGCTTGCAAACCCATTTGTGCAGTGCCCATGTCCGCATCCAACTCAGCTTGCGGCACTAGTGCGGCCACAGAGTCGAGCACAACGATGTCAAAGCCACCAGAGCTGATTAGCTCTTCCATGACGGTTAGCGCCTGCTCAGCGGAGTCTGGTTGGCTCAGGACAAGCTTATCCATGTCTACGCCTAGTTGCCTAGCGTACGATGGTGACAAGGCGTGTTCAGCGTCTACAAAGGCTGCTGCACCACCAAGCTTTTGAATCTCTGCAATAGCGTGCAAAGTCAGCGTAGTGTTGTGCGTTACAACACCGTTTGCAATGAATGAGTGTGTTTCACTCATTTCAAAGTCAAAGGTAGGTTCCTCACCAGCAGGAGAGACTCCTACTACAGCTACGTAAACATAGTGTTGTTCCGCTATTTCCCGCAACCTAGCAAGCACTGGCCCTTCCTGCCAGTCAAGACTCAAAATCTCTTTAAGTTTTGCGTAAGTTGGAGAATGCCCGCCTCTAGTATAGTCACCAACTAGACCATCATGCATTCTAGAAGTTTCACTCATGCCATACAAATCAGTGAGCAAAGACGTGAGATTGGGAATCAAGTCAATAGTAGATTTCACACAAGGCTTAACTTGGTATTCGTTTTTTCGAATATCAGATTTAAAACCTATGTAGGTATTATAGGCTGCATAGGAAGGTCCAGAGATATTCAAACGCCAATAAGAAGAGTTTGGGTACTTTGCCACAGGTTTAGGAAACACAGTAGAGTGCACGCCAAAACAAAGTAGTGCTATCTGTACTTCACTAAGAAGTTTTTTAGAGGCAGAGCAAACTTCGATAGTTGTTCGTTCTGTGTCGATGTGTGATTCACAGTCAACATAGCCCATTAGGAATGATCGAAGACTAGCTAGGTCATTCCTAATCTTTGGGGGAATGAATTTAGAGGAAGCTACTCCCATAACTAAACCAGTTTCCTCCCTAAAACGAACACTGCCCTCTGTGCTGTTAAAATGGTACTCAACTGTATTGTTTTGTGTACGAGGATATACTTTTGGTGCTGCGAAACCAAAAGTATTTTGCATTTCAGTAAGAACAACGTTAGTTACTACAGGATCATTGTTTGTGAAAGATACTCGGCTATCTGTAGAGAGGCAAGAGTCTGCCACAACACAACCCAATGCGTACGCACTGGAAACAAACTCTGTGTGTTGTGGAGTTTCTCGCAGCTTCAGCAACACATCACCCTCAGATATTTCACTGGTACGCTTCCATACCCAGTTTCCCGTTGGGCTCATGGTCAAATGTGGGTGATTGTGAGTACTCGTAATGCTACTTCCATCTGCTAGGTCAACACGTGAGACTTCTCGCAAACCGTTATTAGTAAACTTTACAGTACGCTCTGGCAAACCAACACGGTTTAGCAACGTAACAGACTTTTCTGTCACACGAGTTGTACAACTCGCTGCAAGATCATTTTCTGTGAAAAGTTCCTCTATAGTCTGTATACCTGTATTTGTGCGGATATAGGTATCTTTGGTCAAACACTTGCCGCTAGCTTCAGGTCCAAAGATTTCAACAATCCTTCCACGTGGGTAGCCACCGCCAAGAGCAACGTCCAAGCTAATCGAACCACTTGGTGTGCAAGACACGTTTGGCAATGGATGCTTTGAAAACTCAAACACTGTGCCGCTACCAAAACGCTTATTCAATGAAGTCAGTGCAGCTTGTCTAGCTTCCTCTTTGTTAGAGTGCACTACCTTGATTTCCTTGATCTTAGGTTCTTTCTTCTCTGCTTTTTCTTTTGCCATTTTCTTGATTCCGTTCTTTGTATTTAAAAAGAAAGAGGACCCGATGAGTGAACACCAGATCCTCTCACTCATGTTTTGATAGATCAGCCTAGTTGAGCACGCATCTCAGCAGCCAAGTCTGCATCGTCATCGTCTTCCTTGATGGCAGTTCCACCAAGTGACCAACCAGGATTGCCTGCGTTACCAGTACCTGTTGGCATCGCTCCTGCATTACCACCTGGAGTATTTGCAGGAAGAACACCCTTGATATAGGACGCAGCCTTACCCTCTGACAAGACCTTAAGCATTTCTGCTACAGTCTGGAAAGAACGACCAACGTTTGCAAGGTTTGGAATTGTGAAGTCAACTGGAAGTGGAACCTTTGTTGGCTTCATTTCTGGAGTTACTGTGTACTTGGTGTTCAAGCCATCACCAGACTTGGTAATCTGAATGTTGTGTCCAGCTTCCAAATCTGTAATGTCCAACTCATTGCTGAGTACTAGAGTAGCAATACCCTCGTACACAGTAGAAGTTGCTGCGTAAACCTGTACCTTGGGATCTCCGACTGCAAATGGAGCCTCAGTCTCAGGGCGTGTGTTCTTCCACTCAGTAAGATCCTTACTGGTGTAGAGCGGATCCTTCAAGTCGATGATTGACATGTTATACGCAACCTTCGCCTTGAAATCTTTAGCAAGCTCTTGAGCTTCTGGATTTGACTTCTGTGACTTCAACTGTTCAACAAGTGCACAGATTGGACAGTCAGTGTCAGTCGCGCCAGGAGTCTTTGCGGGGCAAAGAACAGGTCCAGCCTTCTCAGGTCCGGCATTCCAATGCTGCCATACTTCACGCCAAAATGATCCAGCGTAAAATCCCTCGTCAGTCCATGGTGGAAGAATACGAACCTTATTCACACCCTTCTGTGGCTTCCAATACTTAAGTGCTGTAGTCTCGCCCCCTCCACGTGTCATTCGTGCTTGTACTTCAGCGTGAGCCTTCTTCAACTTTTCATTCATTACGGAATCGAGTGCCATTTGTTTTATTTCTTTCTTTGTTTACTAGTTTCTACCAGTTAAGGTAGGTTTGGTTAGCGACAGTCTACCACATTGTGAACTGTCGTCAACGAAGTCTTAGCGGTTACGCATCTCATTTGATAGCAAGGTAGTATCCGCACGGAACTCAGTACGGAAGTTAGCTCCCAAGGAAACTAACATCTCTTTGCGTGCAGCCATCGCATCTCGTGCAGCCTTTAGAACACCAAGTTCACGCTCAGCTTCCATGCATTCATCTTGCATTGCAACGTACGTGTCATCGATGATTACGCTGTTCTCTACCATCTTCTCAGTCATTTTCAAGCCTGATAGGTGGGCTTCTTGTCGTTTCTGAATGTCGAGAACTGCGTACTGTCTCTTCAGGTTAATCTCTAGTCGTCTAAGTTTATCAGCAGCAAGCTCGAAACAAGTAGAGTAATAAGCAAAGCGCTCGCTATGTTCAGCAAACTCAACAGACAAATCTGTGCGGTTAATGTACAAATGATCATCGAGTTCGCTTGTGTATGTGATTTCGCCTACAGTGTGCGTGGGTGCAAGTTCAGTTAATTTTGGTCGTGTCATAACTTCCTTTTAGTACAGATTTTCTAAAAGTGAAGCGATTTCTTGTCGCCCCAAGATGTTTCACTATAAGAGAATTCTGCGATAATATCGATTGCAAACTTCCAGTCTTCCATAGCTTTCTTGATAGCAGGAAGTAAGTCCATTTCAGACTTATGCATATAGATTTGTACTTCGTCATGTACAAAGTTGACAAGTTTGCTCTTCTTACCCTTCAGGATGTTCCTGATACGCACTACGGCAACCTTGAACAAATCAGCTGCAGTGTTGTGTTGCACCAACCCACGACAAATATACGAATGGTCTTCTCCATGTAGTTCAAGATCCATAGTTGGAAGAACTCCCTTTGGATTGATCTCAAGAATAGTTGCCCAATCCAGTTTTAGCAGGTCGCGAAGATTGGTTTCAACCGCACCAACTTTATCTAGTAATGCAAGGGCGGTATATTTGTTCATGCGCAAGGATTTGACTGCAACTCGCTCAGACTTGGTGAGAAGCAACCAGTTACTTGAGCCGCTGACTGCTTGTTTCACAGCAGCAAGTAGCTCTCTTGGAAGCTTACTTTTCGTAAACTTTTGTGTAGCATGGGTCAATGCATGCTGTTGCTTATAGTCAAGGCCATGGATAACTACTTGTGTGTAAGCTTCCAGGTGTTCCTGGCGAATAAGAACCCGGTAATAGCCCGCATCTTCTTTGAGACGAGACTGTATGCCTAATGACTGTAGTAGCAACTGTACAGACTCTGCGACCTGTTTTACCTTGTTAGTAAACCCAATACATTGTCCATTCAAGCCACCATCGGTGTCCATAAGCCCACGAAGTACTGCTGCTCGAATAGCTCTCGGCTGCGTCTGCAACCAAGAGGGAACTACTTTGTCTAGCTTGGAAACACGTTCCAATCCAAGAGAAAGCAATGCTTCCCGTGCTTCTTTGTTTTCTACGGAAACAACGTAATTTATGTTTCCAGTGGACTTAACAACGGTTCTTAGTTTTGGTGTAGTTTGTGGAAACACACGTAAGACAAGGGCTTGTACATATTCAGCCCAGTCTTTAGACAAGCCACAAGAAACTGTGAACACGTTTCTAATGTGTTCTTTATTTCTTGTGCCATTGATCCCTCTTACTATTCCGTAAGAACCATCACCCACCAAAATACCAATCAACTCCGCCATGTCTTCAGTAGTCTTAGCTTGGCCACCTTCTACATTTGCGGTCAAACCAACAACTTGTTGACCAACAGACAAATCGCAGATGGATTTAAACTCCAAATCCATTGTAGCTGGATCAAGTACAAAGAACTTGTGTTCCGTAGAACAAATCCCTGTTGAGATACTTGTTACTACTTCCACAGATGCTTTCTCACCAGTATCCAAAACTGTGTAGTTCTCTTCTGTACCTGTGTATGTCACCAGTGGGGGCTTGCCCAACTCTTCAAGCTTGTTCAACGGCACATAACCTTGAGTAGTTAATACCGGTGCGTTTGGATCTTGGCAGCCCTGTACCAGGAAGTTAACCCCTTGTCTAGCTGCACGTGCTTCCATCCAACGCAGTGTCTTATCCCTTGTGACTTTAGAAATGTTGGCATGTGGCAGATGACGTACACGACCAAAGTAGTTTGTTACCTGCAAGTCTCTAGCAACAAGTGCTTTTCCTTGAGAAACAAACTGGCGCACGCCCACATATTTATCTAGATACTGGTCAATATACCCTTGGCAGATTCCAACCCACTCTTCGTCGGATGCATCTTTGTATTTGCTAGGACGCTCAATCTGCTCCGAGAGCCCAGGTGCTCCAACACCATAGATAATGCCGAAGTTGATACGCTTCGCAACACCACGAAGCAATGAGTATTCCTTATACATAGGATGGTTCTCATCCTTGAGTATTTCGGACACAGCTTCTACGTCTAGACCCCACATCTCACAGAACGTGCGCGTGTGAACGTCCTGGTTTCTTCTATATGCATCAAGAAGTAAAGGATCTTGAGAATAGTGTGCAGTTAAGCGTACTTCTATTTGGGAGTAGTCGGCAAATACATAGATGTACTCATCACTCCACGGAACAAAGGCTTTACGAATGCTTTTATTGCGTGCAGGAATGTTTTGGAGGTTTGGATCCTGTGACGACATGCGTCCAGTAGCAACGTTTTGATTAAACGAACAGTGAAGTACGTCCTCGTTGCTGATCTTCTCGAAAATACCGTCTACATATGTGTTCTTTGTCTTGAGAACTTCACGCAAAGACAGGATTGCCTTTACAATCTCGTGTTTTGACTTGAGTTTCTCAAGAACTTTCTTATCTAGAACGTATTTCTTACCCTCATCGTCGTCTTCTAGATGTGCAGTGGCCTCTGTTGCCTTTGTAAGCTTCACTCCCTTGTCTTGTAGCGCCTCTGCAAGCTGCTGCACGGACTTGAGATTGATGTCACCAAGCTCAGCCTTGATAATGGTTGTCAGTTCTTCTATACGGGCGTCTAGAATCTTTCCAGTTTCGACTAGATGTGCACGAGAAACGCGCATGCCATGTTCTTCTGCTTCAAAGAGAGCAAGAAGAAGGTTCATTTCGTTCTTATACAGTGCAGTTAAGCCTGCAGTCCATGTAATGTTCCTTACACAGTACTCATACACACGATAAGTAAGATACGTATCTAGTGCTGCGTACTCCGTCATCAAAGAAATAGGAATAAATCCGTAATGGATATCTTCTTTTCCTGATTTTGCATACTCGTGGTCTACTAACTCTTTAGCAATGTGCTTTTTTAGCTCATTGCGCTTCATATGTTGAAACTCAATTTGCTTACAACGAATATCTGCTTCGGCCATTACAAGCTTACGAAACAGATCTCTACGTAAACGAGACTCACGTGTGCGCCACTCTGAGAGTTGCTTCTCTTTGACGGATGCTGCGCCATCCACGATGCCCTTATGCCAACGACCAAGCTCATCCTTCCAGCCGGAAGCAATGACTTTCAAAGCGCCAGGCGCATTCTCATCAAAGAAATGCCAAAGGATGCGTGTGTCATGAATCTTACAAAGAATGTCTATGCCTTCTCTCTTGTAGAAGTGCATATCAAACTTGCAATTTGATACACAAAACCCTGCGTTTACGAAAAAGTTCTTGTTATCCTCTACAGCGATACAATATTCTCTTGCCTTTTGAAACTTTCTAGAAATACCATCTCGCCCGTTCTTTTGGAACAATGGAGTAATGGATGCAACAGTTTCAGCAAACAAAGAAGTATCAAACAAATTCCAATCTGCAGTAGCCACAACACTACCAACTGGAGTTTTACGTGCCATGCATGCAGGAATCCAAGGACACAAAAGATCCCACACAGGAGTGGGAGATCCACTAGATAGATAAATACGACATACGTCTTCTCCAGCGCCCTCCACATCTCGGTACCGTATAGAGAATCCAAGGTTATTAAGTTTGTTAGCTAGCGCTTCTCTAAGAGAAGCGGGCACAGTTGATGTAATTACTGGATAATTACCGGATTCTATATGCCCGTCATCACAATACCACATGGCTACTGCAGGAACGTCTACAGCAGCTATCCAATCAACGTTCAACGATTTTGTTCCAGTTGGTGCCACTGTAGCAAAGATGTCATGAAGTCGCGCGTCAGTGCTGGTCGTGAACTTAGACAGTTGTCCTGTAGGTTTACCAAAACCTCGATTATTTTTACTTATGACAATCGTTGAAGGACACAAAGAAGACAAGATTGAACGCTTCCACTCTACATAAGCCAAATCTTCTATGCAATGTGCAATAGTAATGTGAGGAGTTTTAGCTTTCGCTGTTTTCTGCAGTGAAATTGAAGCATCCCCTAAAAGGGTTCCTAACAGAAAGGAACGAAGTCCAGCAAGGTTAGGCAAAGCAGTTACTACTTTATCTCCTGGCATCAATGAGTCGGCGGTGACGCGACCACGGGATGTGATGATTTCATGGTCAATTGTGCAGGACACTACACCTTTTGACGCAAAAGAAATACGAAGCCACTCTTCATTTGGACGAAGATCCCCTTTAAGCCAATTAACCACTCTCTTAGATTCGAGTTGTCCTGTCTCCTCATTAAGACACAAGACAGGGCCAGGATGCTTGTCCTTCACCATCTTATCTATCTTCATCTTTGTACCGTCAGCAAGCAATACTTCTGAGGAGGCATGCATGCAGTTATGCCATATCGTCGATTTAGTCTTATCACTAAAGAACTCAATCAAGTCATCTTTGATATCCAGAATATCAATCTGGGCTTCTTGTGGACCTTCTTGAACTGACGCGCTGTGACGCAAGGGTATATAGAAGTGTTGGTCTTTCCAACCAAAGGACAAGCCAATTACTTCATGGTCCTTAAACCACTGGAAACCTGTTGTTTCAGTATCGCAAGCTACCAGCTTTTGTTGTGCCAGGATTTCGTAAAACGCCTTCCACTCCGTAAGAGTATTAACACAGTATAAGTAGGAGTCTCCAATGCTGCGCCAGCAGGTCATTGGTACGTTATTGAATATTTCAGTTGGTAGGTTACTTAGCATTATTATTACCTATAGACTAGTACATTACTTGTACGTCCTTGCTGCAAATATGTCTAATGGGACTTTTCCAGCACGCATGTCATCTGTGATTCGGTCATCACCGATGCATGTGTACGATCTACAAGTCATTGGACGTGTAGCATAGATTCCACACTTGTTATTGTCCGTTAGGAATGGGCAACGTTCACCAATCTTACCTTCCAAGTAGTAAGCATTTTGAGCGTCTTGCATAGGCATACCAACTCTTGCTGCCTGTAGGAAGCTGCTGCCAAGCTGGTTAACTATGTCTGGAGTTATCTCCACTGCGTTGTCACCAAACAAACCGGAATCGTATTCTTGCTTGGATATGTTTACGGCAAACACAGTACAGCACACAGCAACACAAGTGTCACACGGTGGAGTCTTGTCTTTTGGTATTGGTGGGTGTGTGTCATACACCACACGCAAATTAACCTGTAACTTAGCTTTCTTGACTGTGTTATCTATTTGCACTTTAGGAAGCTTGAAAACAGTTGTCTTCGCTTCCGCAGGCAATGGAGACGTGTTCTCATTGGATACAAAAGTACGTGGAAGCTTTCTGGAGGCTTCCATGCTTTGCAAGTGTGTGGGCTTTAGCAAAGCGATATGTATTGGCTTCTTAAGTATGTCTGTCATTTCTTACCTGTAACGTGACGTGACATCTTTATGCTGGTGGGATCTTGCTTTAATAGCTTTTTTGTATGGTCACGAGAACGCTTACGTAAACTCTTAGCTTGGTCATCCTTGCTAAGCATAGAATACACAGCAGGCTTGGGAGCAGACAGAGTGCTTGCACACAACCTAGAACATGCTGGACAGGCAGCGTCAGAGCTTCCGCCAGACTGGGTCATGTCTTCAAAAGAAGAATCACATGCAGCACAATAGTAGTCACGTAAAATCCAAGCCATATATGCTCCGAATCGCTTGTAGTAAAATGTCTATTTGTGCTGTTGTAGTAACTAGCACACGTTTAGTGAACGGTTTGCACTTCTTGATGTTTCCAACAGGAATGGTTTCCACTGGAAGAAGTGTATGGATAGCACTTGCTAATCCGTCATTCAAGTCAAGAAAACAGGCAGACTTTGAGTCTGTCCAAAGTCTAAATGTCTTGTTTCCATACAGCAACAGCATGTGTGAACTTGCTGCTTTTGCCCACAACACATTTCCTAAGTTCGAGTACAGGTGAAGGAAAGACTGTGTAGAAGTATGAAACCAACGAGAAGGTAGAATTCCATCATGTTTTACTTTAGAAACAAGGTACTGTAAAAGTACATCGGAGTGATTACCACGGGAATAGTAGCCACTCCGAATGTACTTGTATTCATCTTCTAAACTATCGGTCATCTCCACTACCTTGAAGCGTACCAGCAAGCTTACGTGCAGCAAGCTTAGCAATGTTCTTTGAAGCTATGGTTTCCATGTCATAGCCAAGTTCACTTGCGCAACTTGCAACGTACCAAAGCACGTCACCAAGTTCCTTAGCCATGGCAGCCTTAGCTTCTTCTGTTGCTACTCCATTGCAATCACGGATGATCTTCTTAACCTTGTCCGCAAACTCTCCAGACTCTCCACACAAACCCAAGGCAGTGTATGCAAGGTTGTTACCCTTGTTTGGGTACACCGCAGTGGAAATAGCCATCTCTTGATAATCATTCATCTTCATTTTTTATTGCCTTTACGTAACATGCTGTCAAGAATTGTTAAGGGTTCTTTAACCAAGTCATTCAAGTCGTTGATTACAACGTTCTTTGGATAGTAGTTGACTACGTCATCCGACTGAATACCAAAAGCCACAACCTCAACGCCAACTTTTGTAGCAGAGGCTACAACGTCTCGCAAGTGCTGTTGGCAGTCTGCCAGGTTTCCATAACCAGGGTATGGCATACCGTCGTTGAATACGAACAATATCTTACGTTTCTCTTTACGTTGAAGAAGACGCTGAATGCCATGCTTCACAGATTCTGCGTCTAGAGTGTTTTCACGAACGTTCCTAGAACAAGCTGCGAGATGCAGTGCCCCCTGTTCCCAAGGTTCATGGAAATCCCGATAGTAGTGAATCCACAAGTCAGACCAGCGAGAGTATAGTTGCTGCTCTTGCTGAGATGGAGACTCCCTAGGTGACGTAGTGGAGTAGCCATACACTGCAAAGGGTATCTTGAGGGCCTGCAAGGCATCTCCAACCACAATGGCACTCTTACCAGCAAGAGACAAGCGTCCGCCAGACATAGAGCCTGAGTGGTCGATAGCGAACATTACAGCAGTGTCCAACGTGGACTTATCCGTAAGTTGCTTGTAAACCCGATTATCAATCCCAAGTGCAGCTTTGTACAACTGCTTAGAGTTGATTTTACCTTCCTCTTTGCCACCTACCCAACGACGGCGTGATTGTGCACGCAAAGAGTTTACTAGCTTTGTCTTGATTACGGAAGTGAGGGTATTGGCCTCATCTCGGTTTTTCTGCAAAGCTTTGCCATCTTCTTGCAAAGAAGAACCCCTATTGACCTGCACAATGTCATTCTTAGTTGAATAAACAAGATATGGCTTTTGCCCTGCAATATTGTGAGAGTAGCCACTATTGCTTGTGTTCTTAGCGCCAGTTCCTCCACTATTTACAATGAGTTGAACTGCTGCTTGTTTGAGTCGGTCACCAAGTGACTTAGGAGAGTCTACTTCTTTCAAAGACTCCGCTGAGTTTCCAGGCTTGCTGTCTTTGCCTTTACCCTGGCTTGGCTTGTTTGACTGCTTTCCAGACGCTTCCTGCTCTTCGTCAGATTCGTCACCATCGCCATCCTCAGATTCCGAGTCGGATTCATCAGATTCGTTGCTCTCTCCATCATCCTGTTCAGACTCGTCTTCTGATTCGGAGTCTGGAATCAAGTGCTTCAGCATCTCAAACAGCTTGAGACCAACATCAATGGAGTCTGCAGTAGAGTCCATATCTTTGATGTCAGCAGCTAGGTACTGAATGCAGTCTTGTACTTGTTGTTTGATCTCTGGAGACTGCACTGCAAGAAACTCAGGCGAGTCATCGCCATAAGTAACATAGTCACCAAAAGCAGTAAGTGCTTGATGAAAAGGTGAAATGGTTTTCCAGTCCTTTGTCAAAGCACCAAGCAACCACTCACGAGCATAGCGAAGGTTTGATGGTGCACCTGGAAAGAAGTCACCAATGCGTTTTTCAATACGCAGGTCTTCTATGGTGTTGACCGCGTCAAACTGATTCTTCGTAAGTTTGCGAGACTTACCTATGTTGAAATCTGTGAACAACACATGGGCTGTTTCGTGGTCAAGGAAACCTTGTGTTGCACAAAGCAAATCGTTTGGTGCGTCTGGAGGAAGAGTAGGCAAGTAAATGGTTTTGCCATCGGTCTTACATACTCCGTGCTTCCACACAACACGGATATTAAACTGCTGTGAAAGTAACCGTGCAGTACGTTCAATGGAACGTTCAGCCAAAGCTACCTGTCGTGTCTTTTGAATTGCAGTGCTCATGATAACCTTGATTTAAATACAACTTCGTAATACAAAAATCACAAGTATTGGAAGTACTAGGAAGAGTAGGATGGCAGGTATTGGATTCCAGGGACCACGACCATCATCGTTGTATACCTGCATCATTGTTGTAGCTCAAATTGAAGTTGCTGCATGGGAGTAAGCACTCCACCAAGCAGTTTGTGTAGGACGAGCATACCATGCTGGCTTAATTTAATTCGGTTTCCTCCGCTTTGAACATGGTGACTTGGAATAGAAGCACAATATCCATGAAACCACTTCAACTGCTTAGAAGAACCTAGCCAATGTGCTTGCACAGTTTTATTGTTTTGATAGAAAACAAGACGCAATAATACAGGTCCGCCACGGACTGCATCAGGCCAACGAAGTATCCAGTCTATGTAAGACTCACATGGATTATACTTTGTGCCTTTGCTGACCGTGGCGAACAGTAAATCAAACGCTGTCACCTTTTCGTGGTCAGCCACTTCTTGTCATCCGTGTCTGGAAGTTTGAAATTGCGTTGAATCAAGCTTGCAATGCTGATTGCATCATTAGGTGGAAGCTTATCCAAGAAGCTGTGACGTGCAGCACGCATTGGATGAGGAAGACGAGTAATCTTCTCCAACCAGTTGATGCCATCACGAACAGTCAAAGGTACAGACATAGTTCCACCCTTGAACGCTTCACGAACACTTTGCAGTGTACGGATAACACCAGGAATACAAGCCTTTGCGTGTGGCTCACGAAACATGGATTCCAACACCTTTGTCTCATTCTCCGCTGAAATGTAGTCAACCTGGATTACAGTCTTCCAACGGTTCAAGAACGAGAAGTTCTGTACGTTCGTACCTGCAATGTACAGAGACGAATCATCTCCCATACCATTGGTATTTGCAGTACCCACAATCGCGTTCTGTGGGTGGAGTTCAATGATCTCGTTCGTCTCATGCATGAGAAACTTCAAGTCGCTTGAAACGGCACGCTGAAGGACGAATGCTGTCTCGGGTGGGCAAGCATCGATCTCATCAAACAACACGATGGTGCCTGGCTCAGTGAAAGCAATTGGAATGAGGCCGTAACGGAAAGTCATGTCACCGTTGGAGATCTTCCAGTCACCAATCAAGTCACCACGAGACAAGTGACCATCAAAGTTAATTTGAACCACGTTGTAGTTCAAGCGTGCAGCAACTTGATTGGCCAACTCACTCTTACCCGTGCCCGAATGTCCAACAAGGTAAGTGGTATCGCGTGCTTCCAAAGCTTTCAAGAACTCAATAAGCTCTGCCTTCTGGAAGATGAAGTGTGGGTTGATCTTTGGAGTAAGCACTCCAGGTTCTGCGAAACCGTTAATGAAGTGATCCTTGTACTTGATGTTACCCTTTTCATCAACAACGTCGGATCCATCACTATTCTTTAGTGGTTGTGTCTCCACCTTGAACGTCTCAACAATAGAGAACTTCTTTGTATCGCGGTTAGGACGATGTGCGATTTGTTCGATTTTAGCAGCTTGCAACATGTTAGTCATAGATCCCAGTCAGTTTTCAGTTGTATTGTTTGTTTAGTTTCGTTTGTTTTGACGTGCTTAAAATAGTCAGCTGTGCTGTTTAAGCACACTAACGTGGTGTCAGTGTTCATGTGAATCAACGCGCCACTTAATGGAATAGGTAAAGCTTCTAATCCTAAGTGTCTAGATTCAAACTTCACACCAACACTCTGCAGTAAATCCCTCAGTCGTATTACTGTAGCTTGTATGCTTGCATTGTCAAGACTGTATGCGATCAGCTTCACGTTTGAAGGAAAAATCCAATTATCAGGCAAGTCATAGTCATCTCCATGGGAGAACAAGATTACTAACTTGTAATCCCTGGATAGTGCCTCTATTGCGTCTTCATGCGGAACATCTACTGGTAGCGCGGACGGGTCTTTAACGAAGATCAGTCGGTCCAAGATATTTGCCATTTTGCATACTCCAAAGAGTTGGTGACATCTAAACAGTCAAGTAAAGCACTCTTTAGAATATCAGAACCCTCTGGAACAGCAAGCATGTTACCTGGATCTTTATTTTTAGGCCAGTTTTTCATCCAGCACACGAAGACTTGGTCAAAGTGCATAAGAAGTTCTTTTGCTGCTTTGATTATTTCCTTCTTAGCATCCTTGCGATCCCAAAACACTGTGACCGTCTTCACACCCCATTCTTTAAGTTTGAATATCTGATCAATCGATATCTTCTTGGAGAATGTAGCGTATGCGTTCATTCCCTGGACACGACGAACTGCAAGAGTGTCAAGAATGCCTTCAGTTAGAACAGCATGTGTTCCAGTGGGAGGAACGTAAGGCCACAGCGTGCGTACAATCTCAGACTCAGGGCAGACTAGGTACTTGTCATGTCTAGGGTATTCAGGGTCAATTACACGTGCTTGCCAACTAACCAAGTCGTTGTTTCCTCCATACACAGGAAAGATCAAACGTCTACCAACGTCGCCACGCATGTTTCCTTTGGCATCAAATACACGGCACACTTTCTCAGGTACAAAGTGAACACGAATAGCTTTGATTTCTTGTGGAGTCATACCACGGTCGATCAAGTACTCATACCCAGCAGCGTGTGCAACAGGATCTAGTAGCTTTGCTTCCTCTGGCATCTTGGCCAACTTAATAGGTGTCAAGGAAACTGTAGGCAGTATTTCCTCTTTAGCCTTACTTAAGAGGTCAAACATAGGGTCGTTTGGTGTCGTGCGCTTGTATTCCTGCAAGAGACGAGCAATCACACGATGGCGTGGAATGTTCTCCTGTTTGGCTACAAAGTCAAATACATCGAACTTTCCAGACTTGAAACCACACTTAAAGCAGTTCCATTTCCCTTTCTCAGGGTTAATATACAATCTGTGTTTTGTGTCATCACATACGAAACAACACGCTCGGATTTCTTCGCCAGAAGTGCGCTTCACATCCAAGTGTGTCGTTACATAGTCTTCCCATTCAAACGCTTCCTGTATGTTTGGAAACAGCATATCAATCCAATATCAAGTCTCCAACTTGGTCTAGAGACAGTTCGGGTTCATTGTCAGTCGCGTAGTCAGTGTTACTAGCACTGCCTGCTTTGTCTTGCAACGAAGAAGATTCGACTGTGCCCTTGTAGAAGGTCATGTGTTCAAAGTCTGTCGTCAACTTGATAGTACGCATGGACCTACCATTACGATTCTTGTTGATGAAGATACGCATGATGTTCAACTCTTTCTCTTCCTTCGTTTGTGCAAGGATTAGAGCAGCATCAGCAGTGAACAAGCGGCTAATACTTCCAGAAAGTCCAGTTTCGTCTGCAGTTTCCATAGCCATACCAGAACGATTAAGCTGAAGCGCTGACCATATACGAATGTCAAACTCTTTGGACATACCACGAACAGCTTTAACAACTGCCGCTTGTTCTTGGTTAACATCATGGTAATTGCGATGTGGCTTCATCAAATCCAAGTAGTCAATGATAACTAGCTTTGGTGTAACACCAATGGAAGACAGCTGTTTGTAGTGTGACTTGATTGTATAGATCGTTGCTTCGTCTTCTGGGTATTCCTTAATGATTAGGTTGTTTCCAAACTTAGCGTGCAAGTCATGCAATGACTTGTAAGCTTGGTTATTTAAGCTTTTGAGTTCATTGTGTTTGATATAGCAGAATAGTGAGTCGAACCTGTCTGCGATGTCTTCAGCACTCATCTCAAGTGTGTAGTAACACACCTGTTGACCTAGTAAGATACCAACACGAGATAGCCATTCCAAGAAGATGGACTTACCTCTACCGGAACCACCCACAACCAAACCAAGTTGCTTGGTCTTTAAACCACCATTCATCATCTCGTCCAACTCGGGAATGCCTGTGCTCAGCTTACGTTCTTCTTCCTTTGCTGCTCGGTGTTCTAATCGATCTTGAAATTCTTGAAAGTAGTTTGTGCCTACAGTAAGGATATCCATGCCAGTGTTGGACGCCTTTTGAACAATGTCAACAACTTCATCCCATCGCTCTTCCTTCACCAGATCAAAGGAATCTAGGATCGCTTGCTTCATACTTTGTGTACGTATGAACTTCAAGAAAGTTGCTTGAATGTGTTCAACCTCTGTTGGCAGCGGAGGTTTTGCTACAAAGTTGTAGTAAGAGGCTACCTTATCAACGTCTGATTCTCGAATCGTCTTTGTCTTTGCAGCTTTTATTAACTCTTCACGCAGAGTTACAGCTGAGAGACTGGTTGCGGCATTCTTGATTATAGAGAAATACCACTGCAATGCACGGTTTGCGAAGTGAGTATCGTCAATAGCGTTGGAAGCAATATCCTTAAACGAAGGATTATGCAACATATATGCGAGTACTTTAACTTGGTACTCTTCTGTATAGAGAACTGTCTCGGTCATTTAATAGCTTTCCACACAGGGTCGACGTCTAAGAAGGATTGAGGAAACATGGCTAGGTGGTTCTTAACCAACTTGGTGTATACCTCTTCTCTGGACATAGACTGTGCACGCATAAGGTCTGCCATGTGTTTTTCACAACGGCGAAACAAATCTCCCATAGGTACGTTGGCAGGAATGTTATCTGTTGTGACTCGCTTTGGTGCAGTTGCAGCTGCCCTACAAACAGCGGCGTCAGTGGTAAGTTGAACCACTTCTGGTGGCTTCTTAAATGCTTGGTGAAACCAAGCAAACTGACTGCGCACAAAAGACTCAGCATCAGTATTGGCTGTGTTGATGGCAGCCGCTACACGCTTCCACAAAGCTAAGCCTTTTGGTGTAAAGTCCGTCTGGTGAGCTTGCGCATTAAACGTGCCAGTGTACTCACTAAGTATATGATAGTACGTAGACCTTGCGACAAATGCCTCTAGGTGATCTAGAGGCACGTTTTGATTTTCCTTGTTCAATAGCTGCTTAACCTGTGCAGCTATGTTCGATACTTTCTTCTCATGTCTGTCAGTAGCAGCCATGCTTTTAATTAGAGTTGCACAACGCTTTTCTTGAACCAGGCGAAGAATATCTATAGTCATTGTTTACTCATGATCTTTTCGTAAGCTGTTTTTGCCTGTAAAAACAATGCATTATCCCCACCTTGATCTGGATGCAAGGTCTTTACAAGTTCTCGCCAAACAGCCTTCACTATAGCGTCTGGGGCGCTAGGGAGCAAGTGAAGGATCGCGTATGGGTTGGTGTTATTTTCACCAGGCGCCAAAAAGGTACGCAACTCTGGCTCATACCGCAAAAGTACATACCAAGAGTTCCCAACGAACTGTCTATGGTGTGACTTCAATGCACGGATCCAGCTAACAGCTAATGGTGGCGGACTCTTTACTTCAATCCAACCAGACCAATATCCTGAGTCGTGTACGATAAGTTGCATCGTACATAACTTGTCACAGGTTCAGTACAATTCAACTTCAATTAGAGTTCTATACGGATAAAACTCTGTGTTGGATGCAACAGCTGTTGGACGTAGTGGATTTTGTGGTCTACCTAGAGTAGCTTCTTTAGACAAGAAACGTAATCTGGTTAGGCTAAAGTATGGGATGTCTGCCTGTATCGATTGTGATACCGCAGTGCCAAGACGGTTCATTTCCTGAAACTCCAAAGAAAGTACCTTGTTCACTGTGTCATTTCGTACAACTAACCCAGTAAAACGCTGGATGTCATCCTTGGCAAAACGCGTAGGCTTGTTTGGTACATAGCGGTACATCTGTTTTGTAGCACCTATGTATGCCTTACGTAAGGCATACCCTAGACGCATCCAGCCCATAACATTGTCACCAGGCTTTAGTTCAACGACTTTCATTCCAAAGCTTCCTAACTAGTTCTATGTCTGGAGGACTTTGGTAAAGTGGGAAACACTCTTCCTTCTTGTAATCTTCATACCTGACTAGCGAATGGCGTAGCAAGTGGTCATGGCAGTAGTTAGCAAACTCAACTGCGATTAGCTTGTTTCCCCGAAGACCACGTCCAAGACGTTGCATGGTCTTGATCTTGCTCTTACGTGAACCTGCCAGAATCAAAGCATCAATCGTAGGAACGTCAACACCTTCATCTAATATCGATGAGCTAACCAAAACTGGAAGTCTTCCCTCTGCGAAATCCTTCAAGGTGTTCTTACGTGTCTCCGAATCCTCGGAACCATGAATAAACTGGTGAGGAATGAACTGTCCATCTGTTGCAGTCCATAGCGCCTCATCAATCGCTTTGCCATGTGCGATCTCTTCACAGAGAATCAGCGTTCCCATCTTTAGTTCGGAGAATATCTTAGCCCAAGCAACTACGGATGCCAAAGCTACTGGATTGTCCACGATTCCTTGCTTGTATGCAGTCGGATAAGTCAACTTCTTTGGCAAGACTGGAGAAGTGATCTTAGTCCAAATAATGGATGTCTTTGCGCTTATTCCACGCTCCATAAGGAACTTGTTTGGAATGTCTACAATAACATCTCCAATGGCTGCAATGAGTCGCAAGTTAGCACCATCAGTGCGATCCATGGGTGTGCCGGACAAACCAAATCGGTACGCAGCAGGGCACAGCATACAAATCTCATACCATGTTTCAGACCCCATGTGATGCGCTTCGTCTGCGAACAACACTTGGATTCCTTGTAAGAATGCTTGACATTCCGGAGTCTCCACACGAGATTCCAATGTACCAATCGTAGCAATAGTTACAAAGCTGCCAGGTTCCCAATGACCATCACCAATCAAACCAATCTCTTTGTCACCAAGTCCTAGACGCTTCCTAAAGCGTTCACGTGCTTGGTAAAGTAGCTCTTTGGTTGTGACTGCGAATAGAGTTTGCAGTCCGAGGTGTTTAGTGATTGCACAAGCAATCTCGCTCTTGCCCCCGCCAGTAGCAACACGAATGATACCTTGCTTCTCTTTCACTGCTGTCTGTGCAGTGGTGAGTTGGTAATCGTACTTGCCCGTCATAGACACGCCTACAAGGTCGTAGGAGGTGCCCAAGCGAGTAGGGGTTACTCGGTGGTCTACTTTCGTGTAGACAGTCTCTGTAGTTGCCAAAACCTCTTCAACGATACGTAGCAACCCAGTTGGAAAGCTGTTGGATGTGGCCTTGAACAAATGCTTCCGTCCATCCCACACCTTAGACTTAAACGCCTTAGAGAACTTGGCACCCTCTACAGGGTAGGAGGTCGCTAAGCGAATAGCAGCTTTTGGAAACGGTCCGGAGATCTTAGACACAGGTCCGTAGATGTCAATCTGTACTTGTTCGTCCATTGGCTTTTACTAGCAGACTGCTCGCAGGAAGCAACGTAGAGGATGGAAGTATGTCCAAATAGCTGGAAGAAGGAGTCCAAGAGTAAACAGTACTTTGACCTTGTAACTTCTTGAAAGCGGAGACGTTTAAGGTCTTAACACTAGGAGTGTCTAGTTCTTTCGTAAAAATGCCAGCACGTATGGAGTTGGGTTTATCGTGCCATTTGAAGTAAGCAATCAATAGTTTGCCCTCAGGCACTACTTCGTTGAATATGAAGTTCACACGTTTCACCAAAATATCCATGCATCCAATGTTTGCAGGACAATGGTCATTCTTGAAACAATGTAATGGATGGTAGTTTGGGTAGTGATCCAAGAGGGATGAGCACTCTGGATACAAGAATTTAAGTGGTATGAAAACTGTGTGTTTTTGGAAGACAAAGTAATTGTAGGTCATAGTTTGTATGCGCCACGCTTCATCAACGTAGCATGCTTCGCAAAAACTTTCCAAAGATCTGGAGTCATGAAGTTTTCTGCCCAACCAATCAAAGCCTCAACAGGTTCACCTTCATTAACGAACTCAAATAAATGTGCATCAAGTTCTTTGGCAGTCTTGGCACGATAACCAGTCGCAGTCTTAGCATATGTACCAAAATTAGGAACTAGTTGAATCTTGCGATCTCCAATCGCAGCTAGGAAATCTGCGATAGACCTATCTACTACACCATCGTCTGTATAGGTTTGTCCACCAGCAAAGCATTTGCCTGGATAATGAATTGCCATAGCTGCCAGGAACGCCAGCAGGGGAAACCACTTCATACGTACACCAGAACCAAATGTGGACAAGCCTAATACAATATCAGGAAACCTTGCGTGAATGAGGTTTATAAGCTTTGTGGCTCCAGCATTGGCTCTGGTTTTACCTGCACCCGATGCAGCTCTTGTTGGGTTTGATCCAAGCTCAGGATCTAGTAGAATATTAGCACCAGTAGTTCCTACACAACGTGCCATCGCGTTTACAAAAGCTTCTTCACGTCCTAGGAATGGGTATCCCCAAATATATGGAACCAGTCCTGCAGCCTTTGCGGCTTCAATAAGCTTGATACACGTAGTTGGACTATTGAGATAGCGAAGCCCCTCTGGGTCATCATCCCAAGGCCCAGCGATAGCTATCCAGCTAGCTCCGTTAGCTTTGAATTTCTGCATTAAAGCTTTTGGAGTGCCATGTTCTCTTTCAATGTAGCGACGTAAGTAGAGTGCAAATCCTTGTGGCATAATTCCTCCTATAAGGCAAGCAAGGCACCAAAAACAACAGTTGTAACTAACAGAACACCAGCAACAACCCAAGGCACTAAATCCCATTCATTGCTAGATCTGAGTTGTACGTTTTCTTGCAAAGCAACATCAAGGGCTTGTGAAAGTCTCACTCGCTCAGCATCTAAAGTCGTGTGAATATCAGTACACGCTGTCAATGCAACCTGTAAGTGTGTTTGAGCTTCTTCAAGAAGAGATATCTGCGTTGCTTGTGCAGCAGCTGTTGTCTCAGTCAAACGCAAGTCATTGTCCATGTTGAGCAATTCTTGAAACTCAGGCAAAGTGTAACCTTGGTATGTTACGCTGTTCACGGTGAGTCTTGAACCAACAGGCAAACGATACCGAGTATACGTTTGTGCAAATACAACACTGGGTACCAGCCAACACAAAAGTATAAAGCTACTCCACTTTAGCATCTACATCACTCCATGTATTTAGACTTTGGATTAGGTCTCGGTTTTCAGCATGTGTGTACCTTAGCTGAGAGAGCTTTCCATTTATCTCTTCCACACGAATCACAGCTTGCTCAGCAGCTAGTGCAGCCTTTTGTTGTTTGTCAGTTAGGTTAGATACTTCTCCAAGTACAGCAGCAGATCGAATCTCTGCTTGTAGCAAATCTTTCTCATGCTGGAGACGCACAATCTCGTCTGACCGCAACTTCATTCTTAGCGAGAAGACAAATAAGAGTACAACAACTAGTAACGTTACAACGCTACCAATAAGCCATTTACGCCAACCGGTTGGATTGCTCTTCTTGTAGTTTTCTATATAATCAAGTATTTTTTGCATAATCAGATACTCCCGAATTTCAATGTGAGTAGGACTCCATTGCAGCAATCTGCGGCCCCGTAGCGACGCCTGACATGAATGACGACCTCGCCAATCGTGACGGTGGTCGCGCCACCAGCGGCCAAAGCAGCATCTACAGCGTCCATCTCCGCATCGGTCCACTCCGTGTCAGCGAAAACAAGTTCTCCGATCGCACCGATACAGCGATAGAAACTAGGCGGTGAGACGATACCCACGATCACGCCGAGGCGGGACGGCAGGCAGTCCGGGAGGCGTGCGGGAGGGAACCAGTGAGGAGCGATGTTCATGCCGGGTTGTCGGGGCGGGCGCGCGAGGGTTGCTACCAGCGCGCAGATATTGCCGCGTCTACCGCATCCATAGTCGCGTCGCTCCACACAGTTTGGATAGTCATGGCCACCGCGCGATCATGGATGCGGATAGCGCGGCAAGGTCCGCTCCCCCTATCACTGCGTCGATCAGGATGACTTCCTTGACCGCGCCGACGAGAGGAAAGACGAGACTGCCAAGGCTGCCGATAGTCAGTGCCGCGTTGGCCGAGCCGAGGCTGCCAAGGCTCATCGCGATAGGAGCGCCGTTGATGTAGACGGTGCCTCCGGTGGGACCGAAGGCCCATGAGCACACTGCACTCACGGGGTACGCGCCGACCGCTACAGACGCGTCTGGCCCTGACAAATTGCCGCGTATACGCAGACGGTCGCCGCTGCCCGTGTTTTGTACAAGCGCGCTGGTGTGGCTGTTGAGCACACTGTATTGAAGGGCCGCTTGCGATGTTCCGCCTGCGCGAAAAGCGACGGCTCCAGACGAACGCGCGCCCATCGCGAAGGCGGGTGTGACCATCTCCTGCCCTCCAGCGAATACGACCTCTCCACCGCTCACTGTAGGCCGGAGCGCACCTGCCGCAGTGGGGTGCCGTCCGTGCCCGCTCAACTCAGTCCACGAACTGAGCAGGCCCGGAGCAAGGGTCTTCGCGTCAAGCCATATCTCTGGAGACAGTGAGAGCACGTAGTCCGCCCACGATAGCCCGTTGCTCGTGTCGACGTCTGAGCCTGCGCCATTCGTGATCGTGACCTCGCACGTGACCTCTCCGAGCATGTCCGCGCTGACGACCGTGTACGTCGACGCGGTCGCCCCGCCGATCGCGACGCCATCCCGGTGCCACTGGTACGTCGGCGTCACGGGCTCGGTGCCCGTCCACGTCCCTGGCGTGCAAGTGAGCACGCTGCCGATCGAGTACGTGCCCGAGATGGCGGGCGACGTAGCGAAAACAGGAGGTAACAAATCAACAGCAATTAGATTGCTTTCTGCGCTGGTAGAGCCCACAAAGTTAACCAAAGTTACAAAACAAGTTATGTCAGTGCCTCCGTCAGCATCTACAGTAGTATATAAGTCCAGGGTCTCTCCTACAATGTCTACACCATCTCTACGCCACTGGAAGTTAAAAGCTATGGGCTCAGTGCCTCCCCATGTTCCAGGGTCACAAGTTAAAAGGTCTCCAGGTGTAGTGCCTCCAGTAATCGTTGGACTAATAATAAAGAAAGGAGCTATGAACTCTATAGGATCTCCACCACCTAGGACAACCAAAGACTCAAATGCGTCATTACGAGACCCACCAATCAGATCATCTTCAATAGAAATGGCAGTTAGAATGTTGCGGATATTTGATGTGGTACGTTTGTCAAAATGACTTGGAGTAGACTTTAGTATTTGGTCTATTTTAGTTTGTCTAGATCTGTAGGGAAACACACGAGGCGGGTATGATATAAACGGCAAACCCTCTGTGTTGGTTAAAGTGACGAAACTCAGTCTGTATATAGTGCTGGGAGAATGCGTTGTTGTCTGTAGAAAAATAGTGTCCGTAGCTACAATGCTATCATCTGTAGGACGTAAAACGGACACTACCTGTACATTGTTAGCTGTAGAGTAACCGTATGACGCCGTGATAACCCAGTTACTTGGGTTTAAGAAGTCACTGTCAATCCTAGCACGTTCGCTAAGTGTGACTTTTATTAGGTCAGTATTCAGGTACGTTACAGCTGTAATCATGGTTTTGTATCTTCTATTTCAGCATCCAGCTTACTTGATGTGTCTTTACCAAGCAAGCGCATTACAGCTTTGTAGCTCCAAGCGGAGCATATTCCCGCAACCAAGCCAAACAATATACGTGTGCCTATCTCATCCCCAATAGCACTTGGCATAGGGAAAATAGGCATAACTGCAATGATTGGAGCGATCACAGCAGGATGAAAAACAATAGTACGTTTGTACCACGTTTGTTTTAAGATGCTTGGAAATGCACGTTTTACAGAGTTTCCCATATAATACACAAACACGCCCAAGAATAAAAACGACCACCACTGCAATACGTCTGCTGCTGTCATAGTCACCTCAAGAAAGCTTGTTGTTTGCTGTGTACGTCCAGTTACCTGCAGCCACGGCTGGCGTCAACACACCAGTATTGATTCCATTACCAAGACTGTTTCCAATTGCAATTCCGTCCAATACGTTTGCAATCAAGATGTAGATCTCACTGGTTCCTGCATTTGCATCTGGAGAAACCTGATTTCCAGAAACCACGAATTGTCTAAGTGTTGCAGCCACATTTGTGCCTAAGTAGATACCGTCACCTTCTGCAACTGCAGGGTGTGACCAATCAACGTTGTTATCTGAGATGTTTGCTCGTTCACAGTCTAGTAAACGGATACCAACACGGTTTGTTGTCAATGCACCAGTCTTCATGCCAGCCAACGTATTTCCACGTATTGTTACGTTACGTGTAACAGCTGGAGCATTATGACCAGCAACTTCAATAGCTATGTGATTATCACCAAGTGCATATTCGCGTACTATGTTGTTAGCTACGGAAATTCCAGAGGAGTTCCCGCCAGCAGTCAAGCTAATAGCCGTCCAAACACCAACCCAATTCATGACTACCGTGTTACCTTGAATTACTATGTCTTCATGTGCAGCAGAAGTGTTTATGCGTTGAATAGATATTCCAGTGACGCCACCAACACTAGAGGTTGTACATATGTTGTTTGCAACCGTAAGATGTCTAATCGAATCGCTGTAAGCATAGATCACATTAGGTACACGTGATCCAGTTCCAACTGTGGCGTTAGCTTGTGAACAAATATTCCCTGTAATCTTAACGTTCTCAACATTGCCAATCATCTTTATGGAAGTACCACCCAAAGTGACTGCGGCGCCAGTACCTCCACGACAAGAGAATACCGTGTTATTGGCAACGATTAGTCCAGTATTGTTTGCACTACCGCAATTAGAAAGCAAAATTCCACAACAATCTGCATTTGGAGAAGCACTAGCAACAGTAGTTATTTTGTTTCCAGATATTGTGCAGTTTTCTAGACTGACTACATGTATTCCGGAAGTGTGAGATGTCGTAGTTGCATCACTTTGAACCACGGAGGAGATGGTGTTATTCAATATAGAATATTGTGTTGTGTTTCCTGCAAAATCAGGGTTTAAATAGATACCTGACAGTATGTCGCCATCGGATTTCAATTCAAAAATCTTATTGTTACACACGGACAGCGTGCCAGTACTTGCGGAAAGTGGAGGAACATATACAGCTATTACGGTAGAAGAGTAAACGTTGTTTCCAAGATAACGAAACTCATTTTCATCTACCGAGATATTTGCTGTTGCAGCGGAGGGAATACACTTAACACCGTACACAGGCGACCCAGTACTACCTGTGTAGTTTATAAATGTGTTGTTACGGATAGTAGCACTGTAAACGCCAGGAACTGAAGCGCCTTCGTAGAAGTCAATTCCAATAGCACCTTCTGTCAAACCATCGTTATTGTGAGTGTTTCCATCTATAAGAAAGTAGCCATTCGTCATGTTAGATGACGGACTACCTAGTCTAACAAGAGAGTTACCACCACGTATGGTGTTGTTACATACCTGTATGGGTTGCGCGGAAGTACCAGTCATATCTAGAATAGTAAATACAGTGTATCCAAGCGCTGGAAATGTCGCAGTGTTTCCACTTATTTCCAATCCATTAGTGTCTCCCAATGTTACACAACGCACGATAGCCCCTGGGGCACTTGAACTTGTTCCAGAGTTTCCAGTAACAATGAACTTGTTGTTCTTAATAGTGGAGTACTGCAGCAAAGCAGTTGCAGCAAAGTCAATAACAGGCGATGTAGTCAAGGAGTCAATACCAACAGCGTTATCTACTACGTTCAAGTAAGCAACGCTTTGAGTATTGGCCGACGCGAACACACGACCGTTTATTGTATTGTTAGCAATCTGTACATCTACAAAAGGCGCACCAGCTACAGATCCAGCTATGACCACACTTGCAGTGACACGACTGTTAACTATTCGAGAATACAATAAAGCAGTGCTTATAACCGCGCTAGATGCAGCAGTGAATGTACAGCTATCAAATACACTGTACGCAAGAATTCCATTGCTAATTGGAAGGAAGATAGCACTTGCTGCTGGAGAAAAGGTGAACACACAGTTGTATGCACGAAAAGAAGCCTGTACGTTATTGATGCGTACTCCTGTAGCCAATGAGCAGCGATCCAGAGACACTGTGATGTTAGCCGTTACATCTATAGCAGACTGGAGTCCTGCTCCTGTTTGAGAGATCGCAATGTTCTCAAAAGCAGTTGCAATGGAAAGCGTGAATGCAGCTCCTGCAGCGTTAGCATTCAAGATTGAAGTGTTTGTTGTACCTGATCCTAGAAACGTTACAGCCTTTGCAACAGTTACAGTATTCGCAAACGTGTAGGTTCCTGGCTTAACAAAAATCACACCACCAGAAGCAGGTAAAGCTGACAGAGCTGCCAAGAATGGAGCCTCTGTAGTTCCATTGAAGTCTCCAAATGTAGTAGTTCCGTTTCCTATAGTAAATGTTGCTGTACGTGCACCCTGTACTGAGCCTGCGCGGTCATACCAACGTGGGCGTGGGGGAAATGAAGCTGGTGGCGCGGTAGAGATTATTTCAGGACGTGGTGATCCAAACTTAAGTTCTCTTAGTTGCGCAGCCAAGTGGTCTACTTGGTCTTTAATGTTGTGGATACTCAAGTCATCTCTAGCACCTGGGTAGTCTTGACTAACCATGAGGGCGCTACCACGAACTTCGTTAGCCTGCCACAAGCGTTGCGCCATGTCTGGATGTCCAGGCGTAGCTAGCAATGGATTAAGTACTGGGTCACTTGGATCTTTGTTTTGTGCAGCAAAGTAAACTAGTGGGTTTGTTACTTGAACAACTGCCCCAGCTGGATGGGCATTTGTTAATGCTACAGAGAGAGTAAGTATGTCATTGACTTTATCATGTGTTGACACAGTTCGCGCTTCAGGAATACCACTCCCAAAGTCAAAAGAAATGTCAAATGGAACTGGAGGCAGTATACGACCATCAAGCACACGAAAGGAAGTTGTTCCGCTGGGAACATCAGATTCGACAATAGCAACAGGATTCACAAGCAACAATCCAGGGTTTGCTCCAACATCAATCACGTTAGCGCCATCAGTTCGAAGTACGGCAACTGGAACACGCAAAGAGTTCGGATTACTGCTCTGCTCAAAGCCAGTAGTGGATACAGGACGAACAATACGCCAATCAGACGCTACGCGAGTCGCTACGTTCTCCATGAACTCTGACCCGTTTGGAATAGGAGGAGAATTAAATTCTGTAGGATCCCAAAAGTACCTAGCATCACAGTCACCAGTGACTGTTGCCAACTCAACTTCTACATAAAAGGTAGTGTTGAGCCCCTGTAAAGTCGTAGACCTTGAGTCGTCAGGCGTATCTTCATTTGTGAATACCTGGCCTGCTCTGTTTATAGCCACGCCATTATACACAGTAATCTGGCCAGGAAATGTTCCTTGGTCTTCTATTCTTACACGAAAGCCATCACTAATGCGTGCACGGTTATCTATCAGTTCTTTTTCAGAGATGAAGTTAACAGACTCTTGTGTGAAAACGGATGTACCATGTACCAGGTCTGGAAGGTCTAAACGTTCACCTGTGTGTAGTTTTACGAACTTTGGCATTTTACCTCTGTGTTATGAAAGAAACTTTTACGCCTGCTGCTCTGATCAGATTAAGTACATAACGTAAGCGTTCCTCAAAAGAAACAGGAAGACGTACAGGAAACTCAAATCCAAACTGTTTAGGATAACCAGTATCACCCATCGGAGAAACATTGTCAATCTGTTGATGGTTATGGTTTACTAAAATACTACTAGGAACAGTCAGGGTGGCGCCTGTTTTATTAGTATAGCTTAAGTTCTCTTGTGGGCCAGGTGTGAATGTAACTGTGGTACCTTCTGCGTAATCCCAACAAAGTGCATGTGACAGCGTAAGTTCGTTTGTACCAACATTATTGTTAGTCACAGTATGTACTTGCTCATACAGTGGACCTGCACCAGGTGAGATAGTAATAAAGTAGGGATAAACTGTTGGAAATTGTGCAGTACTTAACAGGGATATAGTAGTTGTTCCAGCAAAATAAGAAGAACCTGTTATGTTTTTTACTGTCTGGGTCTTGCTTCCGAAATTAAAACAAGCGGTACCTTCTTCTTCAAAGTCTGTACCAGAGGTCAGTACCAGAGAGGAGTACACAGGTCTGCATATATCAGCAGACAGGTACTGTGATTGTTTTGGGTAGAATGCCTTCAGGTCTACACCTTCACTGATTCCTAGGTGATCATCAGTAAGCCCTGGACTAACGCGGATCACGTCTGCAAGCAGTCTAATTTGCTTTGCAGAGCCGTGGTTTTGCGTGAGAGGGGAACCAAGCAAAAGCCTGTTTGGACCCGTAGCAGTTCCAATAACTTCAACAACCTCGCGAGGTCCAATACCGCCTGCACCAGTTAGTACAACACGATAAGATGACCCATTTGGGAAAGTGTGCAGCGGACCTACAGGTCCACTCAAGGACGATACTGGCAGTTCCATATCGCCAATGTTCACACCACTAGACAGTAATGTCCTTGTTCTGTTTTTTAAAGCAATCTGCTGTGCAGCAACGGTCTCAACGTTTCCCGAATTCTCTCCGACACGCAATTGAAAAGGAAACGTTGTTGGGAAATAACTAGCATCTTCTACTTCCAATACATTACGACCTGCATAAGTATCTATTGCTATTTTTGTTGGACCCGCAGTGGGTGAAGTAGCGACGACGTTACCCACTGTTTGGTTTAATGGTACGTTTTCAAAAAAATCCCAGCAGTAAGGACCAGGCCAGTTGTTGAAACCACTCCACATGTTTCCATCTAAATATGTGGAGAAAAAGCTTACAGCGCTACCAGCCAATACAGTAATTTGTAGTGGGTTACCTAACTTCAATACAACGGATTCTTTTAGTTTACTGCCTTTAGGTATGTAGAAAGACGTAGCCGGAACAACAAGTGCTGTTGAGGATGCCACCAAATATGTAGTATTTCCTAATGAAGAACCATTGTAGGTCACATCTACATCTCCAGTGGAAGGAAACAATGAGGTGTCATCCACTTCCAGCAGGGTTGAACCTGCCTCAGCATCAAGGTTGGTCCAAGTATGAGGAACTGTGTAGTTATACTGTGCAAAACCATTGAGTGTGATCATTCCAAGGTCAGAGAAAGTTGAAGTGTCTGTGATTTGAATTGATGTATCACCTACACCAGCAGTCACAGCCATAGTACTCGCAGCGGCAAGATTTACATTAGGATCTCTTATATAACTAGCTGTTCTAAGGTCGTTAACGACTAGCTCTCTAGGAATGAGCACTTCGATGTGTCTTGGATCACTTTGAAATATGTCCCACCCTTGTGACTTAACTTGAACCTGAGCAACACACACCGTGTTAGTTGCCTTGAGTTGGGTAACTTTGTTTGGACTGACGAATGACGTTAAATTAGGTGCTGGCTCCTTCAACAGGATAGTTCCGTTCTCTGGAATAACTCTGTTGTACTGGAAGGGAAACAAAATATCAAAATCATCGCCAACAACAGGAGCAGCGGGAAGAACATTAGAGAGATAAAAGGTATCTGCAGCTACAAAAGAAACAAACCCAAGCTTATCTTGTAATGCTGGTGTTGCTGTGCCACGAAAACGAAGAACGCAACCTGCAAAGTCTCCACCACCCAAAGCGGAAGTCAGCGGAGTGTAGGATACAACAGTTGTAGTGGTGCCTCCAGCTGCGGGAACCTCACTCAGTAATAGAACACTAAGTAACCCGCCCTTAGCCTCCAAAGACGCTACGTCACTAAGTGAGATCTCTACTGCGTTTTCTTGCGCAGTGTCAGCAACGTTCATTACGTTTGGAGTAGCCTGTGCCCCTGTAAGAGGATTTGCTGTTCCAAACTGTACAGTTACAGAGTGTCTGTTTAGTGCACTAGAGTACACATCTACGTGTTCTTGTGGCGTACCTCTACCAATGCATACGGTGTGTTCAACTGTAGGAAATCCAGATGAATCGAAAACGCTGTATGTGCTATCCATCGCAGCAACATCATTGATTATAGGTGTTTCCCACACTTTGTTCACTGCAGCATGTGGCATGGTGATTGGGGTAACTAGTGTTGCCTTACCTGTGTCTTTGTCTAGGAAAGAGTAGGAAACTACTTCAGACTGAGAGATGTATTGGTCTAAATGAAACGTTCCAACTTGTGGAAACCTTTCCGGTTCTAGTATGTATATCTCTGTGTCTCCTGGTGACGCATTTTGTGCCAAGGCGCTACACACCGTGACTCTAGGTCCAAGAAGAATGCTAAGTACTGCCTCAATTTTGTTTATGGTAAGCTTGTCCTGTATAGATAACGCACGTACGATCGCACGCCACACGTCATCAGAGAACCCATTCACGCTTCTTGGAAACCCAAGATTCGCAGTTACAACGTCCAGTCTGTCATCATCAGCAAAATCCAGACATAGCTGGTCTCTGACTTCTGCAATAGCGGATTTAATAGTCATCAAAGCACCTGTACAAGAGAAGCACCGCTACCATCAAAAGGTAGAGGCAATTCACTCTCTAAAACGGTTATATTTGCTGTTGGTGTAATTATTCGTATGTCTTCCAAACCTACGACGGAAAAAGCTACGTCTATTAACTTTGATCTAACAACGTCTCTACCTATACGAAGGGAAGAAATATATGACTCAATAGCACGCCTTACTTGAGGTGCAAGAAAGGACTCCGAGTAGCCTTCTGCTGCAGTTATTGAAGCAACGACAGTTACACGTTTTATCGTAGGTTCTTCTACAACTAAAAACGTACCAGCAGCTTTTACACCAGGATAACGAGTAGGATCCAGTGGATCACCTTCCATTACTTTTTGAACCTCGGCAATCAAGTTAGTGTAGTATATGTAGTGAGAGATTACCTTTGTTCCAGCTAAAAACCCACCAACGTCTATCAACTGAAACTCACCAGTACCTCTATTTAGATTGTACTCAGTACGGCTCAACAGTCGCCATACACCGGAGGGTGGCTGTATCCAAACACGTTCACTTCCACGGACCAATGGAAAGTTTGTGAACTGTAAACGACGTTGAGTAGCCTCTGTTGAACTAGACAAAACGTCCACAAAGTTTACGATAGTTGTAGCTAAATGTGGAAAAGCAAGAGGAGTTGTTGTAGTTGGATAGAATGTGTTAGCATCATATTGTAAAAGCTCTGGGTCAGTAGAGTCTTCAATGTATAGCCATCCTGACTCTGGCCAGTCGTCAGAGTTAACAAGGGGAACACCAGAAGCTCCAGCCAGGATGTCAGACGCTATCGAGTCACTAGGGAGAATCTGTGTTCTTGCGGAGCTTCCAGTCCCATCATCAATGTAGAGAATAACTTCATCATTAGCAAAGTCTTCTACAATGTTTGACGAGATAACGCGAGTTTGAGATACTGGATCTTCTACTCCAATGGCTTTTGACTTCAGCGCTAAAACAGTACCAAGTCCTAATGCGGCCAACTGTTGTAAAGCTCTTGTTCTAAGGTCTATGTCGGTCTCTGCATCCAATCCACCTTGTGCCTGTGTAATGTTTGATACTGCCCCACCAACAAAAGGAGGCGAACTAGCCCATTGGTTGATTCTACCAGTTCCTATGTTTCCTGCCAAGCCGCTAGTAGTACATTTAACTATAACCTCATTGGATTCATAGTTACCTTGAAGAATTGTAGCTGGTTCAATCGTTGTGTAAATTCTAGCTGTTTCGTTAACTGTAGGTGGTGCTTGTACCTCGGTTCCTATTGGAAGAAATCTAGATGAAGAGGAAGGTGCAACTGGAGCAAAGAGAGAACCACCAGTTACAAAGGCAAGACGATCTCCAATAAACAAATCTGAAGTGGTAGCGGAGGAGATAGTCATGGTTCCAGTAGATGTGTCATTGTTAGTGACTTCAAGATTTTGTTGACGTGCTGTGCCTTCTCCAACACGGACAGTGTATGGATACCCCGTTGTTGGAAATCTTGTAGTATCAAACCCGTTTACAAACAAACTACCAGCAGTTATATCAATTCCAAGTCTGGTTCGTATTAGGTTGTTGTCATAGAACTTAACCAAAGCTGTAGCAGGTTTAGCAGATCTACGTGTTATGCCAAAATCTGCTAACCTACGATCGAGGTCCTCGCCAGCAGCGGTCGTATAACTAAACAAGTCTAACAATTGAACCATTTGAAAGTACTGTTCATCGTCTTCCAATGCAGCAGCTTCAAGTATGGTTCGTATTACAGATCCTACGTTATAATCGGAGACTATGGTACGCGTTTGCATATATGCGACCATGTCTGTTAGAATCTGGTCAAAAGTTCTAGGTAGAAATGCCATGTTAACGCCTTCTTAATGCAAAACTGGTAGATAAGGTATCATGAGATTCAGTCAATTGTACATTCGCACTTAAGGCGAGTATATCATTGTTAGTGGCAAGATCCAAGTTGGATACCCGTAGTACGCGAGTGTCTGAGAGCAACGTCCCCAAAGCGTTCAACCTAATCTGGTTAACACTCGCTTGTGTTAACTTTCTTCCAATAGGTATTTTCGTACCAAAGTATGTATGCGCAGGAAGCTCTCCTTGCTCTGTAGCAAACTTGATACGTACTGCTTGTTCTACATTTGGAACTCCAGCTATAGTAGACAAGTCGCCACGTTGATTTATTAGTACATCCGTTAGTTCTTGTGAACCAACGAACTGTGAACGCAAGCGCAAGTCTCTACCATATGGCAACTGCGTTAGACTAGACCCCTGCGCATTTGCCAAGTTTTCAGCATCAGGTGCATTCTGGGTGCTCACTAGAGAAGAAGACGAAGTGGTGGTCGGAAACAGTATAGCATCTCCAGGTCCCAAGGTGTCTGGTAGACCTTCATCGGATATATAAGGATATCGTAGTCTGTTTAAAGCAACTAAGATACGCCATCTTGCTCTGTCGTTTAATACACGTGCGGCAATGTCTCTGATTCCTTCTCCAGGGGCAACTATAACAGAGCCTGTGCTAACTGGAGTTGGTTCCAATCCAATGAAAGAAGGACTAGACGTAGGAGACCTACGCGGACTTGTAATAGTTCCTGCAGCTTCATATGCAGTTGCCATACGATTCAAAGTAAAAGCAACGTCAGAAACTGAGGAGCTACCAACTGCATCCTCTGACAGGACACGTGCACCAGTAACAAGGACTCTGTTTAGACTCCTAAACATGTCTATAAAGTCTAAATAGTCTTGATCTACTTGACGTAGACTAGACAACTCAGTTATCGCAGCTTCAACATTTGAAACCAGCGTTAAAGCTTTATCTCGAAGTCCTTTATGTACGCCAAAAGCGGAAGTCTTAACAGCGTTAAGGCCGTTAATGACTGCTAATAGCGGGCTCAGTACAGTGTTACTGACGAATGTTGTGTATCCTTGAATGCTGTTTATTCTGTTTGAAATTGTCAAGAACATGTTCAACAGATTTTGACTGTATTCTTGTAAACGTGCTTGTAAACGCTGTCTATCCCTAGCGGCTGCTAGAGGATCTGGACCTGGTGTATAGCTAAAGTTGAAAACACCCAAGGTTTTAAGGCTAATGTTATATTCGTATGTTAGCGGACTAGCAGAGTTCTGGGACAGTCTAAAATCTTCAGGCTCAACAATCCAATAATCAGCGTCTTTTAGGTTACGCCACAGCAACAACACACGACTAGACAGCTCGTCAGAATGCTTGATATCAGAGTACTTCCTAAAAATGTTACGCAAAAAGATGATGTCATCATGTCCTGTGATCTCTCGTGGTGAAAGACGACGAACATCTGTAGTTAATCCGCTGCCCAAAAGAGTTTGTATCTGGTCATCGCTTATTCCAAGTAATGGAATCGTTCCACTTCGTACTTTGTTTGGACGGAATCCAGTCGTACCTGATATGCGAAGAGACTTTAGAATTGAACCATAAGATTCAACAAACTTACCTGCGTCTTGTGTACATATGATGCTTGTGGCAAACGGTTCATCAAACTCATGTACTTTGGGTGGTACACGAAAGAAGTACTCTGCATTTTGTGTACGCTTTGCTGGGTCTAACCCTGGGGCTACTAAAGTCTCACTAGTAGCTGTATCAAACAAAACAAGAGAATAAAGTGTTTGTATGACCTCAGACAGCTGAGTAGCTTGAACGACTTGGGCACGTTGTTCATTTGAAAGAGTAGTTACAGTGTTACCAGATATACCAACACTTGTTTTTCCATTGTTTGCCATTGTCATCCTGTAGTAGTGGTTGTAGAAATCGCAGCTGTAATAGAAGCGGCCAGAGCGGCAGCTGCGTTAGTCAGTGCTAATGCATATGCAGTCTCTACAGTGGCTGATGCCTGTGCTGCGGCCACTGACGCTGCGAATGTTGCTACTGCCTGTAGCAAAAATGTTCCGCCAACAACACCACCAAGAGATCCACTGCCTATGGTAACTCCTGCAGGTTGGATAGCGATTGAGCCAGGAGCACCAGATCCACCAGACGCCAGGGTGATGTTTGTTCCAGCAATTGCAGTTGTAGTGCTGTTAATGGAATATTGTGTACAAGTAATGTCGAGATTGTTAGCAACGGTGCAAGTAACACTGTCTGCGCTAGATACAGTGCAGCTGCCCGTCATATCCACACTTGTAGCTTGGGTAACCACCACTTCTAGGTCTGCTGACACTGTTGTTGAGCTGTTGCCTGTAATGGTCTCGGTCTTGTCACCATCTGTGGATAAATTTGTGTCACCAGTAACTTCAGTAGTTAAATCACCACCTACGTTAATTGTAGTATTTTCATCGGAGGATAGCAAGATACTTGATGCACTCTCTACGGTAAAGTTGTCTGGAACTTCAACCAAAAACCTATCCTTCTCAATTAACAGGTACGTGTTATCCTTCTGTGTTGCACGTTCTGGGTTGCTTGGATTCGGTTGTGCCAAGTTTGGATCTCCCAGGTCCAGTACGCCAACGCCGTTTGCAGGTAAATTGAAATCAAGTTCAAAGGATTGAGAAGGTTTGATCCAAGCTTTGAAACTGCCACCAGTATCTGCGTTAACAGTTCTAGGAAAACGGCCATCTGTAGAGGTGACAGGGTCGCCAAAAGACATGGCAGCATTAGAAAGGTGTGTAGAGAGGTAAATAGTGCCTTCTTGGGTTATTGTGAACTCAGCCCCATTTATACGTTGAAAGTATCTGTTTTTTTGGTCCAAGTAACGTTGGCTGCCTCCGTTTGATGAAGGATTTCTATTTGCTGATGTAGCTGGGTCAAATCTGTTTCTAGGATGTGGCCACCAACGTAGTATGAATGGACTGTCTAAACTTCCACCTAGAAAGCCAACAATACACCAATCTCCATCCAAATCGAAGGGATTGATGTTATTCATATCCCCATTCCATGCTTGCCCTGTAACCAAAGTTGTACTTCCCCTGGGCAGCTGCTCACAATAGTTGTCAATTCCTACGTTAGCATTTGGTGTGATGATTACGTTTGCCAAAGGAAAGTTAGAAGAACGTCCATCTTCAACAACCAGAACAGTGGCAGTATGCATGTATCCACGTCGATCCGCAGTTTGAATGGCAGTACGGTTCTCTTCCGCATCTGAATGGTTCACAGACAGCACTACACCCAAAACCAAACGGTCAAACGCAAGGCTAGCATTACGCTGCGCTGTCAACGCTTGTGCAACAGGTTCACCATACCCATTGATTATTCTTCGTTGTCCAACTACTCCACTCATATTCCATCTCTCCTCACTCTTGCAAGAGCGTCACTGTATGTTGAGTTGCTGGCTGGATTAGTTGAGAAGCCAGAGGAGCTGTTGTTAGCAGAGGTGATACCCAATGAACGTGCCTCTGCTTCTCTCAATTCTGCTGCAAAGTTAGGATCCGAAGTACCAGTAACAGCATCTATTAGAGTCTCATTGTAGTTATCTCTGCGTTCTCCAAAGTCAGTCTCATTGTAGGCTGCACTGACTCGTGCTTGTGCAGGAACTACTTGAGTTCCTTTACGAACAGTAAGAGCACGTCGAACTGCTACTGGATCTGGGCACATAAAGAACGCTCCGAGACGAGAGTTTACTCTTCTCTGTGTCTCTGTTGCACCAAGCCCTTCTAGAGCAGGGCACACATAGACTGGGTGTGGATTGGTTGGTTGACCACGGGTTACTTGTAGGTTAGTGGTCATGTGCTGGTCAACATTCCAAGTATGGGATACGCTTTCAACATAGAAAGACATGTTACGATCAGGAAGGTCCAACCTGTATCCTGCACGTATTTCTGGTGCACCACGCATCTCTATATTTCCTGACACGTACTCTATGTTGTGTTGATACCAATGGTCATGCAGGAGTGTCCAACGTGCTAGCTGCCTTCTTGTCATGGCAGTATCTACATGAGTATACATTTGTTGTGTACTTGTGGTTGTGTCTGTTGTTTCCCTAGTACCAGGCGTTGGTGGTGTCTCAGGTAAGTGTGCTTCTTCACCACCATCTGTTACTTCAACCTCGTCATCTGGAGATAGGAGACCTGCAGTACCAACAGGTAAAGTAACACCAAACAGCTCTCTAAACACTCTAACAGGATCCTGACTTACCGTTAAAGATTCATCTGGATTAGGAGGTCGTGTAGGAGAAAGTACGCTACTTACAGCGGGTGCACCAGCAGGTACAGCATCTCTGAATCTGTCAGGAGCCAATCTGTTTCTGTCTGACATGGAGGAATAGCTACGTCCGTTTCGTTCAATATTGAACTCAAAGTGAAGGTGTACTCCAAATCGAGATTCATCTACACGCGTCTCTGGACGATCCACAGGCTCTGCATCTGTGTTACCTACATAACCGATAACATCTCCTGCGCGGACAGGCACTTCTGTATACCCACCACGGGCATTCAATCTTGTGGACTGGAAAGGTGCAAGATTGCTACTAGATCTTGCACGTGTTACTGGTTGCACGTTTTCCGCAAAGCGATCTAGGTGTCCATAAAGTGTGTACATATTGTCTTGCGGATGGAATATGTAAACACAATTTCCATAGGCAGGGACTACGTTAGGGCTTCGTGGACGTTGTGGCAAAGCCATACACACGAGACCATCACGTACAGCGCGTACAGGTGTTCCACGAGGAGCATGTATATCTACGCCGTTGTGGAACCTCCAGTATCTTGTTCCTGCTGCTGGTGTTATGTTGTTTGGGTTATTGTTTACTGGTCTTTCAAATCTGGTTTCTTTAGGACGATACCACCATTGGTTTTCAGGCGTAACGAATCCTTGAGATAAAACGCCATCTGCCTCTACCAAAGCAACAGGTAGCACGGTCACGCTGCTAGCAGGCGCGGGGGTAGTTGTCTCAGCCAAAGCTTGTTCTGGCTCGTTTACAGTGGTTACCCGATTTGCTAAATCCAAGCCACCACGTGCACAACGTGTATTCAAGGTACGTTTACGTAGCCCATGACGCACAATAGCAACAGGTGTAATAAGTGGACTCAAGTCTCGCATGTAGAATCTAGAAGCTTCACCACTCAGGGCACTTTCAGACACCATCTCTATCAGATTAAAATGATCGGTGTCACTTCTGCTTAGACTTGTAGAAATTATCTCAGTGTTGTGTACTACGGCTACATCTAAATGTTTCTGTGCAGTTTCAGGGGAAGTTCCATTTGACCTAGCTTGTACCGAGATAGTTGGAATGGTTATTACATGACGACCTGGTTCGTTTGGACGATCGCTAAATATTGCACCGAATATAACAGTTCCCAAATTTCCAATGGCGTTACCTGTGAACGAAGTAGCCGAAGTGCTGCTTTGCACGACTGTGATTGGTACATTCTGTGCATCAATTCGGTCAATGGTAGAAAAAGGATACTCACGCATTATCAAAGCTGGTACGTGACAAATACCGTTCACTCCTACATCAGCTTCGTTTCCTCCAAGCTCATCCAACTCTCTGGAGAAATCGGTACCAACAGTCAATCCTCCATCGCGGCTCAAAGGACGCAAATCTAGGAACAACTCATTTACAATTTCATTTGAGACAGAGTTGATGAAGCTCCACACACTATCTTGTCTTTCCCAAATTGACAACTCGGCAAAGTAACCATCAATAGCATTTCGCTCTACGAATGTAGATAGATCAATTATGTCCAATAGCGTTGGAGGGGCACTAGACACGGTAGTGTTGAGTATTGAAAAAGCTTCACCACCGTTCAATGGCAGTCCGTTTCCTCCCGTGTCATTTGGACCACGTCCATCCAAAGCACGTTGAGCAGCCAAACTAAAACGCTGTCTGTCGTTACGACGAATGTCTCCAGCAAGTGGAGACTCAGGGTCAGTTCGTAACAGTTGATCCGTGCTTATAGTGTCATCAAACCCTGCTTGGGTTTTGATTTGATCCAAGAAAGCTTGGTAACCACCCAAATCCAGCACCTGCCTACGTATATCCTCAGACAACAACCCCAATGCAAACTCTGCCCGTTGTGCACGTATTTGATTTAGGTTTCTGGGAACAAAAGACGCAGGTAATATGAATTGTCCACCAAACCCCATTAGAAGCAAAATAACGTTTACCACCACGTCAGCAGGGGATCCATGAGCAAGCAATCCCCGTGTACGCAGTGCTGCACCTCCCATATTAGTGGTTCCAATAAAATTTCCATCAAAGTCAGGTCTTGCTGCAACATGTGGATTGAAGTAAAGTTGTGTTCGTTCAAATGCTTTTTGGAAGTCAGAACAAACAATTGTGTACAGTGTTGTTGGCTTTCCAGCAGCGTCCACTCTATCTATTTCTGTGATGTTATCTACAAATCCAAAGTGTACACGAGTCCATCCTTGTCCATCTCCTTTATCACAATAAGCAGCTATGTAGTCATTGGGAAATACATAGTTTAAGTAGTCACGGTCAGCTACCAAACTCATGCTTAAGTTTCCGACAGACTTTGTAGTCTTTGTAGTGTTTACTGTGACGAGTGCTTTAGATAGGTCAACAGTGTTATTGTGTTGGTGACTCTTAACCAGAATCTTCCAACGTGTTTTGTATCTACGAGCACCATCTGGACCTAGTGCTCTATCAAGTATTGTTATTGCACTCATCGTTCACCTTGTCCGCCTGTGCTATCAAATACAGCACTGTAGGAAGGAGGAACCGTCAGTTGCACACTGGCTAGATACGCAAAAACTTCACGCATTTCTCGACCACGTTCCAAGCTAGGGCCAATATTAGGAGCATTACCACCATGGTTTCGTTGTGCCGCACGGAAAGCTGCCTCTAACAGTTGTATTGCAGCATCTTCCGCACGTGTCTTAAATGCTTCATTAGCTTCAGTACGGTTGTATTCAGTCATTCCACGTATAGCTGGATCGTTTCGGTCAATTCCTTGATCACGAATGAAGAGTGCTGCACTTCCTGCTTCCATTGTGTTCCTAATCTGAGACTCATCCAAGTTTGCGTTAGGAACTAGCATCTCTGCATTATTTTTCATCATGTTGTTTATGATCTGATCTGAACCGCTTACTTTCTTTTTGTCACTGCTAGAGAAACCAAAGCCTTCAGCGATAACATCTAAATTCTTAGCAATTTCACCCATACCACGCAACAGGTCAGTCATTGCAAGAATGCCACCACTCACAGCTTGCATTATAGGACGTAATGCAGTAAGCGCATCAGCAGCAGCCTTGGTTGCGTTAACCATAGCTGTTTGGTTTTCCATTATAAACTCATGGAAAGAGTCATGAACACTTTCCATAGAAGTGTGCAAACTTTCTCCTACATCCACTGAATCTGCTTGATACCTAGCCATTCTTCGTGTTTCTTCCAAAAGTGGATCATTATCACCACTAAGTAATCTACGGATGTCTTTCAAGACATCCGTTTCTGACTCCGTCATACTCCTAATCATATTGGAGAGGTTCTCATCTGACTCTCCTGCGGCCATAGCAGCTTGCACGGATTCAATCTGATCTAGGCTCAAAGATCCACCAAGAATCTGCTCAAGCGCTAAGTTAGCTTCTTCTCCAGGCCCGCCAAAGGAAGCGTTATTGTATTCTATCTGCCTCCTAACGAAATCTGCTTGACCTTTTCCATCGGAGCCTAACTGCACTGCCTTACGTGCTTGGTAGTAGCTTGCGCCATTTCCATAACCCATAGCTGCCATAGCACGTAACTGTCCTTCGTCACCACCACCAGGGTTCCTAAAACCCTGCTCAAGAGCAGACCCGACAGCAGCTCCACGTGCCCCTTGTAACCCAGCTTGTCCTGACCTGCCTAAAGTAGCAAGAAGCTGTGCATAAGGACCAGTAGTTACAGTACCACCTGCACGTGAAGCTCCTTGTTGGGTCATTGTCATTACACCTTCAAGAAACTCAGGCATACGCGACTTCTCAATTCCAGATACCATACCTGCGGCGATAGCCCTAGTAAGCTGCTTATACCCAGCTCCTCCTTCACTAAAGCCAGTTGTGCCTCCCTGTCTAATGGTTCCAAACATACCAGCTGTCTGGTTCATGTCAGTTCCCAATAGACGGGACACAGCCATTGTGGACCCAGCACCATCTGCACTTCCCGTAGCACGTGCAGTAAGTGCAGTAGCGTTTATAGCCTCCTCTGGTGTGTATCCCAGCTTACGTGCAGGTATGTTTCGCAGCATCTTCATGCTGTCTGCAGTTGCTCCACCACCTGCATATCCACTGACATTCGCTAAGTTCTTTGCGTAGCCTTGATAAGAATCATACTGAGATGTAATGGCCTGGAAAGGCATGGATACTAATGCTGCCAAAGCTGTAAGTGCAGCACCACCAACCATACCTGCTGCACTACCAAGCCCACCTCCACCGCCTCTAAACAGTTGTTTGCTTTCACGGCTACGTTTAAGTTCTTGCTCTTGCTTCTTCTTCTCCCTGTTTATATGGTCTTCGGCTTTTTTCTGTTCTCTAGCAATCGTACGTGCTGCTTTGGCAGCTTCACGTTGTGCGACCGTTGGACGTGCTGCTGCCTTAGACAACTTGTCATAGAGTGCAATTTGCTCTTTGAGAGCTTTATTTTGCGCAATGGTCTCAGCAGATTGCTTCTTTTGTTGCTTAAGAAGGTTTGGGATGTTCTCCTTGTTCTTCTTACGGAACTTCTCAACAATAGAAGTAGACTTCTTTGTTTCTGCGTCAAGATTCTTTGAATCACCTTCAAAGGTTACTAATACTTTGTGATTTGTATCACTCATTGCGCCTCACTCATCTGGATCGAAGTCACCACCAAATGTAGGTTTACTGAACAAACTATCCAAAGGAGTTTGTCCTTTTACATGCAAACCACTTCGGTTTGCATCATTGGCTACACTTTCAAACGTATCCTTTATAGATACAGCTGCATAAGGATCTCTAGATTTTGCAATTTCACGTATCTTAGAAATCTGCTGAAGAGATTCTTCGTTAAAGGACTCTAACAAATCAGGAGTGATTCCGTCCGCAATTTGTTGTTCCCAACGGTCAACCATTTCATCGCCAGTATCCTTGAACTGGATCTCTCCATCTGCATTTCTGTGCGACTCTAGTGGAGTCTCTTCATACTTAGAAATGTAGAAGTCTAGTAGGTGTTCGTATACTGTACGTTCTTGAAACAGTTCATGGTTCGAGGGCAGCCCGTACTTCTTTATCCACCACCGTGACAGAGCCTCTGTCAGAGTTGGCTTGCGGAACATTTTCTTCGCTGCTTCCTGCGCCAGTTCCGTTATTGGCTTTTCGCTCGCTCGCCCTTCGGAGAAACGAGTTCTCGAATTCGAGAACCTCCTGGAATACCTTTCCAATAAGCTGTGGGTCAGAGATCTTATCCAAGTTCCACCAATCTGGGTGTTGCTTAACTGAGATCTCCAAGTGTGCGATCATGTTATTGAAGTCATCAGTCTGCTCGTCAACACCACGACCAGGATTCTCGGAATCGTAGTACATTCCGCCATTCAGTTGAGACTTGCGTACACCAAGTGCACCCATCTCACGAATACCTAGCTTCTTAACTGTAAAGGTCCCTTGATACCTTCTGTCTTCTAAATCAGACATGAAATCAATGGAAAATGTTTTTGTGAACGAATTCTTTGTGTCCAAACTCATGTAACCTCTAACCAAGACTTACCATTAAGTAATCTTGTAGTCAAACAAATAAAGCAGGCCGTCAAGCCTGCTTTACTTAGATGTCAAGTATAAGCCAGGTTTAGCTTATAGCCCATTTTCACTTTCATCCAAAACTCGGATAGCAACGAAGCTAACGGACTCTTGTACGATGCCTCTAGCAGTAACGTCCCAAGAGTGTCCAGAACACTTAACGCCTTGAAACAATGCGATAGTAGACCCTGTGACCTTGTCCTGAATGGAAGCATCCAAGTCACCGGATGTGAGAATATCTTCTTGTCGAGGAAGAATTCCAAGACGCTTCAAGCTATCACCAACAACACGGAAAACCTGTGCATTCAGACTAACTCGGTATGCAACGGGCACGAACTCACGAACCTCTAGCAAAGCTAGAACGTCCACAGGTTCATAGTCAATCATTTCTTCACCGGAGACTCCTCCAGCAAAAGCCACAGGAGCACTTCCAATTAAGAAAATAGCTCTTGCGCCAGAAAAGGTCTTTGATGCCATAGTAAATCTCCTTATGCACCTAGGTTAACTAAGTGCATCTTGATTATATCAGGTATTTCTCAAGTTGGTAGTGTGAACGCAGCTACTGCAGCTTGAGCAGCACGAATCAGTTCTGCTAGGATGCGATTGTCTCTCATCTGTCCGCCTGCAGTAGCAGTGTAGTTGCGGCTAGCATCTGCAGTATTTTCCGGCATTGTGATGGAAATTGATGCGCCATCTGCAATTGTGGTAAGGTTTCCAGCCACAGTAAGAGTGTTCTCAGTATTTGAGACAATCTTAGCTACCTGTGCGCCTGCAGTAAACTTCATGTTCTTGAATGCATCGATACGGAAAGAGCTACCCTTCGTATTCAAACGCACTGTTGTATTGTAGGAGCGACGTGTAACCAATGCAGCAGATGAAGCGCCCACAGTAACTCCAGAGAACAAAATCTGTTCAGGAGCCAAGGTTCCGCCAAGCTGTTGTACAATGCGAATCAAAACGTCAGTTGTGATGCGAGAGTCCGCGTATAGGGAGGTAGCAGCAGCGTCTCCACGCCCACGACCATTGCGCAACACGTTGATTGCACTGTTAGCCATGGTACCACGAATTGTGTAAGTATCACCAGCTGCAGATGCTACTGCAACACCTGCGGAGCCAATCACAGGGCCAGTAAAAGTAAGTATGTTTGCAGTGTTTGAAAGCACTACAGCAGTCTTACCTGCAAGTGCAGCAGTTACGTTACCTGTAAAAGTAACGGTGTTGCCGATCTGGGAGTTAGCAACAAATGCGCCAGTATCTGTAAGCGTGCTTGTTGTGCCAGAGACTACAGTCAAAGTAGCTACTGAGTTCAAGCTGTCCATCAAAACTTCAAGTACAGAGGCCACGTCTTGTGCCCTAACAAAGTTAGATGGCAAAGTAGCGATAGCGTCTGCCCCACCACGACCACCAGACAGGTTAGCAGTAGAAGCGACTGAGATACTTCCTGCACCAGAGCCAGTAGGCAACACAGCAAGTACTAGAGCTGAAGCAGCTGCACTGCCATTGATTGCTGCAGCGATCAATGTAGCTGTGTTGGAAGCACCAACCACAACACCACTGCTTACAGCTAGTGCTACTGTGATTGCATTACCAACCACAGATACAGTTAGGCCGCTTGTGCCTGCAGGCACTGTGAAGGCAACTGAGATGTTATTTCCAGTAACTCCAGGTTCTTGCGCAATCAACTGCACACGAGATGTAGTAGATCCTACAATCAAAGAAGCAGTGGAATAGTTAACACCAGAGCGAAGAAGGTCTCTGATTCTCTTTAGGTAGATTACATTGTCAGTAGGAATTGCAGGCATGATTACTCCTTAAGTAAATTAGGCAGACTGTGTCGCTCTAGAAAGATAGATATCTGTTAGTTCAAAGTTGATTCCGGGCACTGGACATACGCCTACAGCTAGACGAACAATGTCGCCATCTGAGTACACACGCATGTTGTGATACGCCTTGACAAAAGCACCTGTTGCAGGGTCTGTAGAATCCACAATGATGGAATCTGTTCTGTACGTTTCCAACAAGGAGGATGCAGTATCCTTGATGCTCGCCACAGTTGCTGGTGTTGCCTTACGTCCAGTAAATTTACGGTCAATTTCTGTACGAAGTCCATAAGCTACATGACGGACTACATCACGTACACTGCCTTCAGTGTAGGCAAGATTGTCATCGCGCACCCAAGTTGTGAGGTCACGTACCCAACGTGTTCCACGACCAGGAACAGTCTCTGCAAACAAGCAGCCTGCAGCGATCAAATCTCCAGAGTCGGTAACATCAGCTGGATCCCAAGAAGAGTCTTGAGCAATTGCACTTACACGAAGGTACTTATTAGTTAGGGGCTCTCCTACTTCAGCAACACCACAGCGCATACTTGCACCCATGACTGCAAACTCACGAGGTCCCTTGAGTACCAAGTCTCCGGATGCGGAAACTACGGTTGGGCTTTGTGAAACAAGTTGAATATCAAAGTCATTCAAGCTGTTTGCAGCTGCAATGTAAGCAGCCTTGTTTCCACGGAACCCAAGCCATGCTCCACGCTCTAGACCAGCGCTGCCACGTGCAGCTATTACATGGTCCTTCAACTGTGCTGACACAGCAGCCCAGGTAGCAGTTGATCCATTGCCTTCATTAACCAAGTCTTGGTCAATCAAAGGAACTACTTCGTCAACTACCTGTAGCAACATGCTATCAAATCCTGCTTGAAAAGCAGAGTTTGAGGTGGTTCCACGTTCACCACCGTATAGTTGAAAAGTGTATGGAAGGGCATCACCAGTTGTTGCGGGGTAGTCCACTACGTTCGCGTCACTACCATCCAATACGTCTGTAGTTGCTCGTGTAGCAATCAAGTACTCGGATTCCAAGTTGATCCAACTTACAATCTCTTGCAAGTCCTGTCTAAACCCAGCGGTAGATACAGTACCAGTATAGCTACGTTGCAAATTAGTAGTTGTTCCGGTTCCAAAATCAAACTGACTTGCAAGTGTCGTATCACTGTTAATGCGAGCAGGCACTGTTGCAACATAGTTTGGGTTAGTGTTGATCAATGCTGCCAACTGACGTAGTGTCATTGTTGACGTAATTGCAATGTTCAGGTCATCCCCAGTAACACCAGTGATTGTTGTTGCGAAAGCTGTAGCAACACCGGAAGTGCCAGTCATTGTGCCTGTAGCGTTGGTTACTGATCGCAGTTCTACAATGTCGCCAACAACAGGTACAGCACTGAGTGCTACTGAGAGCGTGACAGCATCAGTGGTATTAGAAGCTACTTTGCTAACTGCTTTCACATTTCCGGAAGAATCCTTCAGGATGAAAGTGTGGTTAACGTGAGCAGCTGCAATCAAGCTAGCCACAGTGACGTTAACAACAGTGGTAGTAGATCCGGAAACAACAAGAGAGTTGTCAGCTAGTGTACCACCACGGTACAACACATGTAAGTAGTTTCTAAGTTGTCCACCAAGGCTTGGAGACAATTGTGACACGCCTTCAAAGCTTGAGTACACTTGGTACGCTTCAGTAGTTGGATCGTAGTCCACAGAAGCGTCGATTCCTGCTGTGTGCAAACCATAGTCACGAGACTGTACAGTAAGCAAAGTGCTTCGGATCAACACAGGGTCAGCAGCTACTGGCGCTTGTGGAAGCGCAGCATGCAAAGTAATGGAAGAGGTTGTGTTAGCAACGATCCTACGAAGAAATGTAGGAGTACCTGGAGCAGCCAAGATTTGAATCTGTACCCAACGACCAATCATTGCACCAGCAACTAGTGTTGCTGCAACGTTAACCACAGTAGAAGTTGATCCAACTAAAGCAGTAGTTGAAAACAGGTTTGTTGTAAGGCTAGGAAGCTGAACGCTGCTTCGTGTGCTGGAATTTGTCTTATAGACAGCAACTTGTGCTGCACCACCAGGAACAATGGGATCTCCTGACGACTGGAAAGCAAGCTTAATAGCATCTACAAGGGGGCCACTTTTGAACAAGTCAGTAGCACGACTTGGGTCACGAAGAAATACAAGCCCAGCAGATCCTGGTGCGCCACCATCTGCTTCTCCAACCAAGCCAAGAACACCACCAGCGGAAACACCAACCTGGTTGAGTGCATCTGCGTTGACACGGGTGATTCCACCTGGACGGAATCTGGTAACTCCATTGAAAGTAACTGATCTAGTCATAGACTACTCCTGTTCAGTAATTCTGAATTTTGGAATCCCAGTTTTCCAAAGAAAACTTGCTTCCTGCCTCAGCACCCAAAAATGCACGAATGCCTTGTAGGTGCCGTTCTGGACGGTTTCTAATACGTGCCCACTGTTCAAAACTGTAAACCTTTGATGTATTGATTGAAATCAACGTCTTAACTCGTGGAGCTATGACATCTGATTCAGATACTTCAAATTCTTCTGTTTTCTTTGCCATGTTAAACTTCTAGGTCTGCTACGTCTATCCTAATTGGGTCAGTGGAGCAGCAACCACTTGTTAGTGTAATTTGAATTCTCTTTATTGCTTCTTGTTCAAGAATGAAATCAAATGGGTAAGAGAATTGTAAGGTCATGGACCTAGTAAACACTTCATCTGGAAGTAGTTCACTTCGAGGAGCTAAGTCAGTTCCAGAGATGCGAAGAGCCATTACTCCTTGTGCTTCTAAGAAGTCACGTTGTGCAAACAATATAGCTTTTAGAATACAATACAGGTAAATAACTTCTTCTTGAGATCCTGCCAAAACTTCCAATTGGTATTGAACTTCATAGTTAGCACCAATACGTCTTTGTGTTTTGTTGTTAACATCGTACTGTCTTGTGGGCTGCCCATAAGCTAGTTCTTTGTCTTCCGCAAGACGAATGTCTATGATGGAAGTTTCATTACAGTTTACTTCAAATATACCCTCTATGTCAAGGCGATCAGAGCAAATCGAGTCTATTATTTTAACCTGTCCGGCTCCTGCACCAGACACAACGTGGATTGCTAGGGGAGGCCAAGAAGAATTCTCAGAGAAGAACGCTTCAAGGACCTCTTGGTCCTCCTCTGTAAAACGAACAACAGAGTATGGGCGCACACCAGTGTCAACCATATTAACTTGGGACAGTACATGAAGGTTACCTAAAACTAGCGCAGGCAATCCAGCTGTTGGACTTATAGTAGCCCCTCCGTTTCCACCCAAGGTGTCTATTGCCATGTCTTGATCTGGCATTCCATAATTAGGATGCACACCCATTAAATCGCCAAGAAATTGATTCGACTCTGATTCGGTCTTCAACAGGAGAATAATTGCTGGAACTTTAACTTCAGTTTTAGGATAGTTGAGATTGAAATCTATGATCTTAGTCAACATGTACTGTTTGATCTGCTCTTGTTGCACTTCTGGCAGATTCTTGAACAGTAGGTTTATTATACGAGGATCCGAACGTATGCCTTGCATTCCGTTTATGATAGATCTTTGAAGTATGATTTCAGGTAAAACAGCCATTTAAAATGTGTCTTTCAAAAACGCAGCAATCTCACGAGGAAAAATGTTGTTTGTTAACTCATTGACAACTTCTTGTGCCAGGTTCACACCTTTCCAACCTGGATGAATCCAAGAGCTAGCTGGTGATTTGTCTGTGACCATTCTGAACACCTTCGGCTTGGTCAAGTTGATTACATGGCCAGGATTCAGTGGAACAATACGATACTTGGTTATTGCACTTTTAGGTGGGAGAGCAGCAGCCAAAGCTCTAGGAATCTTTCTTTTCTTTGGTGGCCAGGAAAGAGCGTTCTTTAACAGTCCAGGCTTCATATCAAAGCTTGGACCACCTGCTTCAACAGCCACAGCCAAAGGGTCATCCAACACCAAGTAAAAAGAAGAAGCATCTACGATAGCCATATCAATGCCCTTTACATAGGCATTCCTAGAAGCTCGAAGCTTCTTTCCAGCTAAAGCCTTCCAAAATGACTTACCAGCCAAAGCAAGTTTACGAGTCAGCTTTGGAAGCTTGATATTAAATTGCTCATGAGCTTTAAGCAAAGCATCAGGTAATTGTACATCTATAGACACATTCATATCTTCAACCTACCTGTCAAAGACAATTGCTCTGTTTGACGTTGTTGAGGGGTTGCTTTGTCTGTGGAGTTCAAGAAAGCCACATGCTTTTTACGTAAAACAACACGTTGTTTCAGGTCACGACCACGGTCAACACGCTGAAGTGGGGAAGCGTAAACTATCCACTCAGGATAGTAATGATACTTAATTGTATAAAACACACCGTCTGCAGGCTTTCTGCCAAGCCAACGAACTACGTTATCGTCTACTACAAAGTCTACACCAACATCATAAACAACGTTGTTTTGGTCTTCACACCAAACAACACAGCCATCACCAGCATACCAAAGTCTGTCTTCTGCTGCAGTCAGTGTTCCTGGTTTGAATGCCGCATAGCTTAGCTTGGCAGCATTGCGTTGAATAACTTGCCCTTCATGGAGCACATCAGTAATGCACAAAGTAACTTTGTCCATGTCTTCTAAATTTGGAGAATCTAGAGCAGGGCTGAACACGCAATCGCCAGGGAATACCAGACCACCATCAATGAGTTGTCTCTGGCCAGAATTAACCTGTGTCAGCAAGCCAACAACCTGTTGTGCATTGCGGTATAAGAAACCATCCCCATGACAACTAGAACAGTTGAAATCACGAATGTTGGTAACCTCTGTAGGATTTCGTTCATTGAAAGCAGACGTTGGATCTCCTTTGCGACATGAAGCACATGCAATCGCAGTTTCCCAGATGACAGTGTCACCTCGGTCATGTACGAACTCATTGAGTAAATTGAAATCCCAGTCTATCATAACACCTCACACCACCGTTAACGTAGCCCCTCTATAGCGGCCTTTGTATTGACGAAGATTGTCATCAATCCACTCTTTGAAAGCGGTTATGGTTCCTGTGTATGCTCCATACTTTTGCTGCGTTGTGTACGAAACACTTTGAGAAACACCATCACGTCCCATAGACACTGATCCTACTCCTGGGCGAATAGCGTTACCAAGCATGATCAAAGCATCCATTGCAGCTTTCTTAGCAATGAGTTCCTGCAAGTCACAAGGGCAGTCACGCAATCCAGCAATTACGTTAAAGTGCCAAAAGTTAGGTATTGCTGATGCACCAGCCCCTGAGTTCATCCACATTAGTCCTAAATAGTCAAAAGCCACGGACTGGTTGAAAGGAACCAGTTGTACAAGACCACCTTGTGTATAGTGTTGAATCCAATCTAGGTCGATATCAATAACGCGAGTGTTAGCAATAGCACCAAACAAGCTGTCCACTCTGATTAGCTGCTGAAACGGCATCTGTACGCTTACCCAGTTTCCTGTAGCGTTGGAGACAAAGTAAGTCAGCGGACCGCTTATGAAATCATAGTCAGGATCTGTAAATATTGGGTTAGGAGAATTTATGCCGGAAGAAAATTGCAACGTTGTAGCGTCACGATCTGTGACTACATTAGTAGGCTCTAAGTAAATTCCTAAAGCAACATTCTCTAACCATGACTCAGCTTGGCATAGATATTCCGCTAGTGCTGAATCGCTAAGTTCAGAGTTTTGAACTAACAGCTCTTCTGTGACATTCGTTGTTGGCAACGCAGAGAGCGATGTAACACGCACAACAATGTAATCTTGCCCCAATGTGGAGGTAAGAAGCTTAGGAGCACATCCACCGCCAATACCTTGAGACCCCTTACGTAGTATGAACGTACCTGGACGGTTAATAGTAACTAAAGGGCCACCACACCAGCTTAGCTGTCTAATTTCCACACCAGCTGGATTTGAAGCTGCATCCAGGTAAGTGTACGTAAGTGGACCAATACCTAAAGGATGGTTCCTTGATACCTCTACAACTAGTACTCCAGTTACCGTTGCTGGTTGATACTTTACGAATCGAGTGTCACCAGCGTATCTGGGAATGCCAAACAAGAAGTCGTTCTTCAAACGCTGTACAGTGACTATACGTACAGCAACGTCTGCTGACGCCCCTACGACCTCATCTCGTCCACCAGAGAAGAACGTGACACCTTCTGCAGTGTTCAAGGATTGGTTTGCCAAACCAGTAAAGGAAGCAGCTAGGGTGTTTCCATAGTTAGCTTGTATTTGTGCAACTATTGCTTCACGTGTGTTCAAAGAAGACACAGGAACACCAGCACTAACTGCAAGCGAGATAGTAACGTGTGTTCCTACAATCACAACAGACAGTGGACTGGTTCCACTAGGTAGCAAGACTTCAAAAGACCACAAGTTCTCATCAGTACCAGTACCCAAAGTGAGCAAAGAGATAGGAGTAGAAGATGGAGTACCTACAATGCCAACAGCACCAGTGGCAAGGCTTCTAGCACGAACAAAGTACTTGCCATGTCTTACTAAGTTGATGTTGTCCTGATCTACAATGTTTTCTAGTTGAAATTGAGCAGTCTGCGATAGAGGACTGGTGGTTCCTGTAAAGTACACAAAAGAGGACGCCACAACAGCGTCACGTGACCTGCGTGCCTTAACGAGCTCCACAAGCACAGCTTCAGCTACATAGGGCTCCCCACCTGTAACTGAGATGGTAGCAGTTATGGTGTTGTTGAGCGATTCATACCTTGAGTATTCAGTGTTGTCCGTAAGAACGGATATCTGTGTTGGTTGCATCTAAACACCTCATGGAATGTCAAAAATGTTTGTAGCAGAGGCAGGGACCACGAACACACGCTTGTAATCTGCGTCAGGTATAGACACTTCGTATTGCGCACCTGTAATCAAATCTACAGTGAACAGTCCTGCAGAGTCAGTTGTGGTTGGTACAAATGAAGAAGTCAGTAAATAGCCAGGTGACATGATTGCGGGTTTAGCTAGTAGATGGAAGCTTATGCTTACACCCGCCTTTGGCTCTCCTACAGGGTCCAAGATTGTACCGAATACGGAGCTGGTATCTGGAACCGCGCTAGGTGTTGGAGCAGTTGCCAGTGTGGTAGCTGTCACAACCTCAGCATTAGCTAGTCGAGACAGTATAGACGCACCACTGAAGAACATGTAGATGGAACCTAGTGTATTCACATCTCCTATAGCCAAGGTCACTTCATACAAACCTGCTCCTAAGTTGGTAAAATTCAGAGCAGTCAAGGTAAAGGGAATGAATACACCCGAAGTCTTTTTCAAAGAACAGGATATGTCAGAAAAAGTTAGAGTGCTAGCTGGCGTAGAGTCTGTATTCTCTAGGTAAACCACTAGTCTAGATGCGGTATTTTGTAGGAATAAGGGTGTTGCCATATAGCCTCTTGAAAAAGTTAAAGCAGTATAGCATGCTGTTGTTAGCACCGCTATACTGCTTACTTTATGAATAAGTACTAGTTCAGTACTTGTCTGAGTCGACCATATCCACAAGCTTAATTACAGAGTTAGCCTTCTCGGAAGCACGCAATGGGATAGCAGGAGAACTCTTAACGCCAGTAACTCTGCGGTTGGTTCCAACGTGTGGAGCAGGAGTACCACTTCCATCTACTCCGGTAGCAAGCATATTAGAAATAGCTTGAAATCCTTGAACTGGAGTAAGTGTTGTAGCCACAACTTCATCTGAGATGCCCTTGAGTGCAAGCAATAGGGAGTTGTAAGAACGCTTAAGTGCGTCAAATTCAGCACTTGCTTGGTCACCAATAACTACGGTCGCTTTAACTGTTGCCATGTTTCCTCACTTCTTTTTCTTTGAACTCTTGGAGTTCTTTGGTTCTGGGATAGTGTACTCTTCATCGAGTACGACTACTTCTTCTGTTGATTCGGAAAGCACTTCCACTTCATCAATGTTGCCTACAAAATCCTCTTCAGTAACCAAAAATGGTGTAAGCTCTTCAGCTACAGTTTCAGGTACAAAAGCAGGAGCAGATTCATTTACAATGAAATATCTTCCTGGCTTATTATTCATCTCTTGTGTAAACACTTCAAGAAGGTTAGCAGGAATTCTGGCATGTCCACTTGTGTCAAACGTAACTGTTTGATTGTTTGACAGCAAAATTGTTCTGTTTCGTGCGTAATTAGATTTAATCAGTATCTCAGCCATCGGACGTACCTTTACTCGTACTACTATTTTTTGTGCAATCTGGTTCAACCCAGTTCTAACTTCATCCATACGTTTTGTAGTTAGAACTTTTCCTTTTCGATTCTTCAACTCTTTTGACTCAGTCAAAGAGCAGGAGCTACACACAATATCGTAGGATTTGTATGTTGCATTGTAAAGGTCTTTATTGCAAATTGTGCACTTTGTCATAGTTGTAAGCCAAAAAGGGTGTACGTATCTTCTAGAGTGGAAGACTCGTACACCCTTCTCAGTTAGAAACTAACTCAGCGTAGGTTGAGTTGTCCAATGTTGATAAAGCGCATCCACTTCTTTGGAGCAAAGAGGACTGGCGTACCGTACAACATGATCATCCAACGGTATGCTGGAGAGAGAACCGCAAGGTCCATCTTCATCAAAGGCATCAACTGACGGAAGGTCAACACGTTTGGTGTCATCTCTCCAAGGTATGCGCTTGAGGTGAAAGGAAGTTGCAAATTCACATCGTTAAACACTGTTACGCCAGCTGCGTTTTGCGCTGCTGCAGGAACCTGTGCGATGAGAGCGTAAGATGCCAAGCTGGTTGGAACCACAGCAGAGGAGCTTGCCACTGAGCGGTAGATACGGAAGAATTCTGGAGGGAATGCGCCGATTACAGCTGGGTTGGTGATGGTGAGTGGAAGGTAAGTTCCAGCATCCTTGTTAGCTTGTGAAAGAGCAGTTACAGCGCCAGCGAATGCTACAGGAGCAGATTCACCAAAGCGGTTACATGCGGTTACCAAGTAAGCAAAGTTGCTTGTCCCTGCAGGAGCGCCCTTGTTGTGGTCTCCTGTGGTTCCGGTTGCAGCACCAGCTGCGATGGATGCAGGAGTTACTGGTGCAGATGCTGAGGTTGCAGCTGCAGGAGGAGTTGGGGTCTTCTGAATGAAGACATCTGGATTGAACTCAATCACACCAGCTTGTGTTGCCATGGTCTGAAGAGTATTTCCAATCTGTCCATTCATTGGAGCAGGCATTTGAATGCGCTCACGTGGATAGAAAGTCTTAACAAGGTCACTCATTGTACGGGTACCAAGGAACATATCCGTTGGGAATCCGTAGTTTTCGATGATCATGTTTGCTGCTTCTTCGATATCAGCCTCTTGAAGTGTCTGTCCCTCAAGGTCGATAACGTTTGAAGAGTCAATCAAAGCATCAAGGCCATCCCATTGCTCAGATTCACCGTCGAACGCAAGAGAGCTATCTCCAACGAACATGTGACGTTCAACCTGTTGCAAGAGCCACATGATACCCGCTTGGTTTTCCAAAGCGATCAAGTCACCGTGCGCAGGATGCGTAAGGGTAGCCTGATGTGTGATCTCACGTGTAGTACCAAGGAACTTGATAAGTTGCATTCTACGAACGTAGCTTGAATCTGTTGCCTGTGGTAGCTCACCTTCCTGCACGAACGGAGACGCTTGTCCACCGTAGTCAGTAAGTTGGTTGTACTCTTCAACAGTGCTGTACGCTGGGCTCTTTGGCATCTTCTTCCAAAGCTTCACGTGACTGGAACTGTATGTTAGTACCTTCAAGCTAGCGTCAAGAGATTCAACACGAAGAGCAGAGCCTCCGGTCTTTCCAGCGCCAACTTGATAACCAGCTTCAAGAGCCTTGTTAAGTTCAGCTACGCTAGCTGAGCTTTCTACACCAAAGCCGGAACCGATGTTACCGTCTTGGAAACTTTTTAGTCCTACTGTCATCTGTAACTCCTTCTTTACTTCATTTGATCAGCGAAAATTAGAAATGCGAGCTTTTAGTTCATCACTAAGTTCGCCGGTTGCGTCAAACTTCAAAACTTCATTGACATTCATCTGTCCCTTTTGGACCATGTTTGTCATGATGTTTGTTACCATTGACTTGCTCATAGGAGTCCCCTCTGCTTGTGGAGCAGCGCCAGACTTCACAATGGACTTAGCACCACGAGCGGGTGTTGCTTCAACTTGGTCAATGCGCTGGCTGTGAACAGCAAGCACTCCACCCAAAGAAGACAATGCCTCTGCTAGTGCCTTCTGTACGTCATTCTGTTCTACAGAAGACTTGGAAATAGCAGTGATTACACGGTCAGTGATACGAGCTTCCATAGAAGTCAAAGACTTGTGCATCACAGATGCGAAACCAGCCAAGAACTCAGAGACCTCGAAGCCACCCTTAACTGCAGTATTCTCTGCAGCGTGGTCAGCGAAAGACTTGTTAACATCCTTACCCTTAAATGCTTCTGGCTTAATCTCATCCTTCAGCATCTTCTTGTCTTCAGCAGCATCTGGATGTGCCTTATCGATGTCCTTATCCTTGTCCTTCTCGAATGGAAGAGCCTTCTCAGTCTCTTCAGCGTCCTTAAACTTATCTAGACCACCCTTAGCAACGAAGTTCTTTTCGCCACCAGTGAGTGGAAGACCCTTTGAGATCTTAGACATTACGGACTTACGCATCTTTGCGCCTGCGGACTTGTAGTCAGTTCCGTCAGGACCAATAGAGTCGCTCCAATCTTCACCTTCCCAGCTTGATCCAGCCCAGGTTCCTGGGGATGAATTGCTTGGTGTGTGGAACACTTGTGGGCTTCCGGACTCTCCTACCATAGAAACAACTTCAGTTGTTGCTGTGCCACGAGAATTGTGTCCTTTAGCAAGGTCTTGAAGAGCGCTAAGCGCCTTCTTCAGGTCTGCAGATTCAATCTTAGATTCACTCATTGTTTACTCCTGTGCAAATAAGCCAAAGGCTACATTGACAATGGCTTGTACGGTGTCTGTGTCACTTAGTCCGAGTTCACTCTTTACTAAATCAATTGCTTCTTGTCTAGTAAGAAGTTGACTTTTTTCAACAGTCTTCTTTTCCTCTTCGTCCAAGGACTCAACCTTTGCAACAGAAGAGACGCTATCCATAGCCTTAGATGTGTCTTCTACATTTCCCCACGCAGCAGAGAGTGATTTTGCAATCTCTGCCCAAGAAGCTGTGTTAACTGGTTGTGTTGTAATCGCTATATCTTGAATCCAACACTTTTCGATCTTATTACCAGCACGCCGAATGACTTTACCTTGAATCGAGAAACCAACCTTCCGGTCAGATCCAGATTCTCTAAGTTCATTCATCAAGTTCCAATAGTAATCAGCTCTGGTTTCTTTGGTTGAATCAGGGTTCTTGAACAAGAAACCTTTTACAAACAAACCGTTCTTTGTAAGTTCTGCATGTGTTGGCTGACCAACCTTGTACTCAGGACCAGCCTTGTGGTCATCATTGAAATAACCATGCTTCAAGAAGTAATCGAAGTCGATTCCCTTCTGTTCAATAATCTCGCCTTGCAAGTCTCTACCATCGGTAGATGCAATACCTTGAATCCAGCGTTTGCCAGATTTATCAGCACCTTTATCACCACTCTTAACAATCATTTGTTTGATTGGTACGAAGCAGGAGAAAGTGTCTTGTGAGGTCCAACCGTTCATTTAAACCTTAAAATGCAAAAGGGGAGTAGACAACTCAATGTCTTACTCCCTTTATGGAGAACTTTGTAATGTTATTATCTTACATGATGCAATTCTACATGTCAAGAAAATTTACGAACATATAGTGGAACATGTTTTGATTCTGTAGAAAGAGACTTTAACATACTGCTATCTACTTGCAAGGGCACTTTTACTTCTTGATCACAAGATTTACACACAGCGTATGCAGCGTTGCCTTTAAATACAATAATCTTTGAACGAACCTTCATGTTGTCTTCGTTTATTGCCTTCACGATTAGCTCTCCACACTTGCAGTTTATTTGCATTACATGGACTCCATCGTGGACTTAACTAAGTCCAAACATAGGTTTACGTGCTTATCAAGCAAAGATATAAGCACAGCAGGTGATACATTGCCATCCAACGTTAAATCAAAGTGATCGTAAGACCTGTCGAATGCTTTTATAAGAGCAGGATCTCCTGAGCGTGAAAAGAAGCTCAAAGAGCTTTGTGAAACTAAACCATACAGTGTCTCACCAGTATCAGTATCTAACTCCAGTATTTGTCCTGGCTTCATACGAGACTTAACTAGAGGCCACACGTCTTCCTCAAAATCACATTGCTTTAGCTTTGTTCGAAGCTCACGAAGGTTCTCGGGGATACTCTGTCTAAACGTGAGTTTGTTTAGACTCTTAACAACTCCAACAGCATTCATTGCTTGTGCAGCTTCTACGTTCTGCGCAGAGAAGAAAGAATCCTTAAGCAAATCCCAAGAGTATGTATGGTTGTTCTGTGTCTGCACAACTAACTGCTCACTAGGATAACAAGTGTACGTAGCAGTTGCCTGCTTAACCTTGATAGCTTCCTCTGTCCTTGAAGCTTCCTTTTGCTTCAGTTGAGATTGTTTAGCATGTACTGCACAAGGCTTTCCTTCTACAAGGTCGCCTTCATCCCCAACTGGCTCCAAATTCCAGAACGCTGGATTGGTTGGATTCTTACGTTCTACATTCTCTGTTGCGTTGGGGTCAATGACTTGCCAATGGTAGTCAGCTACGTGAAAGCCAGGATTAGCGTAACCTAACAAGAAATGTAAATTACCGTCAGACGACCCAAGTGTGTGACGAGTTAGTGTAGTATGGGATGGATGGCAACAGGTAAATGTAATGTCTTTAGCTGTCTTACCTTGTAGGCGCTCACTAAGGGGTTGCAGTTTATCCCACTTAGCCAGTCCTTTTGCTTTACGGGCTTTAGATAAAGTTTCAGGCATTTGAAGGCTCCTCTTTCTTCTCTGTTGGTTCCTTCTCTGTTGGTTCCTTCTTTGGTGTGCCCTCTTCCTCGTCTATCTCTTCTGGAGGTGGCTCTATGATCTCAGTCTCTGGAAGAACACTCTCTATAGCAGCCTCTGTTTCAGGAGTAGAATCATGCATCGGTTCGTTGTGTAACCAATTAGAAAACTCCTGTTCATCTTCTCTGAACGATGTGAGGTCTGACCTGACGACAGCAATGCCGAAGTCATCCACAACCAAACGAGACAAAGACTTAGCTACAGCAGCGTCTGGAACGTCACCAGTGGCTTGGTAATTGCGAGCTAAGGTGGTACGCAGTTTATAGTCAACAAGGTACTGTACATCATCATGAGATGACAATACACGAGCCAATTCCTCAAAGGCTAAGGTCTCAACGTCCTCTGCAGGCACCTTTTGGAAAGACATTCTATTGACTATGCGACTGTATAGATGTGAAGCATTCCAGTACAACAAAAACTTTGGACTAACCCTTGCAGTGAAGAACACGGAGTTTATGTAATTAACACCAACACGCGAAGAACCGTGTTTAGTGTCATACATGAACAATGGATCTGTAGGGCTTCTGCCTGCAGTTATGCTGGTTAAGAAATCCAAAAAGGGCAGGTCGCAAACAAAGCGCCTACCCAACAAAAGTACAGACTGGTCTATGAACTCTACGTCACCCACCAATGCGTTTGAAAGCTCTTCTACTTCGTAGAAGGCTTGGTCACATAGCATTATTATGCATCCAGTAATCTTGTCTTTGGTGTGTGGCGCAGCAAAGGACTCAGTAGCAAACTGTCTTAGTTTTCCTAAATTGGAGTCTACCGTACGCAAAAAGGATTGTACGTATAAGTCAGCGTTCTCTTTAACGTCAGAATCCAGATACACATACTTTGGTCCTTCTAAGTCAAAAACTTCAAACCAAATGTTTACTGCACTGTTCTTATCATAAGATGGATTCTGTAATGGCTCTATTCCTTCAGGAACTGCCATGTTGCGTTTGTATCCATCCTTGGTGAAGAACTTAGTATGTTTCTCTGGTACAGGCTGCTCTGGATCCATCATGGGTTCTCCATAGAATGGATCGTAATCAGGAGACTCTGGTGGGGCGTTTGAATAGCGATAGTAGTTACCCGCTTGGTCCATCCACCAATATTGATACAAACTTCCGTACTCTCCTGATTTAAAAACATAAGTATGCGTGCCATCTGTTGCAGGCATACCAAACGCTTTACTTATGTTTTGGATCAAGGCAGTAGTCATCATTTACCGTAAAAACCTCGATGTTGTTAGCATCTTTGTCACTGTGTAACACACCAAGTTTGTGCAGTCTAGTTATTATCTCTGTTGGAAACAACTGCAACAACTGTAGTTTGGTCTGTGGTCCTTTACTGCGAAGGTGCAGCAACGTCATCTTGTCGTACACTGTCAGTTGGTTCGGCTGTAGCTTCATTTAAAGCCTCCAAGTAGTCTTTGAGGTAGCCTTTTATATCCATTCTATGACGCCTTGGATCATCTTCTACTTCATAACCAGGCCAAATGGTCTTAACTAAGTCAGTTATTATATTTGGATCCATTATAGGAAGCAAGGAAAGCAGCTTACTTATTCCTTCAGGAGTATCAAGATCGAAATCATAGATAGACTTACGTATGTAGTCTGATGTGTGGATAAGGTCAGACACGCTACAAGACAACAGCCTAGTTGCTTCATTGTTGTCAAAAGACTTTTCTATACCTTCAATCTTGAACGAGTTTTCCATTTGAATCTACCTTTGCCTTACGTGTGTACATGTAACCCGATCTGTATATGCTTGGAATTTTGTCGAAAAATTCTTTACCTGCGCCGTAAGAAAGGCCAGCCACACAATGATCCTTCAAGCCTTCCAAAAAGGCTGGGTCATCCGATTCCATCTTTGTACCAGTCCACCAAACAGTGGCAATGACGTTTTCCTCGTCGTCCATAACTTTAAAAGCGTTGTACACACTCATATAGTATTACTCTTTCTTGTAAATGTCAACAGGGAAAGCACTGGAAATGTCAGAGAGGAACAGGCTCTTGTCCAACTTTCTATTTGGTTTTACTGTGTCAAGTTCTCTTGTTGGTTTTACTGTGTCAAGTTCTCTTGTTGGTTTTACTGTGTCAAGTTCTCTTGTTGGTTTTACTGTGTCAAGTTCTCTTGTTGGTTTTACTGTGTCAAATTCTCCTATAGCAGACAGAATTGTTGGAGCACGCGCTTCTGTATGAGAAACTCCATCTTTACCCCAAGAGTTTAGTGGAGAGTAAGAAGGAATGCTATCCCAATGTATGGTGCGGTCTGCAGAGGAACCGCCTTCGAAATGGGCAGTGCCTGTAGGAAACAGCTTAATAGATCCTTGTAGTTGTGCTTGTTCTTGTGTGGATGCATCTCCAATTTTACCAGTAGAATAGTCTTTTGCGAACCTAGCAAATAACTGGTCTGGCATTTCCCAAGAATCATTTGCTTTCTTAATTTGTGCAGTTCTCTTGTCAGCGTCTCGTTCCCATCCAGGGAATGCAGGTGCTCTATGTGTAGGAAGTACTCCTTTGGTTCTAGCGGCCATCACAGGGTCTGGAGACACAGCAACAGTTACTGCGTACCTTGTGGATTCTACTGGAATAGACCCGTGTGTTTCTTGTAAATGTGCAAGGTATTTCATACGGACATGTGTCTGTGCAACTTGCCAATCAGTGAGTCCACTGCTTTCTAATTGTCGTTTGGTCTGATCAAAACTTTGAGTTTTGAAACGAGTAATCATATGATCTGGAACAGTTAGGTCTTTTCCAGATTTGACAAAAAGCTGGTGAATTATGTTTTTATGTCCTTCCATGCCAGAGCCAAACGACAGGCCATGATCAATTGCTTTAACATCAGATTGATCTGGGGAAAACACAAGGTTACCCATATGTCTATCGTTATTATTCATCACAATATCAAGACAGGCTATCTCTGCAAGTTTGGTCTGCACACGCTCTTTGTGTTCGTCTGGTACAGACGACAGTACCTCGTTTAGAGAATTTGCTGGTTTCTTGCGAGACTCTAAAGTATTCCAACCTTCTTGCCAGGATTGTACGGACATGGGGCCAACATGATGGACATCGGAAAGTCCATCATGTTCACGTGACACTGTAACAGGCACATGGTCTAACCCTAAACTAGAAGATAGTTGGTGTGCGGCTACTTCACTTATGTGGCCCTTGTCTGGAGGCAGTGAAGACAGCCCATCCGCAAAAAGCCAGCCGGCATAACCCTCTTCTGGAAAGGTTGGAGGAGGTTTCATACATCCTGAGCCATTGCCCGCAATAGTTACTTTGTAGGAAACGTGTGCTCCAGATTGTGGATCGTCTCCATCCTCCATTTCTTTACCTAGTTTCTTAGCGGAAGAGATAGTGCCTTCACTGAGATGCTCAGCAAGAACTTGCGTAGTTTGTGACTTATCAGCAAAGAATGTCTTAGCTCTAACTTGTTCCTGCTTCTTTTGTTGCTCTTTAGCTTCTTCTGTCTGTGGAATAGCACCAGCTGCCATAGCCTCTTGGTGCTTCTTCATAATAGACCCGTTTGACTTGTGTTGAGTAGCTCCGTTTCCACCATGCTTCTCACACTCCGAACCACCACCAAATGGACACGCAGCCATGTCATTGCCACCAGTGCCACCAGTGCTGCTAACACCACCTTTTGGAGCAGCTGTTCCCAAAGCAGGAGGACGACCTGGTCCGGCTGTGTTGCCAGGAGCAGCTACACCTGCCACCGAGGGCATTCCAGGTGGCTTTTGTTGGCTAGGAGCACCCTTTGGCTTTACCGTAGATGCAATGCCACCAGCAACACCAGCTGTAGCTTTGTTGAGTGTTGAATCGAACAAAGACTTATTTACCAGACTGAGTTTCCCAGCCTCCCAAGCATAGCCAGGAGGAACGTAGCGCACCATACATCCACAGTTTGGATGTACAGGAGGAAGGGTAGCAATCCAGTGAGTATGTATTCCTGACTTTTTTTCATGTTCTTCTGACTGTCTAGCATTGATTAGATCTGCCAGCACGAAAAGCTTAGGCGAACCATCAGGGTTCAAATACAAACGCTTGCAATCTAAACAGCAATTGGCACCAGGAACTACAATAACATTGGAGTTCAATCCATTGCTAGTACTAAACACACCTTGTTTAGACACAATGGCATTTACACTACCAGCCACTTTGGCTCTGTGTAATTCTGTCTTAACAACTAGAGCAAATTTTACCTTAAGTCTATCAAACACTTTAGGATCAAGCGGTTTGCTTTCCAATAGAAGCTTGGAAAACACACCAGCAACCATCTGTGTAAGTTCCGCACTGAACTGCGCGATGCTCAAAATGCTCTTTAACGACAGTTTGTCAAAGGCAGTGACATCTTCTGTAGTGAACAAGTCTTCTGTGTCACTTAATGTTGCGTTTGCATACTCAGTTTTCTTGGTGGAAGCCTTGAGTTTGCCAAGAATGAACGAAGTCTTAGCTAAGTCCAAACTAGAATCCAGGGGCAGCTTCTTGTAAGTCTTCAATGCTGCAAAGGAACTGTGGCTTATTGCAGTTGGACCAAAGACGAAGTATAGCAACCAATTGGTATGGAGCTGTAGAAGCCTATTAAGCTTTGCAATCTTTGATACAAACGTGTTCATTAGTCATTGTCTTTAGCATAACCACACAATGCTGCAAAAGATTCTAGGCTCTTCAACATACCAGGGACTTTGGATTCTTCTTTTGTAGGTTCACATGCTTTTTCAAGCTCACCATTCACAAAAGCCTTAATCACATTAAGCGGATTCTCTTCTTCGCTTTTCTTTGGTTTGATCTCAGCAGCTAAAGAACTCTTGATCAATGCAGGGTTCAAAGTCAGTTCAATGTCTGGAGGAGATAGTCTGTAACGACCACCACCAGTAATGGGAGTACCATCCGCATCACGTTGGCGTTCTATTCCTGACTTACTCTTTGAGAAGATCTCAGGTTCATACATCACAAAAAGTGGATTTTCTGATTTTGGGCGAGGAAGCATGTGACTCCTAATGTAAAAGGATAGATATCTCAGTGCAAAGGTTCTTCATCATTGTAGAGAAAGCGGTCTCAGCCTTCTCAAGTAATCCAACTTCAACTTCATTCTCTAGAACAATCTCATCATGCGTGGGTGCTGCTAGCTTAATGAGTGACTCACCCATTGCAGCCATTTCACTGTTTGATAAGTTAGTTGAAATCTTCATTAGGAACGTGTTTGCTCTCTGCCTGGTACAGAGGAACCGCCGAGGCCCGCGTTGTAGTTCAATTCAGCTGCAAGATGAGCAGCAACCATAAAGGTAAGCTGCATGCATTCCATGTCCGAGATTCTAAAGTTGACATTGCGAATGGTGTTAACGAACGAAGAGTCAACGTATGTAAATAAAGTAGGAAACACACAACCAATTGCTAGTTGTTCTTGAGGAGTTAAGTACGCCTTGTCCTTCTCTTTGTGTAGAATTTCTATGATTATGTGCTTTGCCGCCTCATAGTCAAGTTCACCACTTGGAAGTCTACGAAACAATACATTTCCGTTTACACGATCTGTGGGCGCGTTGAAAGAAGAGACTACCTTAGCTTCAAGTTGTCCAGACAGCACTTCTGGTTTGTAGTCTGTGCCAGTTCCAGCAGAGCCACCTGACAGTACTTCTTGGCTCTTTAACAGGTCAGAATTGTGTGCAAGCCAGTTAACTGGCGTCTTTGGTAGGTTATTCATGTTAAATCCTAATGTAGAGTAAACTCTTCTTCACGGATAGAAGAGAGGAATCCTTAGACGCAGGCTTATGTACAACACGTCCAGTATGTTTGTCCGTGCTTTCTGCATGCTCTGCTTTGACCTTATGTTCAAGTTGCTTTGCAGCTTTAGAACGTCCTTGTCCTGCTAAATACTTTTCGTAAGCTTCTTCAGTTTCAAAGTATCTGTACTTTGGAGAGCCATCGTGATCGTAGCCATCCTGAATGCGTGCAGCATACTTGCCACCCTTTGCTTCACCGCGACCACCTGAAGCAGATACAGCAGCACCAGAGCCTTCTTTGGTTTTTGGCTTTTTAGCATCTGACTTGGCAAAACCAAGTAAGTCTGATCGTAAATAACAAGTCATTAGCGTCTCCAAATAGGTAGCGCAGGAGCACTCTGTTTTTCCAACAGAGAACAGTGTGAACATGAGTTGTCCAAACTCTTATTCATATGTCCGCAAGCATTGCAGGACTTGTAGATCTGCACATTAACTTGTTCTGGTGCAGCTGAAACGTTCACAACTGGACGACCGTTTCTAAATGCTTCGTACAAATGTGGTTCTTTTGCAGCTGCAATAGGTTCAACAGTAATTTGTTCCTCTCCAGAGGAGACTGTATCAGTTGCCACACTTATGGCTTTTCCAGACTTTGTGGACATCAAACGTGATGTCAGTGCTTTCAGGATTTCTTTTGGTGTGGACATATTTACTCCAGTGCGCGAACTAGGTCCTTGAATACTAGCAGATCGCTCATTTAAAAACAAGTGTTTGATTAGTTTACCATTACTTGCTTGCAGCTTAGCTTTAAATGCAAGCATAGTATACTGTTTGATACTTCCTAAAAACTTCGGATTGTTATAGTGCTTTAGGTAAGCAGCCTTGGCTTCTTGCTCAGAGTCGAAGCCAAGCATTACCTTCTGTTCATCTATTTCTACAAATTCAGGAGCTTTTAGCTGTGTGACTACAAAGACGTTCTCAGCATGCGGGCTTGGTCCCACATAAACATCTACTTCTTCTCCATCCGTTCCAAGGGTACCACATATGAATCCGTAGGGATTCTGCATGTAAGTAGTACCCTTAGTGTCTGAAAATGGGTCGTACCAGTGTCGTTCTGTTCCTTGGTCAGTTTCGACACAAATACACAAGTCTTGATATGTAATATGTTTCACTACACACCTCTGTAGAAATCCAACCAAGACTCGTCTTGGTCAAATGAGACTTCAAACGTTTTAGTGTCAATGGACTTGGTGAAACCATCTGAATAAGAGGGTTTTGAATTATCTTCAGCTACTTGTGCTTCCGGTTTGTCTTTTCCTGGTTGTGCACTTGGTGGAGCTGTGCCACCACCAGCAGCTCCAGCAGCTCCGGCAGCAGCCTGCTGTTGCTCTAGTTGCCTACGTTGTTGTTGTGCTGTGGTGTATGTTGGGTTCAAGATCAAATCTCCATCAGCAACGTCAGGAAGGTCTTCTTGTCTACGAATCTCATTCAGGGTCATGTATGTTGATACTTGTTCCTTACGTAGTTCATGCTTTTCTTGCTCTGTGAGTTCATCAAGACCAACAAAATCAAACGTGAAATTGTCGTCCAACTTATTAACCACGTTGTCATTTATCAGCTTAGCAAGGAAGCGAAGCATTGGCTTAAGCCCACGATCACGAGATGCCTTTAGCTTCCATTCTTGGCTTGATTCGAATAGAGGTGTCTGCTGAACACCGCCATGCATGTCAAAGTTCAACTCTGCTGGATCGATCAAAAACACAGCACAGTTGTGTACAGCAAATCTGTGTGCTTGATATGTGTGTTCTCCGTCTACCTCTATGTTGTAAACCTTTCCTTCAAAATGGTTTGTGTGAGAAGAAGAGACGGGAACGTAATAATACGTAGCACTTTCATAAATGGTAGAACGCAGTGCAGTCAAACTACTCACTCTGTCACGTAACTTGTTACCCTTTGGCCCTCTCAACCAAGTAGCTAGTCTAGCGGAGTAGACACCATTAATATCTAAGCGGTGCAAGTCATTAACAGAATTGAAACCAGTGTTTGTTACAGTGTAACGATGGGAATACACATTTTGACGAAACAACAGGTGGCGAATCTGTTCTAGTGCTGTTTTTGACACAAGAGACAAAGTACTTACTGCAGCACCAGTGACGAAAGCAGGGACGGACCCGTCTCCTGCGAACACGCCGCTTATGAATGCACGTTGAACTTCTGTAGGAGCATCAAATAGCATCTTAGGAATCTTTTTCAATACAGCTTTTGAACCAAACAAATTTCCAAGAACATCAGCAACAAGAGAACTGTGCAAACAAATGTTAGCAGTGCTTTCTTTTGCTGCATAGGTACGAGAGTGTACTCCAATTCTAGTAGCTATGCGTTCAACAGCAGCTACGTACTCTTCTTCATGTTTTGCAAAAGTAAAGTATGCTGCTGACTCGGTTGTATTTCCTTCAGCTAAATACAACCCAAGAACGTAAGCTAGCTCTTCATCCAAAGCCCAATAACGTTGAATAAATTTTCCAGCATTTCCTTTAGGTGCAATATGCAAAGCATCAGGTGACACTCTGCAATTAGCGGCTCCCAATACGGCCAAACAATCGATTGTTTGGTCTTTTCCAACAAATTCATACGTCTTCTTTGGTATGGTTAAGTAGTCAACGCCTTCAACGATTTCTCCTGCGTTTTTCCACGCAGGCTCACCAAATAGGCGAGAGCCGTTGTGCAAGGATGAGGAAACAACCCACATAGGATGTTCTGGAGTTACTTCGATGGTTTCTCCTGCTGTAAGGGTAACCAAAGGTCCACAGTATTCTGTGATCTGTAAGTTACTCACATTGCGTGGTTGACCTGTGTGAGAAAATACCACATCTCCAGGCACTACAGATTCTATAGCTGTAGTCGACCCGTCTGCCATCGTGATTGGTGTATTACCAGTGAAGCAGGTAATCTTGATCAGGTATTCCATCCACATGGAGTACTCCATCTCTTGATTACTTTGATGCAAAGGAACCCAGTCAATACCCTGCTCTGATTGCATGATGGGAGTACGCCAAGCGTTGGTGACGCCCTCTACATTGTTCTTCCACTCACGTTTGAACACTTCTAACTGATCTCCAGTTAGATTGTCTCCCTTTATGTTCAAAATACCTTTCGGGGCTGAATTGGACGTTATACAGCCACCAGCGCTCCACCTATGTCCCTCATGTGTTTGTCTGACATCAAACATAGGAACATGTACACCAATCACGTTAATGGATTTAATCTGAATCCATCGATAGTTTAGTGCCTCTTCTTGAGCAGAGGAGCGCAATGCTTTCAACTGTGACTTACTTCGTGTGCCACCAGGTACATACCCTATTAACCGTTGTAGTATTCCTTCTTGTGCAAAGCGAGGAATCTTACCACCAGAATCCTTTCGATTAGGAGAAACTGTTTTATATGTTTGTAGAAACCCAATCAGAGAAGCAAATTTGTTGTTTTCACAAACACGCAAATAGTGACAAGGTCTACCACTAGCATTCATCAAAGAATGAGACAAGCTACTAGATATACCAAGAGACCACAGCAACTGTTGTACGCCAGCAATAAGGTTAGTACTAGAGCTACACACATATGCGTGAATGCCATTCTTAACGAACCCATCAGCACTGAAGTATCCGCGTAGAAAAGCAGCTCTGTTTTCTACAGTTTCTGCAAATAAACGAGAAGGAACAACTTTCTCATGTGATGCGGAAGAAGACATCCCAACAACGTTTGTCAAGAAATCAAACAAGCCTTTGTTTCGTATAACCAACGTATCAAGTTTAGTTCCTCCCCAATCACCACCACTTTTACGCATATGATGTGATATTCCACGAGAACCAAGCATAGTTCGAAACTTTTCTTGTACCTCTGTGTCTTTGGGAGAGAACACGCAGGATGTCGTGTAGTTTCTCTTATTTCCAGCATTTATCGAGCTACGTGTATCAGTTACGTACCCATCACCTACCAAAAATCCAATAAATTCGTAAAAAGGGGCATCTAACAACCCTGCGTTTACTGTAGGTTGTTTTGGTTTTTTACCTACCTGAACATAAACAGGGTCTAGTTCATTGAATTCTAACAAGGCTTCACTTTGAGCTACAAAATCACCAACACGCAACTCTTGTAATTCCTTCATAACTGCTTGTCCATCACAAGACAAAGACAAGAACTTGTGATTTGGAGAGGTAATTAGACTGTAATTGTTAGCCAACCCTACGCTAACAGCCTCTTTGTGGCCAGATGACACTACGTCAGAGGTAACCCACTCAGTTCCATTCCAGCAATCAAATACCTTTCCAACCAGGGAAGAGATAGGAACCAGCCCATCACGGGTATGAACAGTAGTATCTCCTGCTACACAACCTTGCATGAAAAAGCGTCTGTTGTACTCTTCAGCGTACAAATGTGCAGTGATTACAGTGATTAGTTGTTCTAGCTCTCCATAACCATAACCTTGCACATAGATGTCAGACCTGGGGTTACGTACACCAAATACAAGTTCTTTGTTAGTGTATACGTTACGTTGCTGTCCATTGATTAACTGTACATATGCAGGGACATCATGAAGCTCTGGATTTTGAACCTTCATGGTCTTATAGGGCTGGGTCAAGGTCTCAGCATGTCCACGCATCAAAGCATTGGCAGTATGCGTGGCGTGTGCCAGGTCCATATCCATGTGGTTGGATGCAATACGGATTGTAGATGCATCTACAGCAAGAAATTCGTATGGCATTCCTTTACGGTCTGGAACCACTTCGAAAGTGGCTTGATCGTACATTAAGCTGTCACGAACAAGCTTCTTTAGGAAAGTTTCAAAGTCATCACGCACATATGGACTGTGTGGATTTGGGTCTTCAGCACCACAAGCATAGATGAACTTCTCTACAGACTGTATGAATTCACGTTCACCTTTAGTCGTTAGTCGTGCGGGGTTCTTGTGTTTAACAGCAAAGCCGAGAGATTTGTTCAAACGAAACGGTGTAGCAAACTGGGCTACTTGATTACATCTGGTTTGTAAAATAGCAGAGATGAGTGCTAGCTGCTGGGGAATGCGTTTAAGCGTTTCGTAAGACAACGAATAACGTCTGTCTTTGTAACCCATTGCAAACTGAATAGACAACGGGTCAAACACCAAAGACTTTGGACCTTTTGCAGCCAACTCTGGATCTAGCTTAGATTTCCTGATTTCTTCGGAAACCATGGAAGGAATCATGTTTGTAGCATCTCTCCACTTGGAGACGTGCTCAACCCACTTGTCTTGGTCTTTGAATCTGTCACTCATTTCAACCTACTTATAGACTTACGCATACGTCCAACTAGCCAGGAATTGAACATAGCACGTTCTCTTCCTGAGATCGAAACCAAACCCTTGCTTACGTCTTGTGGGCTGTATTCTCTTTCCACTGTAAGAAATTCATACTCAAGAGCTGAGGGGGTCAAGTCTTCCACTATTTGATTAAAAGACTTGGTTAGGTCTTGTAGTTGGCAAATAGCTTTATTGGTTGGCTTACCTACAACTCCACGCTCTTGTGCAATCTGAGAGTCTGATTTCCTGTCAGACTCTAAGTCTTCATCGGCATCAGCTGAGTTGTTGGCATCTATGGCATGATCATCAGGTTCACCACCAGTAACACCACTATGGTCCCTAGAGAATGACTCTTTGTATGACCTAGAACTTTGTCTGTCATCTGCGGGTCCAGTTGCAGTATTCGGAATTCCTACTGCTTTAAAAAGGTCTAGATAAAGGTTCATTTACCCTCTTTCACTTCTGCTGCATCTGTATCGTCTTCAGCTTCTTCTGCTTTTTTCTTCTCTGCTCTAGAAGTCAACAAGCCATGTCCCAAACTCACTGCACCAGATCCACCATAGTTAATTACTTGACTTCCAGCACTTCCAGCACCGCGTGGAGACACTGCAGCGTCTGCAAGTCTGGTTCCTGCATTTACACCAGTTTGTATACGCTGCTTAGCACTTATTCCATTACTTCCACCACGCTTTGTCTCTGGTGTGGGTTCTTTCTCAGTCTTTTGTGGTTTTGGTTCTTTCTCGGGCTTGTCTGGCTTAGCAATATCTTTTGAACTTGCTTTCAAGGTCTTTAGGTCTGCTTGATGATTCTGACTTGGAACTGTTTCCAGTTGATCGTGTACATCCAAAGCAGACAGTACGTGTTGTGCTCGCTGCTCGTCATCAGGATGCATTGTTCCTGCGTCGATCTTTGCCTGAATTTGTTCTCTAAGCTGTCGAGCTTCAGCTTTATGTGCAAGTACCTTAGCGTGGTCACTGTCTGTGGCAGGAGCAGGACTATGAGCCTTTACTTTAGCTTCATTCTCTTCTTTAAGCTTCTTTGCATCCACAGCAGTCTGCTTGTTTGTGGTCTTTGCTGTTGATTTTTTATCCGATGAGGATGCAGCTTTTTTAGGTTCTTCCTTTTTTTCTGGCTCTTTAAGTTTTGGTCCATCAGGAGTTCTAGGATCCATAGCCTCTGCATTAGCAGCAGTGGTCTTTTCATGAATCTTGGAATGAAAGTCGGAATGGTCCTGCAACCCTTCTGCTTTGAGCTGTTCACTTATTTCTTTGTGTTGAGCAGAACTGAATCCATTTGAGCGTTCTCTTGCCAGTTTCTCATGCTTCTTGGCATTTTCATCATCGCCAGTCTCTTTTGCAACCTTAGACAAACGATAGTGATCTATTGCTTTGGAGTCTGCTGGTGCATTTGAGGCATCTAGCGGATTTGGAAAGTCTTGTCTCTTGTGGCGATCTAAGTTGATTTCTGAGTCGATCAACGTCTTCTTTTGTGAACCAGGATTCTCTTTTCCAGAATCAACGGACGCAACAGCAGGGAACTCTCTAAGCGTTCTGCTGCTGTTCTCTTCTTCGTCCTTGAAGCCACTGTTAGGAATCTCGCCAGGCTTGATCCTGCGAGTTCTCTTGTTATCCATGTTCACAGTCTTTTGTTGGTCTGCACCAACACTACCCATGTTTTGGGATGCAGGAGTTACACCAGGCTTCTCAGGGTCGTTACCCTTAGACTCATCACCAGGAGGAGCACCTGCCTGAGAAGACTTTGCAGCCTGTGCAGTATGGTCAGTAAGCGTTTGGCTACCTAGGATATGCTTCCCACCATCTGGGCACGTACCTCCCAAAGGGCAATCAACCACCTCTGGAGAGGTGGATACCGTTTGTTTAGGTATTGATTGTCCTTTGTTTACGAGTTCAGCAGCCAAGTATAGGTACATTTATCACCCTGCAGAGTCTTCGTTGAATGTTAGTGGACGAGCATTAACTCCCTGCACAGCTGTAGCTCTAAACGCATCTTCGGTAGAGACAACACGCTCAACAGGCTTTTGACCTCTGCGTTCGCGCATATTATCTATCGTCTTTGTGTTTGAAGTTCTACGTGGTACAGCCACTTGATTTGTGTCCTTGAGAGACACTAAGTCACGCAAATCAACATCTACAAGTTGATCCACTGCGACTTCAGTTAAGTTTACTTCATATTTATCTTCTTGAGTACAAAGAAGAACAAGTTTATCACGACTCTTCAATCTGTGTGCTTGTTTTGGAGAAGCAATTACAGTGTCACCATTAGCAATGTGCTTGAACTCTTCCTCACCATCTGCGTTTGTGGTGACAAAATAACCACTTCCAGTAGCCACAGTGTAAGTGCGTGTCTTCTTTGCATGCTCCCAAATAGGAGTGGATGCTCCATCTACAAAGGACATGTAAAGCACAGTAAATGGCTTACAAGAAGCTTTTACGACATGAAATCCGTATACAGTTTGTACACGGTCTCCAGTGACACCAGCGATCTCACGAGTTGCTACAGCAACAATGTCTGAGTGTTTACGGAACTTCTTCGGATCCAGGTTCAGGTTTTGACGCATTTTCTTCTTTCCTCTTATTGAACGCTTTTCTATGATGAGATACCCATGCTTGGTAACGTTTAGCTACACAAGCACATATTACTGAATTCTCAGTAGCTTTGTTAATACCTACGATACCACGAGAATAACACTTTGTGCAACCCTTTAAAGCCCAGTAACCAGGACTTTCACTTGGTGTTTTGCTCTTCAAATACGCAATAAACTCTTCTCTGTCATCTGCGTACTTAGCAGCTACACGTTCTGCTACTTCAGGTGGAAGTTTACTAAGTAGTTTAGAAAAGGCATCATCAGATGTAACAGTTCTCATTTGCTTCTTACTCTTTTCTTTATGGAGTCTCGTGAACTTAAGGAACGATTATGCATCCTCCTGGCCTCAACCTGTGCTCTGTGTTCTTTAAGAAACGATTCCTGTGCTTGTTTACAGTTACATGCAACCAACGTTGCAGAGTCAGCTGCTGGAAGCAAAGTCAGTGCTTCTCCACAGAATTTACACTTGTAAGAAATCATGCTTTCCTGTGAATGGTCAGTGGTCCAACGTTCCTAGGCTTTCCAAAGGTAGCTTTGGTTAGAAATATCAAGTTATTTATTGGTGCATGTTTCGGCAGCTTCAAACTCAAATGAAAGATTTTACCTATCTCTACAGTGTCCTTGAGTGATAGAACGACTTCGTTGTTTAAAAACACCAAACCAGCTTGTAAGTATCTCTTACTTTCACGAATACTAGTACACATACCAGACAGGTCTAGTACTCTGTAAATTTCTGCATGAGTTGCAGTTCTGCTAGGCCAAGCCACGTATAGCATAGTGTGAGTATAGCACAAACAGAAATACCCACGAATGTTATTCGTGGGTTACTTTTGTGAGTTAGTAGTTTCCAGTGAAGGACTCGAACCTTCACAGACTTCTTCAGAGGAAGTTGACCTGCCAATTAGTCGAACCGGAAATATAATAATCTCGAAGCCCCGGACGAGAATCGAACTCATGTCTCTCGCTTACAAGACGAGGGTACTGCCATTGTACTAACAGGGCAAAGAGGGTCTAGTGAGAATCGAACTCACCAACAATGTTTTGCAGACATCGGTCAAACCATTTGTTAGACCCAAAAATTGGAGCGTCTTGCGGGGATCAAACCCGCGCCGAGAGTTTGGAAAACTCCTATGCTATCGCTACACCAAAGACGCAAAGTACCTTGTAGGAGAGTTGAACTCCTCTTACCCGATTGAAAGTCGAGAGTCCTTTCCGATAGACGAACAAGGCATATGACCCTATTGGGAATCTAACCCAACTTACCTAGTTGAGAACCAGGCTTCTTGAACACTAGAAGATAGGGCCGTGGCACGTGTACGAGATGCTTTCAAAGGGCACCCACATTATGTACACATTTTTAAGAACCATGTAGCGATTGTAGTAAGTTTGGAGTCTGCTACATCTGTTGCTTTAACCCACAACAGGGATAGTAACATTCCTTATACACAACTGTGTCCTCACGACAACCTTTTAAAAACTACGTAGCAGACCCATGCGAAGCAGGGATTTACACCCTTGCAGCGTCACCGCGAACTTCTACACATACCTTAAGTTATATGTGCTGCGTCTTTTCAAAAACTACTTGGCGATATACTAACTGCTTTGTGTAGTTTTACCTACGCCATCTGCCTCGCACGACACCGCGAGTGTTCCTGTATATCTTTAAAGAACCAATTTTGAGCACACAAGCAGTCAAATATATCGAGGTCTCACGCCCAACTTTGACAACCGCAAGGTTTTTAAGAACTCACGAAGAGCTGAATACTCGAAATCCACACCCTTTTGAGGTGCCATCTGTTTAGCAAACAGTGCTAGTTCCTAACTAGTTAACTCTTCATTTTAAGAACCACCAACAACGTTGGTATGGAGAACAGACGAATCGAACGCCACACCCTTTTGAGGTGCCCACTCACTTCCAATGAGGTCCAGTCCCAGACATGGTTTACTCTCCAAACGGTAGATAGAGGTATCGCGCCCCACACCCGAAAGGGTGCACACTGGTTTCAAAGCAGGTTCGGAGGCTTCTCCGATTTATCTACCAATCAACTTTCATCTACCGCAAGATTCCAGTACAAGTAATCTTTCCACTCTTTTGGAGAGTTTGATAGACTTACCATGACTTTCTTCTTAGGAGACCAATCCGGTTTCGTAGGAACACTGTGCAGGCGCATCTTAGCCTCTGCAGGAGTCCTATCCGCCTTCTTACTGTTGCAAGTCAAGCAAGACGTTGTGATGTTGTCCCACACTGTCTTACCACCCTTAGAGCGGGGCAAAACGTGGTCATACGTCAACTTGCTCATAGTGAATGGCTTGTTGCAGTACTGACAAGTGTAGTTGTCTCTTGCGAAGACATTCATCCTAGAGAACTTGATTTTCTCTTTCTTAGGCTTTACATAGGTTGTCAACCTAAGTACAGCAGGACAACACATAGTGTGATTTGCACTCTTTAGTTCAAAATCAGGGTATTCCTCTATTATGTCAACTTTCTTCTCAAACCAAAGAACTATGGCTCTTTGCCAAGTAAGAATCTTCATTGGCTCGTACGTAGCGTTCAGTAACAAGACTTTATGTTCTTCAGCTAGCATAAATCCACCTGGAGGGAGTTGAACCCACTCATGTCCGCTTATAAGACGGATGCCTAAACCGTTTGGCTTCAGGTGGGTATATCAGCATCGAGAATCGAACTCGAACGTTGAAGCGTATGAAACCTAACGACTAGCCACAGTATGCTGATATGCAGAGAACCTGCAAGGGAAAATTGGGAGCGATCGCCGGAGTTGAACACGGTCCTGAAGCTTATGAGACTTCGGTGCAGCCCTTACACCACCACGCCATGTCCTAGGAGGGATTCGAACCCTCATGCTTTCGCTACACCAAGTAAAGGACAACCAAAACAAGTATGCTATAGAAACGAAGAGATTTGAACTCTTATGCACCTCACAGTGCGTTTGCGTTTGAAGCAAATGTGTAAACCATTCCACCACGTTTCCAAATAAATTTATGCGAAAAAAGTATTCAAGGTACACTAAAGAGCAACTAGAACCTCTTGTTAAAGAGAGCAAATCCTATGCGGAAGTTATAAAGAAACTAGGTCTTAGGATTTGTGGAGGTAACTACGTGCTCCTACAAAGAAATATAGACAAGTTTCAAATCAGCTGTGAACATATGCTATTCCAAGCAGCGAACCAAGGAAGAGAATTTGTAAAATATGAAGAAATTTCGACGCACGCAGCTATAAAGAAACGTATTCTACGAGAACGAGGACTTGTCTGTGAGGGGTGTAATTTAGACACCTGGTTAGGTAAGCCTATTACCTTAGAGATGGATCATATAGATGGGGACAACAGGAACAACACAAAAACAAACATAAGAATTTTGTGTCCAAATTGTCACAGTCAAACTCCAACTTGGAAGAACAACAAGAAGTAAGTACCAGTTCCACCACACGGACATTCAAAATTGGTTGCCAGTTTAACTGTTACGTAAAGCACTTCTAGCAAGAAGCTTAGATTTATATTGTCACCCTAATCCAAGGGTGTTGCAGTTGGAGAGATTCGAACTCTCATACCGAAGCGGGAAATCTTAAAGATCCTGTGTATGCCAATTCCACCACAACTGCATTTAGTTTATCAATGACACAGGTGAGAGTCGAACTCACAAGAGGAATTACCCACAACAGTTTCTAAGACTGCCCGCTCGCCGTTGGCGTACTGTGCCGTAAATACCAGATTAGGGAATCGAACCCAACTATATCACTGTGTAAAAGTGGTGCCTACCCAGTCAGCTTATCTGGCATACTCGTTGTTGAAGAGAATCGAACTCTTATTTAAACTTTAGGAAAGTCTTGCTCTATCCGTTGAACTACAACAACAGACGCTTTTGTTTGGACTTGAACCTACCACTTGACGCCAAATCAAAATTGAATTATACCGTCCTTGGTAGGAATCGAACCTACAAAATTGCTTGTTTAGAAGACAAGTGTTCTATCCGTTGAACTACAAGGACAAAAATGATATCAGTAACATGTGAAAACTGTAGCAAAGAATTCTTCAAGAATAAGTCTGAAGCTGCTCGGAGCCCTAGACACTTTTGTAGCAGGTCTTGTGCAAATAGCAAGCACAACACCGAGAAAGCAAAACGAAGTAAGAAGCAAAGAACATGTACTCTATGTACAAAGAGTTACATACAAACAAAAGCGAGACGCAAGATATGTGAAGTTTGTTTTGTTCCACCACTCTGTAAAGATAACATGACACTCAGTCAGTGTAAGGACAAATTAAGTGTTCAAGGCAAGCACCCATCATGGTACACTGTGCACGTAAGAGGACATAATAGAACGAAGAATAAAAAGCTAGCTACTAGCTGCCAGAAATGTGGGTACAGTAAACATGTAGAGTGTTGTCATATCAAACCAGTCGCAAGTTTTGAAGGCAATGCAACGTTGGCTGAAATTAATCATGTGGACAATATTGTTGTTTTATGTAGAAATTGTCACTGGGAGTTTGACCACAATCAACTAAGCATAGTAGATATTCCAAAGCGTAAGTAATTACGCTATCCTTTGTGCTACAAAAGCAAGCCTAGGTAGAGGGATTTGAACCCCTCATTTCACGGTTCGTAGCCGCGCGTGGTATCCGTTACACTATACCTAGATAAGCCGCCACAGGTACTTGAAACCTGTTTTCCTCCATACCAAGGAGGTACATCACCATATATGTTTTAGCGGCACATGGACAAGACTGGACTCGAACCAGCGGTCTTCTGAGTGCAAGTCAGAGGTTTTCCCAACTAAACTACTCGCCCAATTAAAACTGACGAAATTGTTACCATTACAACACATTGCCACTGCAGTGAATTCAAGACTAATCAAGCAAAATTACGCCCATAGTCTTAACAATGCTGGGAATCGAACCCAGGTCTTCGTACTTCCACGTTATATAGGAATCGAACCTATGATGAAAAGTTTTGGAGGCTTCTCTGTGCCCAGCACCTAACGTATACAAGCTAAGATAAGAAGTGACTGACGGGAATTGAACCCGCTAATACCTGATTCACAATCAAGCGCTTGGCCATTTAGCTTCAGCCACACGCTCCATAGGGGAATCGAACCCCTCTCAACTTGGAGACAACAAGTCCGCAACCCAGTTGCGCAATGGAGCAGGCACGGCATCTTACTTTTTTGGGGTGCGTCAGCTAGCCGTAATCGACCCACAGTGCCATCGACTGGACTCGAACCAGCATTTATGTCCGGTTAAAAGCCGGGTACCAACCTTTAGGTGACGATGGCAAATCCAAGCAGAAGGAATCGAACCTGTCAATCTCTCGCTTATCAGGCAAGCGTATATAACCACTATACTATGCTTGGGTTAGTCCAGCTAAGAAGATTCGAACTTCTATTGTCCTGTACCCAAAACAGGTGGGTTACCGTTACCCTATAGCTAGATGAAATGCCCCATGGAAGGAATCGAACCTCACAGCCTAACGGCACGTGGTTTACAGCCACGGGGATGTTCCAACATCCGGATCACAGGACAAAGTGCAACCTACTGGAATCGAACCAATTTGTCTTGTTCTTCAGACAAGCGCATTAACCATAATTGCTTAGGTTGCATTGACTGGGACGGCAGGAGTCGAACCTGCAATCACTATATTAACAGTATAGCCGTCGCGCCGATATGACGAACATCCCAATAATCTAACTCTTATTCAGTTTTCAAAAAGTTTCCAGGGTAGGATTCGAACCTACGACCATCAGTTTCAAAGACTGAGTACACGTGCCAGCAGCGTAGACCTGGAAGTGGTAACGAAGGGAATCGAACCCTCTATGGCTTGCTTAAGAGGCAAGTGCTTATCCAGTTTAGCTTCGTTACCAAGAAGTAAGAGAACATCTTACTTCGGATATGCTATCACTTATCTTTTTCGTTGTCAAGAGAAATCGTAGCTAGGCGCTTTCTAGTATTCTCTATTCGCTTTGCTAGCCTGGAGTAGCCTAGTATGACTACTTTTGGCAGACCTGAGTCTTTTGTCAAGGCCAATTTGTCGGAGACAACACGAAGCATGTCAGGTACACGTGTAAACGAAGGCTCAGCTAAGAAGATGCAGGCTGCTGCCAACTCACCACTCAAAGCATCCACCAAGTTCTCCAGTTCGTCAAGGTCAGGATTCTCTTTTGTTGTCATCCCGGTATCTGCAAACATCTGGTGTAATGCTTGTGCAAACGCAACTGCGTCAGCTGCATACTCCAAAGCTTCCTTACTTGGAGAAGATGACTCTAGAGACTCTATGATCTTGGAATAATTATCACTCATGATGCTTCTGGTGTTACCTTAGCTGGAAAACAGTCAGCTGGCAAGGAGCTAGCTACAACTCCCTCAATATATGCTGATACGCTAACACTCTGCTTCTCACAGTGAGTGCGTACTGCAGTGAGCACGTCAGGGTCAACAGTGATGGATGTACGAACTTTGGTTTCTTTCTTACTCATTTATACCTCTACTATAGTTGCTTCAGCCAATACAAAGCTTCTTCTCCACCCCAACGCCACTGTGGGATGTACAATAGAAAGCCGCATTTTATCAAATTGTTGCTTGAATGAGGATTTGCCAACACTGTGTATGTGACAGCTTGTTGCATTCCTTGTTTCTTAGCCCAACGCAGTCTTGCATTTATTAGTTTGCCTTGCAAACCTTTTCCACGCCAAGCAGGTAAAACTCCTGCTCTGCAAAGAAACGCCAAATTACCGTCAAGCAACTTTACGCCAGCATAAGCAACTGGCTTATCATCTTCGTATGCAATCCACCAATGAACATCATTTGTTACAACAGGCTGATCCTGTGCATAGTCAAATACAGTCGCATCAAGTATCACTACTTGATTTATGTTGTTGACCTTGCGAATAGAGATGGCCACAGGGTAACCTCAAATGTTCCCGTCATACACTTTGCCGTTGTAAGCAAAATGTCCATCATTCATGATTACAAGATATGGACTAGCAAAACACTTGTCTGGTCCATAGAGTTCAAGAATTGTGAAACCTCTCTGCCAATCAGGGTCGTTGTTATACTCGTGGTCTCCTGTCATGCAAGGATTTGCCACAGCAATCGCAGTCTTTCCTAGCGCAGTCTGGCAGTGAATCTGTGCCTTGTGGTGATGTCCAAACACTTCGGAGGTGCCCATGGTCTTTGTAAGTCTGCTGGCTGCCAGGTGCTTTCCTGCACCAAAGCGAGCAGCTTGGTTGTGCCCGTGTCGGAGAACGAATGGACCACAACGAACACCCTTATTGACAGTATCTTCACGAACCCATTTGATACCATCAGCCATTCCTTGGCTTTCACACTGTTCTCGGAGGGTTAGACCAATAGCACCCTTCAAGGCAACCGGAACTGCTCCAAGCACAGCTTTGGACCAACGTTCGTCATGGTTTCCTTCTACAACCACAATTTCACCAGCTTCTTTAGAAAGTGCATTCACTTCCTTTACGAAAGTCTTGATTTGTGGAATTGCGTTTATTGGAGCATGTTGATCTTGAACGTAACGACTAAGCATGCCCAAGTCTACAAAGTCACCGAGAATCACAGTCTTCGCTGGGCGTGTAACTGCATGCCACTTTCGGAAAGCGCGCCATGTAGGTTCATGATGTAAGTCAAAGTGAATGTCACTAACAATGGCAATCACGTTTGAATTTTTGGAAACAGCACTTTTACCCATTAAGCAATCCTTTTCTGTGAACTACTATCCGTAGTTAGGCGTTCCCACAAATCATGAACGGTTTTGACATAAGCAGCTGGCAATGTCTCAGGGTCAGGAAGTTCTAAAGCCATCTTTGGCTTTGCTTTCCAGCAATCCTTTGGATCTTGCTTAAGTGCTTTGGCACAAGTCCAACCACAGCTTTTCTGTCTGCTGTCTTTTGTAGAATACTGTTTACCGCATTGAATACAATGTTTTAGCATTGTGTCACATCCTAGTAATAACAGTATGCAGCATACTACTGGGGTGTCAAGCACTCTTACTTCTTAACTACACGTAAGTTGCTGTATGAATCTTTAACACCACGTCGCATCGCACGAAGGGTTATAGCAATGCCCTCTATTTCCTGCGCAGCTTTCTCAGTCTTAGCTGTTTCAGTTATACCTACTGCAAGTTCAGCATCGCCTATACGTCTAGACAACCTGCCAACTTCTTCGTTAAGTTTGGTTAAACTAGCCAACAGTTTATTGCTCTGTTCCTGCACCATGTGCAGGCGGTTGTAATAAACTCTGATTTCCTCAGTAAGTCTGTGAATTTCATCAGTCACGGGAATCCTTGCTTGTGTAATTTGCCAAACGCTTATCTAGCTTCTCAAGAAGAGTCATTACATTCTCAATTTGAGTAGATAGTCGCATAACAGCTTCTTTGCTCGCTAAGGAATCCAGACGTTCTTCAAGTCGTGCCAAACCTTCTTTAGTTGCATACTCACGACGTACTGAGTCTTCCGTGTCTTTTACAGCTTCCTGAATGGCTTTACGTACTGCCTCTGTGTCAGGACGATTTCTAATGGCATGGTCTAATGCCTTCTCTAGCGCAGGCTCCATATCTTGGTGAATCTTACGAGTAAGAACCCAAGGTAGAAACACGGCACAGATAATTGATATGAACGGAGCTACGTTTGACCATTCTATTACCATAAATCATCCTTGTAGGCTTACAACAAAGCATTCATATGCGGCTGCACCATCTGCAGCTTCGGCATACACGTATACACTGTTTGCATCAGGCACAAACGGAATGGCAGACCAAGGACCATACACAATATCACGCGTAGGGTCTACGGAAGCAGCTACAGCTTTTGCACTAGAAAAACGTACGCGTACACCAGCAGCACCAACGTAGAGAATGTACATGTGACCTAAACGCAATTTAACTGCAGTAGAACTTTCAGTTGTACCAGTTCCGGCCAAACGTTGAGGCGTGCGATGACCAGGAGTACCTGCATCAGCCAAAGGTGCGACGGGTATTAGATTTTTGAATAGTCCGAACATTTGATTCCTTTGGGTATGAGAAAGCCCAGCACACTTATTCTAGCGTACTGGGCAGTCAAGTCAATCTAAGTATGGTTTATACTTATTATAAAGACGATGCAGTCAAGTCTACAACCTCACAAAAACCACCTGAACAAGCCAACGTCTGTGTACCAGACGTTGAATCTTCTAGTTCGAATTCTTTAAGTTTACTCCAATCAAAAGAAGTAGGCATCTTTGCCAACAAAACATCATATTGTTCCTTTGTAATAGCTTCATATGGTGCTTGGGCGTAAGTGTGGTCATTGCTAGGCAAAAAAGACACACCAGAGCAGGTATCGAAGTTGTTCCAAATCCAGTTACCTACTTCCAAAAATTCAGAGTCGGTATAATACACAGTAATGGATGGTTTGTGTTCACACCAGTGCTCTTGATACATTGACCACAAGCGCAACTGATGCATCGCACCTACATCTGCGACGACCGTTGCTGTATCTGGACTTTTCATTGGAAATGAAAACACAAATACATCTTCAGGTTTCATGCTATCTGGTTCACAAGGAAACAATCCAGAGTCTCGCATCATAGTAGCCAGTGGATCTCTTTGATCCGCACGGACACGACGAATGTAATACTTGCTGAATCGAGGATGGATTCCACTAGAAGAATCCACCAGCTGGGACACGGTATTGTGGCTCTTTACAGCGCCAGCATAGTACCAGTGTGTGTTTTCTACTTCAACGTCATAAGTAGGAACAACTCGGGACACTTTAGAGGACACAACTTTTCCAAGGATAGAGGACTTTGTAGAAGTCTCATGATGCCACGCAGAAACATTACTAGCCTTGATGCTGTGCTTCTTAAGCATTTGAATAGAAGTGGGGTCTTGGATAGCAGTTCCAGACAACAACCACATGTGCTTACTCTCCTGAAAGTTCTTGCCTTTCGAATTTAGAGAACGGCCAATGCCAAGTCCCACTGACCAAGCAACATCCTGTAGTTGCTTAGCAAAACCATCATACGCAGTGGTGAACATAAACCTAGACACGTTATTAGTAGTTGAGATGCATCCGTCACTGTCTAGAAGACCTGCGAAAAAGGCAACAACAGACTCTCTAGACGACTCTCGTATCTTACGAGGTATTGACATAGTTGACTTATCAAATCCATTAGAAATAAACCAGTCATAAAGAAATACACTACCCTTTTCTAAAACAAAAGCATTTCTTCCTTCTGAAGCGGGAAGGATGTTACTGTCTACATCGAACAGCTCCTTAAGAACATTTTGTGCTTTTTCCAAATGTGTAATGTTCTGATCTATGAATCTGATTCTAGACTTGTTAGGAGACAAGCAGCCATCCCCGTATAGGTAACCAATAAGCCACGCCAGGTTTGGCGTCATGTGAGAAGGTTGTTTTCCTTCAGACTTAACTTGAGCATGATTTTGGTCGATTGGTACTGCCGTGTGTATTAATTCTGCTTCACTTTCTTTGGAGTAAGAGGTGAGACACACATCTAAGATATCGCCCGGTTGGATGTTTGCAGCAGACACCCAATCGTTAACATCTGTATACTTATGAAGTTTGGATCTGTCGTAACGTTGTTTTACAAACCATTTATGGTTTGTAGTTGACTCAACAGTCATACCATAAGACAAAGTCAACTCAATAACAGGCTGTTCTCCGTTAGCATACGTCTTTGAGATTTTGCTATTGGAGGTTCCTTGAAGAGCCTGCACGTTGCCTTGTACATCACACCAAACACCACTTCCATGTGCCTCCATCAACTCTTCCAAAGTTAACAGTCCCTTTGATGTAGACGTAAGAGCGTCCCCTGGTCTACAACCACTAGGCTTGCAACAAGTAATACTTGTGCTTTGGTTTATTCCAAGTTTTTCACTCCAGACTTTATTTGTGGAAATTGCTACTTCACGCAAGGTATTAAGCCATTCAGGCAGTTCAGCAGCTTCTGGATTGCCCATAATAGGGTGGTCCATAATACCAGTAAGAGAAACACCAAGAAGAGCCTCCTCTACTGTGTTGCGTTCCCAAACCTTTCTTAAATAGCGAAATGAAGTAAGTGTAGCTTGCAGAGTTCCAAGAATAGTTGCTTTAACGACTTTGTCTTTTAGCGTGTCTAAAGTATCTGTAGACCGGATCACCACCTCTGACAAGTTACAAAATTGATTGGGTCTAAGAATTATTTCACTACAGGGATTAGTTCCAAACGAATGGTTTGCGTCACGTCTACCTGTCTTTGCTGCTTGCTTTTGTGAAGCAACCCTACTGAAGATTCCACGTTCTCCAGACTTAGATTCATACAAAGACTGCCATTCTTTTAGAAATATCTCAAACTCTGGTTTCTCTGTATAACATGCTGAGTTGTTGGCAAGCTGGCGCTGTTTGTTGTTCTCCCACCATTGTCCAGATTTAGCAAGACGCATACGGTCATCGCTCAAGTTTGATAGACTTATGAGAGCAGATCTACGTACACCACCTACCACAACGATATCAGCAATCATGCATACCAAGTCATGGCACTCTAAAGAAGAAAGTTTTCTACCAGCTGCTTTCTTGAACATTGTTACACAAAACTTAAACAACTTCACAAGAGGCTCTGGACCACTTGCACGTCCGCCAAACGTCTTTAGACGTGCTCCCGCCAAGCGAAGATTCGAAACATCCCATTTGGGTACGGTACCGTTATACAAAAGAGTAAGTAATTGCCGTAGCGAAGTAGCCCAACCAATCTTGGAATCAGCCACTACAATGGTAGTATCCGAGTCATGAAAGGTCTCAGCAATATCTGGAAGCTGACTGACGTATTGTCGTTCTACGCTAAAGCCTACTCCAGTACCACACATAAGGATGTACATGATCTCATCAAACACTTTGGGGTTGTCAATGACCGCATAGCTGCAGTTATACCCGGAAACTTGGTCGCGCTCTAGAGCAGGACCAGCGGTCATCAAGCAACGCATAGAAGGCATAACTTCAAGGTCGTGAATAGGCGTAAACAGGGCTTCAATCTCTTTGGCAAATGTTGGATGTTTCTTTGCAAAGAATGAAACGTAACGACCAACTGTTTCCTTCCACGTCTCGCGGCGTCCCTCATCTTCAAGCCAACGGCTATAGCGTGACAAGTGAATAAATTCAGAATACAAAGGTGTTGCAGTTGAGTCGAACGCTGTATCCTTCTCTTGTTCTACAATGCTGATAAAGTTCTTATTTGAACGAATTGTGGGAAGCTCTGTCATGTACTAAATCTCCTAAGGAACTATGTTTTATCAGGATATGTGGCAGTTAAGTGAGCTATCAGCTTTGAAAGCTGTACGCTATCAATCTGCAACAAGGGTTGTTCGATTGCATGTTTGAGGATCTTACACTGTGTCTTTGTTTTGTGCACGCAAATATCATTCCAAAAATAGTCATTCTCGTTTAGCTTATTGCCTTTGAGAGCAGCTATTAATTCAGGCAGTATATCTTCAAACAATGTAAGACCAATAAACCCTTCCTGTTTGAAAACAAAGAAGGGTCTGGTAGTTTCTGTGTCTGGGTGGAAGTCAATGCTGACTGCTGTCATTGCTTCCAGTCCTCTACACATTTATCTATACGTTCAATCCATCTCTTCATGTTCAGCATTGTAGAATGCCCTATGTTCAAGAAGTCACCGGAAGGTGTTACTTGTTGTCCGCCTTTGCTTTCAGCATTAGCCACAGCACGTTCAAACTGGTGTTTGATTTGTCCAAGCATGTCTATGGGTCCAAGGTCTCTACCGCTATATACAAACTCACAATTTCCACAGTGCCAGCCTTCAGCTGTCAAGTGACAACCAAAAGCGTTTAAAGTACCTATGGTTATATCATCATTACAGGTAACACATTGGTATGTCATTCGGTTACTCGGTAATAGGTTATTCCATCATTGCATAGGTAGCCTGTGCGTGCGTCAGGTCTATACCCACGTTCCTCGTAGGAGACAACACGACAGTCACGTGCACGTGAGAAACGCTCCCATAGCACACTGTTAATATGGCTTTCTCTACTTGCTTCAGCCATTAAGCATCCACCAAAAGCTACACCAACAAACATAACTAAAATTCCACCCCATAACACAATGTGGTCTACTGTACTCATTCTTCTCTCCAATAAGTTACGCCGTCATCGCATAGATAGGCAGTTTGTTCTGGAATAGTAACACTTACAGTTCCTCCACCTGGGCGTGTACTGAAGGTGTAACCGTGGCCGTGTTGACTATCTCTGTGTTCAATTACATGACAGTTGTGTTGATTTGAGAAAACTTGCCATGCAGCGTCTTCTTCCTCAGCTTCCTTCTCAATTTCAATTACAGAGAACACAACCAAGCCGCTAATTAAGAGAACTCCAATAGCCCCAAAGAATACAACAAGCATATCGTCCTTATCCATATCAACGTCTCCAAGAAGCTTCAGGCTCATCAACCAATACAGGATTCATGTGTTCCCAAACTTCAGGACACTTGAGTACTAGTCCGTATGACTTCCAAACAGGAAGTACGTAAGGGTCATCTTCAAAGAAGACGAAAGAAGTGTTAAATGAGAAGGTAGGTTGAATCTTCTCTACAAAGCACTTCTTTTTGAAGACAGAAGCGGGTTGGCCAGCATCTGCAGCAGTACGCATATACAAAGCTTCATAGTGAGGCTTCCAACCCATATGTGTCTTCAACCACTCTTCAGTAACATCTTTATGTGTTTCATTTCTGCCAGTTAAGAACACTATAGTGTAACCGTGGTTGCGCATATAGTTCAAAACATCTAGGGCATGCTGTTGTGGAGAATCCAACAACATCAAAGTCTTGTCTAGAAACTTATCCCAGCATTCCTTTGGAATCTTGCCATTTTCATCTTTAACTAGATGAAATGCACGATGGTCGTTGTTCGCAATGGTAGTGTCAATGTCAATGATACAAACGGTTGTCATGAGTGTTACCTTAGCTGAGAACGACCATCGTGCAATCGGTTTAGTGTTACTTCTTCAGTTCCGCAAGCTGTGCTTCCAAAGCCTTGATTTTATCTGCCTTCTGTGAGGAAGAGATAGCTTGAATCTCCATTTCCCACTTTTTCAAGTCTGCTTGGTATTGCACTAAGCAAAGAGCTTTCGCAGCATCCAGTTCTTCAGCAGTCAGTTTCTTAGTGACATCAACTTGCATACGAACGTAACAATCTTCAGATTGCAAGAACTTGACATTGATGTTGTCACTTGTCTTCTTCTCATCCATGAAAGCCACAACTTGCTTCAGTTCATCACGACTTAAGTCAGTAGCAATCTCATCATTCTCATGGTCATAAACTACTACGTCTTTTTCTAGCTTAAAAACAAGTCCACCATATTGTCTAACCAAAACATACTGAGTTACTTCATAACTAGCTACTTTGGCACATTCAGGCTTTTTAGGTAATCTAGGCATTTCTCAACCCTTGTCTGAGTACGTGATGTCGGTAGAAACCAACACAACAGTCTTTGTAGGTGCGGCCTTGTAAATCTTACCATTACCCAAGTTAACAGTAAGAATCAAAGAATCGGTCTCATAGGAAGTGTACACTTCACCAGGAACAATGTGATTAGTAATCACCATGTAGATGTTCTTCTCAGAAGCCTGTTGTGCTGACCTGAAGGTGGAGCCAGCTGGAAGCTTACCGATCTGGTGTACCTGCGCTTCCTTTGTCTTCTTCTTGATAGAGACAAGTGTATTACCTTCAATCGGAACGAACTTATTGAGTTTTTCAGCCTTCTTCTCAGGCAAAGGCTCCAACACAGCTACCTTCCAGTTCTTGGACTCCAATGGAGACATGGCAACGTCATACCCACGTCCATGAACACGAGCAACCAAATAACCCGTGCTCTTACTAACTCTGACAATGCGAGCAGTGCGTCCATCAGTCTTGTGTGAGATCGAGTCTCCAACGTTTAGATCTGTGACTGCAAGTTCAATTTGCTTTGGCTTGTTACGAAGAGTGTTGATCATTTTCTTAACTTCATTAGGTGATACTGAATTATGCATTTGTTCTTGGTCTTTCTTGTTAATAGGGTTGTTTGGGCTGCAATTATAATGATAGGTATTTTTCGTCAAAGTATTCCAGACTATGCGAGTGTTTAGACCAAAGTCCTCGTTACACTTGTCACAGACTCCAGGTAACCTTGCGTTAAGTATTCTATCGTGCTCAGGTAAAGGAATAAGCTTTCTACGTTCACTTCGTAGCTGAGAATCATAGTTAGCTCTCCTCAAGGCAGTTAGGACTCTAGATTCTAAACTCATCTGTCAACCTTTGGTTACACCACTACCTGTAGTGTATGTCTTTCACTAGTCTCTTTCCTAGATAGATCTGTATCTAGATTAATAAGAGATCTTCTCTTTGAGATCCAAGCTCTCTTGGTTTCACTCACTCACTCACTACTTAAATCCCATCATTTCACCGTCAGTAGAGATCTAGCGTAATACTCTTAGCTTGTCAAGTAACAATCGTATTTCGTATATTATAAAGTTGTAGTTAAAATGAGATAAGTACCTGTATTTATTGGGTTTTCTCATTTCAAGTATTACCCTTGACCTGCTTCCCAAAGTCCCATGTCAAACTACTTCTTTGGTATCGTGATCACATTACGTATAACCATTTGGAAAATTTAAGACAAAAATACTCAAACTTACGCTATGTGCAAATAACATGGGAGGGATCCCCCGCCGCTTTTTTGATATTATTCACCTTGGGTGGAAGCGTTTGCTAGAAGGCGCTCAGAGAGCTTCCTAGACCCTGCTTGAAGCACGTCACCCACAACTAGCAGAGCAGCAGCTGGAAGCAGTCCTAGAGCCCCTGGAGCGCCCGCAATCACTAGTACTGACTGACACAGACCAGCACCGAAGATGTAAGCACCCAGCAGACGCACGTACGACAGCGCTTGTAGGCGAGAAACAACACAAGCACTAGCTGCGCATAGTGCTACAAGTGCAAGCCCGCCAAACGCCGCCAGGATGCCACCACCCTCATGTACTGAGAGTGAGGTGATGCCAGCACCTGCGAAGGTTAGCTTATTGGTGACCATAGTTGTTAACGAGTGCTTTGCCATTTGGTAGTCTCTTTCTAGGAAGGAGTAATACCGTACACTGGCATGGTGGTTAACCCCAGTCAAACACAAAAAGCTTTTATTAAATCAAACAGTATTACCTTTATTTCGTTGGCACGGTTCTTGTTAAAACTATAACAACTCTCTAAGCATACAATCCTAGCAAAACTAGCTTATAGAACTGTTATAGAAATCTATAAACGCAAAAAGGTACTACCGAAGTAGTACCTTTATACAAATTAATTTATTTAATTCTAGCTAACCCCTGAATTACAAATCCCACACCGACTTAAAGGCTTCCATCTCAATTGGAGGAAGCCTTATCAAAGTACGCAGCAGTTGTATTATCTTCACTGTGAACCACTGGTCTACTAGAAAACTAACAGTGCCTGTGTCCATATTGATGACGTGCTGCAACTCTACATGTGTACTTGTATCCTGAACGCTTTGTTTGAGTGAAAAGCTAGTGTTTGTAAAGGCTTCCTCTGGTACGTAGAAGTCTCCAGCAAACTTTACATTTATTCCTCTAACGCGTCCGTAAATTTCAAACAAATGCTTGTGTCTAGGCATTTGCTTTTTGTTACGCCTATGACAGCCTTGTATACATACAAGTGTTCTTCTTGTGTAGATGTTGCCACTTCAGGGTGAAGCAGTTTAATAGGAACTAAAGCATGTGGAGAATACTCACCTTCTTCAAGGTCTCCTACTTTATGAACTACACGCAAGATAGCTTGGTATGGATGTTCCGGTTTGCTTGATAGTATTGCCATGATGCACCTTAAGCATGATTAACTTTCTAGGGTTTAATTACCTCCAACTAGATTAAAGGTAATACGTTGTTTTATAAGTCCCATGGAAATATAGTTTTGTCGGAAAAGTTTTCATCAGGAACTTTCTGCAAAGTTCCAACAGGCATTTCAATGACACTTTCTTCGAAAGCATTAAGCAGCAGATCTACTACGTCACAAGTTGCTAGCATGCGGTCTTGAACCTCAAAGAATTCAGCTTTTGGATCAAGCTGTGTGCCTCTACCAATGTTTGTAACCGTGTGTAACTGAAGTCCAAGAAACGTTAACTGCAAACCAGAGATGCCTCTCCTACCATCACTCTCAGGGCAAAGCATAATGTTTAAGTACCTTTCCCCCACAAACCACGTTTCCCAAAGCGTAACTTTCTCGAATACAACCACTTTGTTTGTTTGTACGAAAGGTGTTACCGACCCTGTGATGTAGGTTCTAAGTGTATTGTGAGAAAACAAGCTAACAACTACGTTTGGATCTATAGACCTCCTATTGGATTCATAGAATTCCCAAAACTTGTAAATGTCATTTTCAGTAAATTGAAAGCTCATAGATCCCAATCAAATGTAGGAGGTTGTGGTTTTGGCAAAGCCTTTGCTGGTTGCTTCTTAACAAAAGCATCTAGTGGGTCATATACAAAGTCAGAAGACATCTGGACGTCTCCAGCGGCATAAACAGCTACTACGTCATCTATGGCCTTCATGATTCCAGACTTCTCAACATAGAAGTTATCCAAGTTAATGTACACAACACTAAGTAAGTCTTCTACTCTATAGCAATAACTACCAACCTTGAATGCTTCTACATCTGGTCGGAAGGTGTTAACCGTTCCAGACATTGAGAGAGTTTCTAAGCTGCAGAAGTTGGTACCAAACTTAAGTCTTATTACACCCGTGCCGTCACCTACCGGAAGTAGAAGACTGTACACGCCTGCTTCCTTCATCAAAAGCAACTCAGTAAGCCTAGAATCTCTGTCAGCAGAGGGTGCCCCTACACGGTCGTTGTTGCCCACCTGAAGCCTGCTGTATGGCACCATACTGCCAGGACAAGGAATCACAGCACGGTCGTAAGTCGCAGGCTTAAGCGCCCACAAAACGTCGATTAGAGTGAAGAACGAGTCTGCAGTGTTTTGTAAATTAGTTTTCATAAATCCCAATCAAACGTAATATTGTTTTCGACTTCTAAAGCTTTAACAACTGGGCTAGCAGGGTTAGCTACAACAGAATACCCACTCACAGTCACTTCTTTCACAACAGAGAACAAGATTCGAATCAAGTCCGAAACGCATACGAACATTGAAGATCCAGGATAAAGCCTAAACATATGGTCATCTGGAAGTATGCAGACATCAGCAGCTGTAACTGGTTCCCAACCAACACTAGGTTCCCAACGAATAGTTGTGTAAGTTGTATTTCTCAATGCATCTTGAATTACAAACTCATAGTACCGCCAATGCTTGTTGTTGTATCCATCGACAGTCGTAACCAACGAAGTGTTTACCAACTGAATAATAATAGGTATGCGGTTACGTGTTACTGAGTCATTCGCATATGAGCTTACATCACACCCATGGTTTTTCCTTTGCTCACCAAATGCTTGGTCAAGTGCATAGTTCTCGTAAGAACTCAGCATAGCTAACTTATCGGCGACAAATGGTAAATCAAGTACGCTAATCATAGATCCCACACAGATTCAATGTTTACTAACTCTTCTACAACCTTAAACGCTTCACGCTTGTATCCGCGAAAGAGAATACGAATGAAGTCGTTAACATCAAACAACAAGCTAGAGCCTTCATAGATTGGAATCAGCGCATGATGAACGTCCGTATTAACGTTCGACAAGTGTTTGCAAACTTGCCAACCAAGAACACCAAACTGGCCTTCACCATAAGAATACCCAACACGAGTTACGTTATATCCGGCAGGGTCAGATATCTCAAAGTGATACTCATTCCTATAATACTGATCACCACTGTGATCATACAATACCTGAGACTCGAACCTAGCTAACCTAATCTTGTGCGTTGTAAATATCTTTCCATCTCCAGAAGTTGCAGTGATTCTAAACCAGCTTAAATCAAACCTATTTTGTTTCTCTAACCATTCATTCTCTTCTCTTACCAAAGCACTGAAAGAAGCAGCTGGATGATACGGCAAATCCTTTGCAGATAATACTACATCCTTGATACTCATAGATCCCACTCCAAGTTAGATGAAACAACCAAGCTAGGCAGAAAGCTATCAAATAGGATTTTGATCAAGTCAAGAACACAAATACAATGAGCTTCACCGCAAGATACCTTAGCCACTATATCCGTGGGCGATAATATAAACCCACCTAATCCAACTCTCTCCGCTGCATACCAACCCACATTACCCTGATAACGATGCTTAAGCTGAAGAGAGTAGCTACCTAACAAATCCGAGAACAAGTCAAATCTTACCGTCAGTACTTTACCCAACATGTATGTGTCTTCTACACTAAGAGTATGCACTTGAACACAAAACTGCTTATACACGTCCTCGTACAGTCCTTCAATTACATAGGTATTCCTCTCACATAGCTTTGCTTTATAGAGCGCGTCCATGCTAGCAATGTCTAAGTCTTTGAAACACATAAAGGGTGTATAGGGCAAGCTCCACACGTCAATAGCTTTGAATGACATCGTTGGGTAGTTGACCAGCTTCTCAGTAGACATCTAACCGTTATAGCACGCAGTAATACTGCTTCAAGCACTATCGAACGACACTAGCCAACTAGTGATCCCCGCTAGTTTGCGCATATGTGTGTCCAATCACGTGTAGGTAGGTATCAACTATGCGTATGTACCTATACCTAGAAAATTTTGTAATATATTTTCCAAGGACTAGGTATCAATGTCGAACTGCTGTATGCACCGTATCAAGTACGCCACCTTTCTAACTTGATACGAGTATCACATCGTAATACTTTCATGTCTAAAAAATTATTAAACAATCAAAAATAAGGA